TGTCACCCTGAGCCCCCGTGGCGCCCGTATCACCTTGGGCACCTGTAGCGCCCGTGTCACCCTGAGCCCCTGTGGCACCTGTGTCACCCTGGGCTCCTGTGGCTCCTGTGCCCCCTTGGGCTCCTGTGGCACCTGTGTCACCTTGAGCCCCTGTGGCGCCCGTATCACCTTGGGCACCTGTAGCGCCCGTGTCACCCTGAGCCCCTGTGGCACCTGTGTCACCCTGGGCTCCTGTGTTCCCTTGAGCCCCTGTAGCTCCTGTATCACCCTGAGCTCCTGTGACTCCTGTGTCACCCTGGGCTCCTGTGGCTCCTGTGTCACCCTGGGCTCCTGTGGCACCCGTGTCACCCTGAGAGCCAGTAGCACCCGTGTCACCCTGAGAGCCTGTAGCACCCGTGTCACCCTGAGAGCCAGTAGCACCCGTGTCACCCTGGGATCCAGTAGCACCCGTGTCACCCTGGAATCCAGTAGCACCCGTATCGCCTTGAGAACCAGTTGCACCCGTTGCTCCATTGGCAATCCAAGAAAAGGCCAATACATCGCCGTTCGTAAAGGAACCTGCCCCCTGTACATACGACACTGTAAATCCATAAAATGTCCCTCCGTTGCGAAATGTATCAGTAACTCGATAAATACCAACCGTGGAGTGTGTCTGAATTTGGAGATAGACGGGGTTGTTGTTCTGGATCATTAAATTTAGCCAAGTCGTATAGTCATTGCCGGCTTGATTTGTAAGACTTATAGCGAACCATTCAATATTAGTAATCGTTCCTGTGGTAGTGCCGCCATTCGGGTCACCGCTACCAGAATTAAAATTGCCAGTCCCTGGATTATTCCCATAACTTCCAGCTGCGCCTGAATTATATGCCCATTCGGAGATTATAGCACTCGAATATCCTTGAGAACCCGTGGCTCCTGTTTCCCCTTGGACGCCAGTGGCACCTGTCTCTCCTTGTGCACCTGTGTTGCCCGTGGCTCCTGTCTCACCTGCTGCACCAGTGTCACCTTGGGCGCCCGTGGCTCCTGTCTCTCCTTGTACCCCTGTGGCTCCTGTATTACCTTGTAAGCCAGTGGCTCCTGTCTCTCCTTGTAAGCCCGTGGCTCCTGTCTCTCCTTGTGATCCTGTGGCTCCTGTATTACCTTGTAAGCCAGTGGCTCCTGTCTCTCCCTGTAAGCCCGTGGCTCCTGTATCGCCTTGGGCTCCTGTAGATCCTGTGTCACCTTGGACACCTGTGGCTCCTGTACTAGTTGTGTCACCAGCTCTACCTTGGGGACCCGTGTAGCCAGTTGCTCCTGTATCACCAATGTCACCTTGTGCTCCCGTATCACCTTGCATTCCAGTGCATCCAGTGGATCCTGTCTCACCCTGTGATCCAGTAGCTCCTGTACTCGTTGTATCACCAGCTCTACCTTGGGGCCCCGTGTCGCCCTGTGATCCAGTGGTTCCTGTGGTTCCTGTGTCACCTTGTACTCCCGTGTATCCAGTGGCTCCCGTGTCACCCTGTGATCCAGTGGCTCCTGTACTGGTTGTATCACCCGGTCTACCCTGGGGACCCGTTGATCCAGTATCACCTTGTAGTCCAGTGACTCCTGTTTCACCTTGTGTTCCAGTGGCTCCAGTATACCCCTGTAGGCCAGTCGCACCAGTGTCGCCCTGCATGCCCGTATACCCTGTATAGCCCGTGGCTCCACGGAGACCTCCATAGGGCAACAAATTCCATCGTGTAACACCGTCGCCGATCTTGTAGAGATTCGTGCCCGTTTCCAAGGCCATCTCGCCATTTGCCAGAATGGGATTGCCTGCTGCTAACCATTCGGCGGCAGTTCCCCGCCGCAACTGGAGCTGAATAAACGGCATGTTTTCTATTAGTTAGAGGAAAATTAAAGGGATTTTTCACATTACTTATTCTTCAGAACAAGTAATGCGATACCACTAAGCGGTATGTATAGTGTGTGTAACTAGGATCATTGATTAGAACGGTAGAATAGGAGGCAATTGCATCGATTGCGTTCCCTGAATCGGCCAACCAGATCCGTCCTGACTTCCTTCAAAAAGAACTGAGAGATGTATTCGCCCCCTGTGTCTCATTTACTTACCGGTACTTTTTCTATTTGAACTGTTAAAGACTAATATAACCGTAATTGACTACTTGGGAAGTAACACTGTTGTTGGTGATACCAAATGTAAACCTATTTGTAGGTTGAGTACCAGCCGTAGCAGTGCTAATGTTATTAACAGTTCCGACAATCTGGGTAGGTATCGCTGTAAGTACTAGGGCATTGCCAGCTGCATAATACCAACCATAACTACTACCGACCACAGGTACATTATCATTTGTAATAACCACTGTCGCGGTGTATGTGACAATGCCACTAGGAATGTTTCCATTCACCCACAATGAGTAAGTCCCATTTAATGGTACTGTAAAACTTACTGTATTCGCTCCTGTTGCTAATGACCAACTACCAGTTGTTCTAGATGATCCAATAGAACCTGTAGGTCCAGTAACTGTAGATGCTGCACCCGTAGGGCCAGTAGCGCCTGTACCCGTGACCCCTGTGGCTCCTGTAAATCCTGTGCCACTAGAACCAGCTTCTCCTGTGGCTCCTGTAAATCCTGTGCCACTGGAACCCGCTTGTCCTGTGGCTCCCGTAAATCCTGTGGCTCCCGTAAAGCCTGTGCCACTCGAACCCGCTTGCCCTGTGGCTCCTGTATAGCCTGTGCCACTGGAACCCGCTTGCCCTGTGGCTCCCGTGGCTCCTATGTTCCCTGTTTGGCCGAATCCATTAACCGTGTAGATATTGCCATTTCCATCCGCCTTTATTGCACCATTGCCGATATAGATTGTTCCTGTATTGACGTAGAGGTGACGAAAAGGTGCGCCTGTGGAACCGAGGTCGTACGCGTTTGGAGTGTCAGGGATGAGGCTCTGCGTAATTATGCCACTGAAGGAGCCTATGGGTCCCGTGGATCCCGTCTCACCCTGTGCTCCCGTCAATCCAGTGTGTCCTGTATACCCAGTGGATCCCGTCTCACCCTGTGCTCCCGTCAATCCAGTGTGTCCTGTATCACCCTGTGATCCAGTGGCTCCTGTACTGGTTGTGTCACCCGGTCTACCTTGGGGTCCCGTTGATCCAGTGTACCCAGTGGTTCCTGTGTCACCTTGTGTTCCCGTATCACCTTGCACTCCAGTGTATCCCGTTAATCCAGTATACCCTGTGTCACCCTGTGATCCAGTGGCTCCTGTATTGGTTGTGTCACCCGGTCTACCTTGGGGACCCGTTGATCCAGTGTACCCAGTGGTTCCTGTGAAACCGGTGGATCCTTTAAGTCCTCCGTAGGGCAGATCGACCCATGCATCGGAACCATCGCCGATCTTAAACAGCCCTGTATCCGTCTCATATCCCATCTCACCAATCGCGAGTGTCGGATTTGCTTGTGTCCATATTGTGCCTGTGCCATGTCTCAGCTGAAGTGTAATAATGGTACCGTTGTACTGGCCGTTATTATCATAGGTGCCAATATCATAGGGACCTCCGCAATTAAAGGCGGGGCCATTCGAATAGATGGAGCTAGGGACACCGCCGTTAAAGATATAGGGACTGATGGCGCCCTGGAGGCCTGTAGATCCTGTATCACCGATTGAGCCAGTAGCACCTGTTTCTCCTGTGTTTCCCTGTATGCCTGTGGCACCTGTAGTTCCTGTGGCACCTGTTTCTCCTGCTGCACCTGTTTCTCCTGTGGCACCTGTTTCTCCTGTGTTTCCCTGCATACCTGTGGCACCTGTTTCTCCTGCTGCGCCTGTTTCTCCTGTGTTTCCCTGTATGCCTGTGGCACCTGTTTCTCCTGTGGCACCTGTTTCTCCTGCTGCGCCTGTTTCTCCTGTGTTTCCCTGTATGCCTGTGGCACCTGTTTCTCCTGCTGCACCTGTGGCACCTGTCTCTCCCTGTTGGCCAGTGACTCCCGTGGCGCCTGTAGTTCCTGTTGTTCCTGTTGATCCTGTTGTTCCTGTGGCACCTTGGGGACCCGATAGGATCACATTCGTATTCGTTAACCACGACACAGAGGTTAATAGATTCGTTGTCACCCAAGAGACAATAAATCCCGATGGATCTAATGCTGTAACGGTTACATATCCTGGATTTGTTATGATTCCTGGAGTTCCTGGAGTTCCTTGGAGTGTCCATTGCCCTGGATTGAATTGGGGTGCCGTGGCCGTATTGGAGTTAATCGAGCCAATCCACTTATAAAAACTCCCGTTCGAAGTAACGACTGCAATGTATTGACCTGCGGAGGTATAGATTGAATTAACATTCCATGGCAACACATGATACCAATTACCACTATCTCCTGCTGGACTATACCCTGAATTTGTGCCGTTCGTCCCTTGGAAATTATAATATCCACCCATATCCGTCACAATATCTTCTTGTTGGTACACCGTTGGAACAGGACTCCAGCCTGAGACATCCGGTAGAATTCCTGGTAGAACCGCCCTATCCACATACAACTGAGCACCAATAGATACATAGTGCGCTTGTCCTGATAAATCAACTTGCATCAATTGTGTTCCAGTGATATCCACTTCGCCAGATACACCAGGTGAAAAGATGACATAGGAACCATTAGCTCCCGTTTGACCCGTTGATCCAGTTGATCCTGTTGTTCCTGTTTGACCTGTTGATCCTGTTGATCCTGTTGTTCCTGTTGATCCTGTTTCTCCAGTAGTTCCAGTTGATCCTGTGACTCCTGTTTGCCCTGTGCTTCCTGTAACTCCTGTGGATCCAGTGACTCCTGTAACTCCTGTGGATCCAGTGACTCCTGTATCACCAGTGGCTCCTGTGGATCCTGTTTGCCCTGTAGAGCCAGCGGGACCCGCTAATATCACTTCTGTCGCAGTTGACCATATGACAGGACTATAGAGATTCGATGCACTTGCCCTAACAATAAAGCCAGTTGGATCAACGCTTATAACGGTTACATACCCTGAAATGGTATTGCCTCCCAGAACAAGAGACCAGGGACTGGTAGGAGGCGTTGGAGTGGGAATGGTTCCATTTGCGCCCCTCCAGACATAATAAGAACCACCGTATTCGGCAACCGTTAGAGACGAATAGCTGAGATCGACTGCCCATGGAAGTACAATACTCCAACGAATAGGGTCTATGTGCGGTGCACTTCCTGAGTTAGAAGGTCCCGGTTCCAGAAAACTGTAATAGTTGCCTACATCCGATACAATATTCGTCTGGACATATCGTCCAGGTCCCGTCTGCCAGGGAAATATCACCACAGAGGTGTTCTTGACATAGAGTTGGGCACCCCCTGATACATACTGTGCCTGCCCTGTAAGATCGGCTTCTAACAATTGTGTACTTGTAGATGTCACGGAACTGGAATTAAGAGGGTTGAATATGACATAGGATCCTGCCTGGCCAGTAGATCCCTGTTGGCCAGTAGATCCTGTACTTCCTGTAGATCCAGTGAATCCTGTGCTTCCTGTTGAGCCTGTTACTCCTGTGACTCCTGTGTAACCTGTAGATCCAGTGGATCCAGTTACTCCCGTGAATCCAGTGCTTCCTGTAACTCCCGTAGATCCTGTGGCTCCTGTTCGTCCCGTAGCACCATTCAAGCTCACGCCTGACCCCCATGTACTCGAAAAGGGAGAATTCGTACTGTAGACATTTCCAATATTGGATGCAACAAGTCCATTCGGACTGGAATCCGTCAAAAAGGTGGTCGGTGATGTAGTGAGCAAGAGCAGGGCGGTCGACGGAAGGACGGAAAGGGGTTGGGTGGCCACTGTGTAGGACGCGCCCGAGTACAGAGCCGCATTCAAAGAGACACGGAAGTTGGTGATCTGGCCATAGAACGGCGTACCATTTCCGTTACTCGGTGCACCAATTGTAAAATTATCGGTCGAATTTTGAATATTCAGTGCACCAATAGTCTGTGTAACAATCCGTGTACCATTCATGTATAAGGAGAGGTTGTTGCCGCTGTCGCGCACGAGAGCAAAGCTCGTCCATGTAGTATAGACTTGCGTATAGTTTGCAATCAATTGTGTGGGAGCTAAGGGGAAATTAACATTGATGTAGATTTGAGTATTTGTACTCCCGTTCCATCCCTCGAACCCCATGGAGAGTGATTCATTTGGATTACTACCCAACGAAAAGATACGCGTCCCCGAGTTCGTGTAGTCGCCGCTCAAATAGTACCAGCCTTCGATGGTAAAGGGCTGCGTGCCGAAGGTCAGCGCATTCAGTGGATAATAGACGCGGTGTAAGTTTGTACCACTCTGACCACTTGAACCAAAGTCAATGGATCCAATGCCGTCATTGAGCTTGGGACCATACAGGGTCACACCTGAAAGATCGAAATAGTAGTCACCGATCTTGCCAACGGTGGAGCTGGGACCCGTGGAACCAGATAGAATCAAGGTGCCTGTGGCTCCTTGAAGGCCTTGACTGCCTGTAGATCCTGTGACCCCTGTCTGACCTGTGACTCCTTGACTGCCTGTCTGACCTGTAGATCCTGTCTGGCCTGTAGATCCTGTCTGGCCTGTAGATCCTGTCTGGCCTGTGGCTCCTGTCTGGCCTGTGGCTCCTTGACTACCTGTCTGGCCTGTAGATCCTGTCTGGCCTGTGGCTCCTTGACTACCTGTCTGGCCTGTAAATCCTGTGTAGCCAGTAGATCCTGTATAACCAGTACCCCCTCCTCCTGACCCAGGGGGCTGCTGAAAGATGAAGCGAGCAAGAACCGAATCGACCCATACAGAATTTAAAATATCATTGGCCTGTGTTAAGACGGAAAGGGATGCTTGGCTTAATTCGAAGACATAGCCGTTCTGATTGTAGATAGGGCTTCCAGTTCCCGCTGGATCCATGCTGGCATTGAACCCACTCACATCTTCCAGAATCACAGTACAGATATATTGACTACTCGGTGTTACACTTGCAATTCGAAAGGCATATCCATCGGGGCCATTAAACGCCCACATGCCTGTCACAATGGTCGTACAGTCATACTGACCACCGTTATACCCCTGAGGCCCATTCGGAAGTGTAAAGGTCGCATTAAACAGATTGGACGATCCAATCTGGGACACCGAATTGAAGGTGACCTCCAAACAGAGCGGAGGGGTCAACGGCATAATTCTGTTAATACGATCTAGTATAAATTACTGTTAAAACTCGAATAACACCCTGGCCAGGGTGTTATTCGAGTTTTAACGATAATTAGATTCCTAACGATAATCCGTACCTCTTAGTTCATAACTTGAAAAAGAATATAGAGTGCATATCCAGCGCCACTATTATCATTGGTGCCTGGAAACAAGCCACTTGTTATATTGGAAACACTGAGCGTTGCCAGATTTGCAGACACTGTGATATAGCCAAAGGAGCTCGGCGCACCAAACTGTCGCTGAACATCTACATAGCCCACTGTTCCGTTATAAATATACCCCGTAATATTAAAAATAGGGAGTTGATTTGTCGCTGCATAATGGGAATCGAGCGTAATTTGAAAGGAACTACTTGCATTTAGAGGGGCTGCGCCCGGCCCCGCATAGACACCAAAGGAAGCGGGAAGGGTGGAGACAACGGAGGCTTGGGTAAAATTAAAATTGCTAGAGGCTGTTTTAATACTTAGGACACCCGTCTGACTTCCAAAAGGCCCCGTGGAGCCAGTGGGACCCGTTGCACCCGTTAGACCCGTAGGCCCCGTAACTCCTGTGGAGCCCTGAGAGCCAGTGGGACCTGTCGATCCTGTAGATCCCGTTGACCCCGTGACCCCTGTTGGGCCCGTGGCTCCTGTAGCGCCAATTGCACCTGTGGCACCTGTATCTCCTTTTGATCCTGGAGATCCCTGCGTTCCTGTAGGCCCCGTAGACCCTGTCGATCCGGTCGCTCCCGTTCCACCTATTGAGCCCTGGGCGCCTGTAACACCGGCCGATCCTGCCGACCCCGTTGGGCCTGTAAATCCTGTGGCGCCCGTAGATCCCGAGCCGCCCGTGCCAATCCCTGTGGGGCCCTGAGGCCCCTGAGCTCCCTGAGCTCCTTGGGGGCCGGTTGCCCCCCCTCCACCGCCGCATCCATCTCCGCAGCCATTTCCGCAATTGCACATGATGGCCTCTATTACTTTTCCATCGGGTTTTAAATCGTAGCGTTAAGAATATAATTACGCCCCAGCCGTAGGAGGGGCGTAATTATATTCTTTACACTAGTGCTTAGTATAAATGTACGCCCCCTACAATTTGTAGGGGGCGTAATTTATACTAAGCGGTACCGTTTAGTTCAGAATCTGCACATAGAGATAGAGAGCGTATCCGTAGGGATCATTGTCAGTCGCAGGAAATGAGTTCAGAGGACTCTGATTGGTTATACCCTGGATTGTCATTGTGAAAGGAGATCCTGAAAGCGTTATTTGAGCAGCCGCCCCTGTAGTCGGAATACCGAATTGCTGTTGCACATTTATATATTTATAGACAATGCCGTTGTATTGATATACATACCCTGTAAAAAATAGCAGTGGTAAATGGGTACTTGTATACGAGGCTGTTAACTGAATGCTGCAAGAACTTGAATCATCCGATCCTGAAAGAAGGGTTCCAAATGCAGAGGGAAGCGTGGAGGTTGCTGAAGCAAAATTAAAGTTTTGATGTGTTCCGATCGGAACACGAATAGAACCAAAAAGGCCGCCTGTAGGCACAACCCCCGTTGTTCCTATTGAACCTATTGCCGCAGACCCATAGACTCCCTGAAGTCCCTGAATGCCTGTGGGACCCCTGACGCCTGTAGCGCCTCTTGATCCTGCAATTCCTGGCGCGCCAGGAATTGTTCCTGGAGCGCCCGATGACCCCTGAGTTCCAGGATCCCCCGTCACCCTTGTTCCAGTGGGCCCTACAGATCCTATGGAACCCAGGGAACCTGTAGATCCATCGGAACCCTGGAACCCTTGTATTCCTGTGGGCCCTGCACTTCCCGTGGAGCCATTGGGCCCTGAAGTCCCCGTGGGCCCCGTGGATCCCAGCCCCCCTATTCCGATAGGGCCCTGAATGCCGGTTGGCCCCGTGATTCCCGTGGGCCCTGTGGGGCCAGCAGATTGAGTTGGACAGGGGGCTTTACAATATCCCAGCTGTAACATAGCCGCCGTATACGCTCGCGTATCACTTGTTAGTCGTTGTAGAATTTTAAGGCGCGTTAAGGCACCTGCGTCCATCCCTGTTTTATAGACATATTTAATTAGCCTATGAAGAGGATGAATAATTATTATTCCCTATACAGACTACGGTGGTACTGATAGGGGTTGGAATGAGTGTCGATGAATGAACGCCTGTATCGTAGGGATAGAGGAGTCTGTGTCCCGCTCCTGTCGTATTTCGTGCCACAAAGGTAAACGTCATACCAGGAATTTGGGAATAGGGCAGAGAAGTTACAAGATTTACAGACATATCGATCAAGGCAGCTGATCCGTCTATAATATACATAGTGGGTTGGATCGGCATATTCAGATTGATCAGATTGTGTGAGAGATCCCAGTATCCAGGAGCGGTTGCAACAAGCCCATTATTATAGGGCACTGACTGATAGGTGATGCGTTCTACATCGATATGATAATTGAGATTTCCAACGATTCGTGCTGCACCTGAAACATCGAGTGCACCTGAAATATCCAAGTTGTTTCTTATAGCAACACTGCCCGAAACATCCAAGTTGTTTCTTACATGAATGTTGCCTGACACGTCCAAGTTGTTGTAGAGGCTTACATTCCCATGTAAAAGGCTTGTCCCTGACACATCCAAGTTGTTAGATAGGGTCACATTCCCATGTAAAAGGCTTGTTCCTGACACATCCAAGTTGTTGTGAAGGCTCGCAGCCCCTTTTAAAAGGCTTGTTCCTGACACATCCAAGTTGTTGTAGAGGCTTACATTCCCGTGTAGAATGCTTGTTCCTGACACGTCCAAGTTGTTGTGAAGGCTCGCAGCCCCTTTTAAAAGGCTTGTTCCAACAACATTCAAGTTGTTATTTAGAGTCACATTCCCGCGTAGAATACTTGTTCCTGACACATCCAAATTGTTGGATAGAGTCACATTCCCATATAAAAGACTTGTTCCTGACACATCCAAGTTATTAAACAAATTCACATTGCCTTCTAGAATACTTGTTCCTTGTACATCTAAAGTACTGGTCATAGTCACAGCACCCTGCATTTCACTCGTGTTATGGAGCGTTGTAATACCATATACATCGAGTGTTCCATTCAGCGTAGAGGCGCCCGAGACGACTAAACTTGTATTTGTTGCGGCACCACCCGAGGATCCGCCCGCAGGCGTAAAGGTTCCTTGTACAGTTAAGTCACCTGTAAATATCGATGTAACACCTGATCCGTCCACTCTCAATAGGGATGGATCAATAGCAGACCCAATTGTCACATCTCCATGAAGCCCTGACGTACCATTTACATAGAGAGAAACGGCCGGCAAACCAAATGAACTCGGATGTCCTACAATTAATTTTTTATTAATAAACATATCCGTTCCCGTTTCAAAGGTTCCTTTCACATAGAGGGAGTTTGGAAATGAGGATAGGGAAGAGGGAATTGGCGCGCCAATTCCTACATTTGCACCAAAGAACGTATTGCCACTAATATCGGCTGTACCGGCCGCTCTAAAATTACTTGTCATAACTGTATTTGATACATTGACTGTTCCAAGAACATCCAACGCATAACTACTGGATGCCTTACCAATTCCCACATTCCCTGTCAACTGAGAGGTGGTGTTTACAAGAAGGCTTGATCCAATATTGGCATCTAGAACTGTCTCTAGCCGATTCCCTTTCAGAAGAGCACTTGCTGTTATATTCGAACTGTTTATGTTCGTCAAGCAGTCGACATCCTGTTCAAAGAAGGATTTCCCTGATACATCAAAGACGTACCCCGATGCGACAGTTGTTCCTATTCCAAGTCTGGATACTTTTACAGCACTGATATCTACTGCGCCGCTTATATTCACATCTCCTGCAATTGTTAAGGCATAGTTGGTGTTTGCAGCGGCGCCAATGCCTACACTTCCATAGACATCCATTGTATATCCGGGTTGCTGATTCGTATTAAAGGTCACATTCGAACTAGTGAATACAGTATCTCCAAGATTGCCATTGGGGAAGGCAATCGTAAATGTGGGCGTATTCACGCCTTCGATGGATGCCTTGGCAGTTACTGCCGAGGTGGGATCATAGATCTCATAGGGATAGATGGACTGCCCTTGAAACTGAAAGGTGCTGTTGGGCAAAAGGGCGGGCGGCAATCCCCCTGTATTCATATTTCCGGCCACCTGAATCGTTTTTCCTGTCGTGGCCGGCTGAATTACATTGACACTGATAGTGGTTGTGAATGCATTTCCTCGTACCTGATTTGGCGAAAGGGGCATCACCGTAAACGGATTAATATTGTTGGACATGAGCACATCGTCCGTGCCGCTCAATGCCCCTGTCACTCCCACCTGTTTCACCTCTTTTTTAATGCCCTTCTGTTTATCTGTTTCTATTTCAACTCTGCCATTTCGCTCAGAGTCCATTATACTTACTGGTAATTCACAAATGAAACACAGCCCTTAAGCGCAATGCGCGGATTCTATGCTGCACTATCTCCGCGCCACTAATAGTCTGCATGTCTGCCACACCGGTCTATTATAGACCGTTTGTAGATGAACCGGTAGATAATTCGGATACGGACAGTGACAGTGATGAGTCCTCCAATGGATTCAATGACAATTCGGTTCGAGGACTTGATGATCCACGGTATGCCATTGTTCGGGCGGCGGGGCCCTCCCTCGACACCCCTGTGCAGCAGCTCTTCTATCAATCCTTTAAAAAACCCATGGGATACGACTATACTGCAACGGACGGCGCTGCCAACAGTTTAATGAATTTCTATCCATCCTCTCCGCCCACGCAGACCGTACAAACGACACTTCTCAGTATTAGCAGTACAAATCGCGATTCAAGAGTCTACCCCCTCTCTACCTATTTTTCCTTGAAAACGCCCCGTGTCTATAAGAATATTGTACAGATACAGTTTGTCCAGATCAATTTTCCCTACTTTCTCAATTCACTTACGGATATGTCAGGTATTAATAGCGAAGTTGCAGAGTACGCCTCCGCTCAGAGCGGATTTAATTTTAACGATTGCTATGCCTGTCTGGGAAATACAAAGCACCTTTTGAGTGGTGCGGTGGGATCTCTGCGGGGCGGCAGTTTCTCCGAACAGGGGCGCACAAATCCCACCGCCCCTTCGAAGCCGCTCCTTCACACCTTTCAGTTGTCAGGCGGCACGTACGACAAATCGGATCTTGCCAATGCCATGAATCAACAGCTCAATACAACGCCCCCCTTTAATCTCATCACCTATGCTGAACATCGACAGCTCTTCCAAACCACGAAACAGATCGATCATCTCTTTAATGATCCTGGAATCTATTACTATAGCCCTCCGACACGATCCTTTCTGAATCGTGCAAATAAGGGTCAGGTGGTACAGGACTATCTGCCTTCGGCCGCCACTACAAGCGGTATTCCTACCGAACGCGAGACCTTTGTGGCCTATTTCTTCCCCGTTCTTCGCGCAGCTCTCTATACGGACTATGATGCCAAATTCCTTGATCTAACGGGCACGTCTCTACCAGAACTCCAGCAGCGCGCCCTTACCAGTTTCGAGGGGCTGAACAGTGATTACTATTACCAAGTGCTCTATACAAATGTCTCGCTGCTTCAGCAGTTGAGGCGCGTAAACACCTTCGAATATGCGCCCATCAACACCTATCAGTGGTCTTATAATCCATCCAAACACTCTATTTCTGTTGTGCATACCGATCTGCATCCCACGATTCAAAAGGATATTCGGGCGGCGAGTAATCGCCATTTTCAACAAGCCTTGCAAGCGCGAGGCTATACGCTCAATCAGTATAGCCAATTGCAGACTCAGCAGAATGCAAAGATTCTTACTGTGAATACGTTGGCGGATCAGGTGAACCGAGCCCTTGTTGAAGTGGGCGTTCCGTATAATACCTATTCAGCCGCTACGCTTGCGAATCCCCAAACAGTGATTCAGACGCAGCCCAAACGGGAGCTAACACCGGGTCAAACGACGAATAGTGATGAGAGTCTCTTTGCGCTGACGCGGGAACCCATTTCTTTAAGTACTCCTTCTGTGCGCTCCTTCCCCGCCACCTTTGGCTCCATCACGCTGGAGCAGCTCGCCTTCGATACCTCCTGTGCTGCCACGTCCACACGAAGTTTCACGCAGCCCTATGCCGCGCATCTGAGCGTCCTGAATCAGTCGCAGCCCTTTGCTACCCTCTATTCGTCGTTTGTTCAAGAGTATACGGCTCATACAGCGCTCACGGATACAATTCGATCTGTTACGACCAGTGCATCCACTGCCACCAAGGACTATGTGACTAGCAAATACGGCACTGTCTTCCCTCCCTCCTTGTTAATGGGGACGGCCTATCTTGGCAACAAAGGAACGGGGGGCGTGACGTTCTATAATGATCGCTCCATTCACTATGCCTCGTCACCCTCTGAAACAGATGAGCGCTCGATTCTCCCAATCAATAGTGATTCGTCGGGCTGTTGCCAGGTTGTGAATGCCGATTTGACCAATTTCTATAGCTGCCTTCCTGCTGAATATGTCAGCAATACAACCTTTTACCAGCTCTTTGGTACTGCGATTCCGAACAACATTCTGAATATCTATGTTACGGAGGGACTTGTTACGTCTCCCTCCACCAATAATATCTATTTGCAACTCAATACGGAACAGCCACTCAATAATATGGATATAGTGGGCAATGAGAATTATGCAATTTCGAATGAATCCACGGGCGAATGTAAGAAGGTGTTCGGCAAACTCCTGACCCAGGGCTCTGTTTCGTCTACGCCGCCCCAGTACACACAGACAATTGTACAAGTTCCGGCGAAGTTCTCTACAACCTCACCTCTTGCAAGTTTGGATCATTTTACATTCAATTTCTTTCTGGACACCATGGTGCCGTTGAGCAAACTCTATCCATTTGTGCCGAATGATATTACTACGAACTGGAATGCTATTATTCAGATCGATGAACTGGTGGGTTCTATGTCATAGTGGGTTCTATGACATAGTGGGTTCTATGACAGCTTAAAATTATTGTGATATCTACTAATATCACACTGAAATCCGCATTGTTTGTCAGTCGCTCCTCGCTCTTGAAGCAAGTCGCTCTTTGGCGGCAGCATCTGCCCTTGGTGCAGCCCTTCTACGCCGTCAAATCGAACCCCAGTCCCGTTCTACTGAAATGGATGCGCCCCCTTGGTCTGAAGGTGGATTGTGCAAGCCCCGGCGAGATGCGCGGCGTTCTGGACGCCGGCTTTAAGCCCTCGGATATCTTGTATGCGAACACCATGAAGGCGCCTACAGACTTACGGGATGCATTTGCACTCGGTGTTCGCCAAACGACAACAGACTCCGTGGAAGGGGTGGAGCAATTGGCCAATGAGAAAACGGACTGTTCGGTACTTGTACGGTTGGCAGTGGATGATCGGGGTGCTCGCAGCCCCTTTTCCATCAAGTTTGGAGCGACTCAGGAGGAATGGAAAGGGATTATGGAGGCCATTCGCAGCACAGGGTTGACGTTTGGCGGCCTCTCCTTTCATGTGGGATCGAATTCTACGGATCCTATGGCCTTTCCAAATGCCATTCGCTTATGCCGACTCTTTCAAGAACGAATAGGGTGTGACGTGCCTCTAGTGGACATCGGCGGGGGATTCTTGCCCTCAGAATCGACCTTTCAGCGGACGGCGGCGGCCATTCGGCAAGAGATGGAGGACTGGCCTGGAACCCAATGGATTGCCGAGCCAGGACGGTTCTTCTCGGCACCCGTGCAGATGATGTTGTGCCCGATTGTCTTCAAAAAGGTTTCGAAGGATCGGATTCGGTATCTCCTGGACGACTCCGTCTATGGCCAGTTCTCTTCCATCGTCTTTGACCATGCGAAGCCCGCCTGGCGTGTTCTCGGATCCAACGGGGCTTGTACGGGAAAGCAGGCGCTGTTCTTCGGAAAGACCTGTGATTCCTTGGATCTTATTGCATCGGAAGAGAATGCAGCCGAATACCAGGTGGGGGATGTCTTTGTCATTCCGAACATGGGCGCCTATACAAGTGCGTCGGCGACGACCTTCAATGGATTTCCGGTGCCCCCCACCTATTCTCTGGAGGATGAGCGGTTCTGTACTACAAAGAATGCATTGGAGGTGCTGTTTGAGGAAGTGCCCGTGACAACCCGTGTGAGTTTCCCGATTGAGACAAAAAGTAATATTAGCCTATCCCTGTAGAGACGATGAGCCGACTTCAGGTAGGTATCCCGTATCAGGCAGACGAACGGCCTCGGGAGTTTCCGTTCCAGGCGGCCGGTTCTGCGCAAAAACTCTTCCCCCCCGTCTGTTTGACCAGTCACTGGGATCCCACGGCCATGCTTCGGTATATTTTACCCAGTCAGCAGGTCGAGTTGCCCATGGATTTCCGTCCCTATGTCCGCATCTGCAAGGACTATGTGACCTCGGCGCCCGCTGTGATGGCTCCACTGCCTCCGAAGGACATGGTCTTCCCTAAGGGCGGTGAATTCTATCCGCCCGGCCGTTATTCAGCCGCGATTAACAATGAATCCAAGCTCTTCTATCTCGATCGCACTCTGGATCGCTGGTGCCAGACGAAGGAGTTTGTGCCCAGGCGGGACAGCGATATGTATGTCCCTAATTCGACGGTTGTCCGTCGGCAGCAGTCGACGTCCGATTTTGTGCAGGAACTCGCCATGCCCCAGGCGGTTCTTCGTGAAGATGGCTATACCTGCCGCACAGAGAACGATATTGGGAATTGGAATCGTAGCCCCCGCCTCTTCAACAATCCGACGAAACAGGATCGCTATGGTGCGAAGACCTTTTCGGCATTGCCCGGCGGATCTCTGACGTTCCCTCACGGCGGCGTCGAGAAGGTGCCGTTGACACGTCAGGCCGCGGTAGGCGCTCAAATTACCGGCTCCATGCGCGAGTTCGGTGCCGATGGAGCCGGTATTCCGACGGTCGATGCATCAGGCTGCATGGTGGATGCCTCTGGCAATCGTATCAAAGATGTTTCTGGCAACCCAGTCATAGACCCCAGTCAGTACAGGGGCGGCCTCGGCGCCATCGGCATTCCTGGGGGCGCCGTTCCCGTTCATATCCGACCGGTTCGATCTGTGCGTCCTGATCCCGTGGAGCGTGAATACCCGATTCGTATTGCAGGAATTACGCAGGAGAGTATCAGCAGCTATGCACCGGCTTAAACCCAGAGTGTTCCTTAGGAAGCAATGGATATATCAGGTCTGACCGCAATTATTCTTCAAGAATATACATCGTATCCAGGGATCTTCTTCGAAAACCACGTATATGGGTGCTTGACACTGTTGGAAGAGCGACTGGCCGATTCGTCGAATGTAGATGTCTCGGCGCAATGGCAACAGATCGGTGCCGAGTACGGTTTTTTCAGAGACCCGTTGTGCATCTATGAGGGCTCTCCAGCCTATCGAAGTGCATGGCAGATCCTTCTAGGAATGGACGGCAGTGCACAGTTTGTGGATGACTTAGAGGATGCTGTGATTGAGGCCTTGGATGCCTCCACCTTCTTTTCGTATGGCGTTGACCATGGAGACTTGTCTCCCGAACTGGCGGAAGCCGCTCTAAAAGCTATGAAACCTGCCAAACGGCTTCTCTCCAAATCACGAAAGGGGGTTCGGGTCGCCACGCCCCCCAAAGTGAAGGGAGCCCGCTTCATAAAGACGCGCCGACAGAAAGTGGTTGTTACACAGGGATAGGTCTATACCGCCACGAGTGAATGGCTCTCCTTATAATATGACAACTGTTCGGAAATATAGGCATTCCGAATGTCAGGGAGTGACAAGACCTGGCCGCAGAAGATGCTGTCCTCTCTCCGTTCATAAGACCTCTCTTCATTGAACTGCACGCGGTTCAGAACAGGTCGACGTACCGTGACCTGCGAATGATGGATGGGGGCATCTGTCTGTATCTTTAAGATCGCGCAGCCGCTCGGGGCTTTTGCCAGCTGATCGTAGATAATATTGGCTGTTTCATAGAGTTCAAATTGTTTTACCTCATTCAGGGTATAATTATGTAAAACAATGTCGGCGCCCTTGTTGAGCGCCAGCTCGATAAACTCTAGGCGTTGGGGATGCATGAGATCATCGGCATCGAAGAAACTGATAGCGTCCATGTCGGCAAATCGCTTGAACGCGAGGTTGCGATTCTCGGCGGTATTCTTGCGCCCCTCAAAAAGGGACAATTGAATGGGGAAACTATAGCCCTTCAGTTCTGGGAATTCGATTGCCTTTGTGGACGAACAGCTGATCGAAACGGCATCGGGCAACCGCGTCTGTGCTTCGATTGTTTTGAGAAGGGTCAGGAGTTGGGATATATGCTTGTTAAAGCAGGGAATGGCAATACCGATTCGCATCCTATTGGTGTTCTTGGATTCATTCTTAAGTTCGGATCATCGGATCATCGGATCATCGGATATTTCAAGAAATGAAACTCTGAGGCCGGCGGCCTCTCCCTGTAATTCAATTCGCACCAGCCGAAGAGATACTTGCCCTCGGCTGTTCTCTGAGGGAACGGTTTCCACACCCTGTGCTTCACGGTAAAGAGCAGATTCATGATCCCCATTTCATTCGTAAGACTGATAGGGTACTGGTTCATAGCCGCAACTAGCTGTGTCTGATCACACACGTCGATGAGCGCTGTGTCAAAGACAAAGATGCAGTTCAAGAAATAGCGTTCGGAGGCCAGATCATTTCCAAAGGCCGTGAGAAGGGCATGGGTGACAGGGGGGTTGGCCACCAGATCGAGCTGGCAGCCCAGTCGATTCCCGTTATCATAGGGATCCGAGTCGTCGGGAGCCAGAATCGCGTTCTCGTACGGCAGTTCCAGAAGGGGTGCAACGGCATTGAAGACACGGAGTCCCGCATCCAGAAAGCAGATCCGTTTCCAAGTCTTGAAAAAAGGGTGGAAGACCTGCAGCTTGTCCCACTGGGTCAGCTTGCCAAAATGGCGATTGTCCGCCATGGCCTTAATGGGGTTCTCTTTAAGTGCCCGGACGAGGTCGTCCGTCTTTAGATGCTCTACGCGCTTCACAAGGACACGGAAAGGGGTCAGGGTCTCTGGAGGCGGTTCGAAGTCCACGGCAATAAGGATGAGATCACCCTGCCACTGTCCGTTCGTTCTCAGGTCTTGGATCGTTCTCAGGGCTCTCGGAAAGTAATTATGGTCGCACAGGGTCACGAAGGCGGTTGCCATTCCTGCTGCGAATAGTGTTCGCAACTTAAGCTGCTTCCGATCTGTAGAGACTACATGTCGCTGACACTCGTCACAGCGATGTTGAAGATCTACGACATTGAGTACAATGAAAAACGGAATGGCAAGTGTTTGGAAGATCGCCTCAACCATTTCCAGAGTCTGGTGGAAACGGGACTCCCTTTGGTGATCTACGTGAGTGAGATCTACAGAGGGGCTGTTGAAGAACGGTGCAGAGGGTTTGATCAGGTGCGGCTCGTCGTGATCGAGTTGGCCGACACCTGGACGTACAAGGAGGTCGTGAAGTGGAAGGAGACCATTCCTGCCCATCGGAATGTGGCCAAGGATACCTTCGAGTTCTTGACGTTGATGACGGCCAAGGCCGAGTTCATGTCCCAAACAGTTGAGTCCAATCCCTTTCAGTCAGACAAGTTCGCCTGGGTCGATTTCAATGTCTTTCATGTACTGTTCAACGGGTTCACGAGCCAAGAGGTACTGAAAGGGATGCGATCAGCTCAGCTCAAGCCAGAACACACCTTTCTCGTTCCTGGATGCTGGGACAAGGGACGAGGACTCGATCGGAACTCCATTCACTGGCGGTTCTGTGGGGGATTCTTTCTGGCCACGGCGCAAGGGATCCAGGAGTTCTTTGCACTTCATCAGAAGCACCTCGGATCGGCCTTTGACGGAATGACCTGGGAGGTCAACTTCTGGGCATGGCTCGAACTGAACGCTGGCTGGCAGCCCTCCTGGTTCAAAGCAGGGCACGATTCGACGTTGATCGAGATCCCCCAGGCGTTCTTTAGTTGTACACAGCCAGGACAATGGCTAACCAAGGTGGACGGAGTCCAAGCAGGCACCTATGACTATCCTGTTCTTCAGAACTACCATCCCACCTCTTCGTCGTATGTGGAGTTTCAAGGAGTTCCGTATCTGAATGTACGCTATGTGAACTATCTGCTGACGCCCCCAGGCCTCTATATTATTCACGATCCTTCGATGCATTTAAGAACAGAGAATCTCTTGACAACTCTGAGTGAGGATCGCCTAACACGCCAAGACGGACACTTTCTAAAGACAGTAACCTCCCTGCCCACCTTTGACGATTCCATCCGAGGTCTCGAAGACATTCGTCTCTACACAATTGCAGATGGTCTACGATTCATTGCAACCCAACGGCAATACTCGCCCAGTCAGCAGAACAGAATGGTCATGGGATCAGTGGATCTATCTGAGAACACATTGACCGATCTTGTTCTTGTAGAACCACCGCAACCGACGGGTTGTGAAAAGAACTGGATTCCCTTGGTACACCAGGGCTCAGAACACTTCATCTATCAGTGGTTTCCTTATCAGGTTGGCGTTCAGGAGAATGGACAACTCCGAATTGTTATCGAGAAGGGCATGCCCAATCTCTTCAATCGAATCCGAGGCTCTACGACCTTTGTGGAGGACGGGTCTGGACTGATAGGAGTGGTGCATTACTCGGAGGATCGCAGTCCTCGCCACTATTATCACATGCTTGTACGGTTGGACAAAGAGACACTGCTGCCTACAGAACGGTCTCAGCCCTTTGTCTTTGGCCGCCTCGGGGTCGAGTTCTGCATTGGAATGGCCAGCCGTGCTGGCAAATTTCAGTTCTGGTATTCCCAGCATGATCGGGATCCCGTCTGGCTTCTTGTACCCAGAACGGCCTTCTCCTTTGTGCGGGTTGCGTGAGGTTCCGAGAATGCGACGAGTCTGTAGGGTCGAGTCATGCTCGAATGGATTCTTATCGCACTGCTCGGCTTTGCGATTCTGGTCTTTTTTCATAATCAGGGTGCCTGTGAATTTAAAATTAATCAGATCGAATGGACGGAAAAGGGCAAGATCGGATCGCTGGCCAATGAACGCATTCCGCTTGTTCTCAGAGGAGTACCGCCGGTCGCCTTCTGGTCACAACAAGACTGTATGATGCGCCCCTGTTACAGTACGGTTCCCGTCTTTGCAGACAAGGGACTCGGATTGTGGCTCGTAGAAACCAACAGTTCTACGGTGTGCCCTTGGAGCTTCGAGCATGCCAGGCTTCTCGGACAGCTCTCGGGACTCCAGATCTGGACGGAAAAGGAACTCAATCCCGTTCTGCACACGAACTGGTTCCTGCCCTTCTGGTATACGCCCGAGGTCAGTTGCTGGGCGGGCAGCAAAGGGCTCTGGCAGCTGGGGGCTCGGTGGACAGCCCTCTTTGTCACGGAAGGCGCCCTTCAGATCAGTATTCTGCCAGGGACATCGAAGAAGGTGCTCCCGCCCCTATGGAAACAAGGGACTATGCATCCCAATCAACTCACCGTCTACGACACCCCCTTTGTGGCCGATCTGAAATTTATGGACATCGTGTTGCGCCCCGGCCACCTCCTGCTCATGCCGAACCACTGGCTCCTGAGTTGGCAGAGTCTGGAAGGATCGGACTTGTGTCCCATGGTTTGCTGCATCGAATACCACACCCCTGTCAGTCGGTTTGTCAGAGTGTAGGAATCTAAGGAGAATCTTGACCTATAGTATAGAATGTCTGAATCGGTTGGCTCTGATTCCGAGGTCGATTCTCTGTTTACGGAGATCGAGTCCGAATACAAGACACTGATTGCCGCTCTGGATACGGCCATCAAGGGTCTTAAGTCGCTGAATAAAAAGGTGAAGAAGGAGGAAGTGGTGGTCAAGGGAAAGAAGCTGACGGATGTCCTGGATCACGCCGTCGGTGTCGCAAAGAAGAGTAAGAAGAGCTATGGATCGGTGGTTCTGGAAGAGCTCAACTAAAAATGGAATTTGTGTTTTATTACTAGATGGCATTACCAGAACCGGGTAAATATACTGTTACTAGACAGGGTGGTATAACATTAACTTATACAGATTTTGATGCTGAAGAGATGGCGTATGATGTAAATATTCATATTCCAAATGGTCAATCAATCGAGGTACCGCTTAGTATAAAATTAAGCCCCCACCCAATATGGGTGGGGGCTTAATTTTATACTAGCACTAGTGTTAAGATTCGAATTCGCCTCCTCCGTCGGAGGAGGCGTAATTAGATTCTTAACGGTACTTCCTGGTGGCAACCCCCCTCATCATAGATTTATTAAATATGGAGATAGAAGTGATATTAAAATAACAGCAGCAGATACTCCATTTATTACGAAAGTACCAGTTGTAGTACCCATATCTGCACCAAACTCTGGAGCAGCAGGAGGCCGGCGTCGATCGAAGAAGTCCCGTCGACGACAGAAGCGACGACAGTCTCGTCGTAAAATTTGATAGAATCGGTGTATTCTAGTAGCGCCACAATGGAATCACTCACAGATGAACAGCAAGAAGTGATAAAGACATTGGCCTCGGGGGTCAATGTCTTTATGACGGGATCGGGAGGAACCGGCAAGAGTCATGTGATTAAGTCGTTGCCTCAGTTGTTGGCGCCTCTATTGAAAGAGAAGTTGGGACACGACCCTGTTATCTGTTGTACAGCACTGACAGGATGTGCGGCATTGCTGCTTGGAGCTGACGCATCTACGTTGCACTCCTGGGCAGGCATCGGCTTAGGCAAGGACGACGTGGCCGAACTCGTGTTCAAGATTCAGCGGAACGGTCGATCGAAGAAGCACTGGAAGCAGACGGATTTGCTCATTATTGACGAGATCTCTATGCTGACGTTGGATCTGCTGGACAAGCTCGATGACATCGGCAAGCGAATGCGGCGCTCTTCGGCGCCGTTCGGCGGCATTCAGCTGCTTCTAGTCGGCGACTTCTGCCAGCTGCCCCCCGTCATCAAGGACGGGGATTTGCAGTTCGCCTTCGAGTCGAGTCGATGGAATACGATTGTCCAGAGAACCATCGAGCTCAAGGAGATCCATCGGCAAAAAGATCCTGTCTTTCAGACGGTGCTCGGAGAGGCGCGGCGAGGGTCTCTGTCCTTAGAGTCCATTACTCTGCTGAAGGGGCGCATGGGACTCGATTGGAAGAAGCAGAAGATTCGACCCACCCTATTGTTCCCGAAGAACGCCGAGGTCGACATGATCAATGCGGCGAACCTGAAGGCCTTGAAGGGGATTCGGCCGTTCATGGCGGGCTTTAAGTCCTCTGGGAAAATGAAGACCGATCTGACCGGTGAGGCGTTCTTGCGAGCCGTGGCGGCTCTCGACAAGGACGCCATGTACCGGGCGAAGCTGGAATTGGCCGTCGGAGCCCAGGTCATGTTGATCAAGAACCTGGATGTGCCTGGGGGCTTGGTCAATGGGTCGCGGGGTGTGGTCATTCGGTTTGCAGAGGACGGATCTCCTGTCGTGGAGTTCTTGAACGGCCGTGAAGTGCAGATGTCCTTGCAAGAGTGGCCGATTGATGGTTGGGCAGGCGTTACACGGACGCAGTATCCTCTTCGACTCGCATGGGCTTGTACCATTCACAAGGCGCAGGGTGCCACCCTGGACTCTGCCTTGATCGATATAGGAGAGGGCGTCTTCGAGGTCGGCCAAGCCTATGTGGCCTTGAGCCGGGTCAAGTCGCTGGACTCCCTGTTTGTTCACAACTTTTCACCTGAGGCCTTTCGACTGCATACGCGAGTGGAGGCGTTTTACAAGTTGTTAGCACATTGACCTGGACATGCTCGGCGTTTGTGATGGTGATCATTGTGCAGTTGCCGATTCTATTTTTTGCCAATTGGTGTTTCATTAGAAGCAGGCAGACACAGAGACTTAGGAACAGTTCACAGCCTGTCGCAATTAGAAGCGGATTATCATCGATTCTAGTTGCGTAAAGAACCCAGAGGGTTAGGCTGACGGTGTCCAGGATGCTGCGGCTTACACTCACGCCTTCGATCGTATTCGAACGAACGGTGTGAATAAACTGAGAGCCAAAGGCCAGAATTGTAGTGGATGCGGCGACATATCCAAGAATCTTATCCGTACTCATCTCATTCTATTCTATAGAGTCATTTTTTGCCGTATTCGGCGGCAAAAATTTGACTGGCTTGGCCGCTACGAGAAGCGGCAAATGCACCGATTTTCTCACCCCTCAGTACGGCAGATGTCTGACTCGAATACCCTAAGTCCTGTACTTACTAGTACCAGCCCCTCTTCGTCCCCTTTGAAACGGGGTCGTGCGGGGTCAGTCTCTGTGCCGCCGCTTTCTTTAAGTCCCCAGTCTTTAAGTGCTCTGGAGTTCCAGGAGCCCGTTCTGACGCCGAACCCGCACCGCTTTACGCTGTTCCCCGTGCAGAAACCGAAACTGTACGCGAAGTACAAGGAGCACATGAGCACGTTCTGGGTGCCCGAGGAGGTGGACTTGTCAAAGGACAAGAAGGACTGGAACAAGCTGTCGGCGAACGAGCAGTACTTTCTGCGCCATATTCTGGGGTTCTTCGCCGGCTCGGACGGGATTGTCCAGGAGAATCTGGCGACGCGCTTCATGGGCGAGGTGCAGCTGCAGGAGGCGCGGGCGTTCTATTCCATTCAGAATGCGATAGAACAAGTGCATTCGGAGTCTTATTCCCTGTTGATTGACACCTACATTGACGACCCAAAGGTGAAGCTGGAGACCTTTCACGCCATTCAGACGATCCCGTGCGTGGCCAAGAAGGCCGACTGGGCAAAGCGGTGGATTGAGTCCAAGGAGGAGGACTTTGCTACACGTCTCATTGGATTTGCGGTGGTCGAGGGGATCTTCTTCAGTGGCTCCTTCTGCGCTATCTTCTGGCTCAAACAGAAGGGGATCATGCCGGGCTTGACGACGAGCAATGAGTTCATTGCCAGGGATGAGGGACTTCATACGGACTTTGCCTGTGCCCTCTACGAGGAGATCGTGCACAAGGTGCCGAAGGCGAAAGTCCACAAGATTATTCGCGAGGCCGTCAAGATTGAGAAGGAGTTCATTCTGAAGTCGCTCCCGTGTGCCCTCATTGGCATGAATTCCGATCTGATGAGCAAGTACATTGAGTTCGTGGCGGATCGCCTGTCGACGCAGCTGGGGTATGGCAAAGTGTATAACACTGAGAATCCGTTCGATTTCATGGAACGGATTTCGATGGAGGGTAAGGACAACTTCTTCGAAAAGCGCGTGAGCAGCTATGCGAAGGCGGGGGTGGGCAAGACGGTGGAGGAGCAGAGCTTTGGATTAGATGCGGAGTTCTGACGACGCTGAGATGCGGAGTTTTGATTTGCGAGTTTTGCGACGAATCGTCCTGTGTTTTTTATGGCTTTTGCCGCCTACTCGGAGTACAGGTGTGGGGCCATTGCCAAATGCAAGTTTTTTTCTTACTTGCATAGGTTGAAAGGTTCGTTTTTCAGGCAGGGGCGAAGCTCTTACAAAGGGAGGAGGCCTGCTATTACTTTTTGAATTACTTGGATCAGTTCCTGGATCATTCGCAACGGAGTTTCGGCGAACACTTGCAACGGAGTTTCGGCGAACACTCCCTGGATCACTTACAACAGAGTTTCGGCGATTTGATACAACGGGACTTATAGGGGTTGGCGCCTGCTCAAATTCTACTTTTGGTATATGCTCTCTAGGCGGTGGAGCATTATTATTATTCAGTAGACGAGAAGGGGGCTGAACAGATCCTTGCGGCGCATAGGCTTGATTACGAAGCAATGATCGAGATGACTCTAGCTGCATAAACTTGGGTTCGGCTGCCAATCGTACGCCGAGTACACGCTCGCCTTTTGTAGCCCCCTTCACTACACTAACTCCTACATTTCTAGGAGCCCGTTTTGTCGCCGCATTTCTTGCTCTCCTAAATTTTTCGACTTCTTGTGCCTTTTCTGCGGTATACTCTTGAAATTGTGTTTCAATTGATTCAGGAGATGGGATCGGTTTTTTATTTGCTACACTTTGTGCAGTAATATACTGTTCAAATTGTCCTTTCGTTAGATTTGCAGGTAATTCTGAAAGCTGGTAGGGGCGGCGCTCTTGCCCCTTATTATTTGTATAAGGTATATAGGCATTTCGCTCTGCCTGCGCCAATCGTTCTCTCGCTGCTTTTTGTTGATTCGGTGTCATTGCAGCATAGTTGGCTCTACTATAATACGCAGCCTTCAGATTCGCCGCCCGTTTTACAAGCTGTTCTTGAGAGAGTCCAGAGGCCTTTGCCGTGTTGGCTAAGCGCCGCCTCTGCAAAGCATTGTTCGCATTATTATTCTCCCTTTGCGTCACCGATGCCAATTTGGATGCCCTCAGTGTGTCTTTTGCCCTCTCAATAGCCTCTTCAAACTGTGCTTTCAGAGCTTCACGAGCATCCTCTGCTTCAGTTGCATTACTATTTGCCAACCCCTGTATATCAACTCCCATTCGATAGAGCCTATTGATATCTTCCAATGCTTTTTCAATAGATACCTTTGTTGCGTCTAGTTTGGGCATAAGAACGGTACGAACTGTGTTCTTTGCACCATATTTACTCGCCATCTCAGCAAACCATGCTGCATAGGAGGCCTGTAGTCCTTCTATTTCCGTTTTTGACTGATTGAGTGTTTCTAGGAGGGCAGGAATTTTGTCTGCGATTGCCCTAGCTGCATTTGCCGCAGCTTTCGAACGAGCGGCACTTTCATTTGCAAGAGCCACAGCACTGTTTTTTGCTTTTTCTGCGTTTTCACGAACATACCAGATATCACCTGCCTGTACGCCGGCCTCCACCACTTTTTGCTGGGCTGTTTGCAGTTTGCCAGTATACTCCTCTAGTTTACTGAGTACAGCCGCACCTTCTGCAATGGCGGCTTCCACGGTTGCTTTCAGTGCAGGTATTAATTCAAGTTGCTGTTTATCATATCTTAAATATCCCTGTATCTCTACAGCAGTCGCTGCTATTCCATTAATAAATGGATCAAGCGCACTATTAATTTGAAATGATTCACCATACTTTATTACAAGGCCAGAAATTATTCTTTTATTATAACGGGCAGATAGTGCTGTCATAGTGTTAGTTGCGGCTTGTATCTTCAGAAAGAACGTGTTTGCCTCGTCGGCACGTGTATCTGCGCCGGCCAGTGCTTCACGTGCACCCGCTGTATTCGCAAATGCTAATTGCTCTGCTTTTAGATACTGTTCGTTTGCAATCCGAATTGTTTCTGCGCAGGCACTGTGCGCTGCAATACTTTCCTGTTTTGTGAATACAAGTGTTGAGTTTGCCTCTTCAATGCCACCAAGGAGAGGGGCTGCCTCTCCTATAGCAGCTTTAATCCTTGCGCTAGTTGTACTACTTACTTTCAGTCGTCCGTCAAACTCTTTTAGAGCTACCTCTATGAATCCTATATCTTTCTGTATTTCTGTAATATGTTGCTGTAGTGCACCTATCTTCCATGGAAACATCCTATATTCACTCTGAAGGTCAGCAATCTTCTCTTTCGTGTATACACGAATAAGATCCGTCATAGCCCTGTGTACATTTTGAAGCTGCTGCATGGCATGTTCTGCCTCACCTGCGCGGTCATTTGCATATTCAATTTCACGGTTTGCATTTGATATATTCGTAAATGCAGATTTTGTTGCTCTACGATAGTATTCTTCTGCAAAACTCAGAGCTTTCTTACAGGTCATGCTCTCTTGTTTAGCTGCGGTTTGCATAGCCCTGAACTGCATTGCAATAGCAACAATTTCTTCATCAATTCCTGGGGGCAGATCCGATACATACTCAGGGCGTTTCTCTCCTCGTTGTATATTTTTATCATAATTTGCATCTGACCATGATGCAGGAAGTGTTCTATTATTTTTTCCAGTAAATCTTTCAGGCATAGCGGGAGACCAATAGAACCCTGATTTAATTAACCACGTCCAAGTCTGTTCTTCCTTTAAAAAATAGTGAACGGATTGGATGGCAGAGCGTATATTATCACACAATGTAGATATACCATCGCTACTAGACTTTTTACGTCTATGTACTACATCTGCCGCTCGACACTCTTCTACTAATCTATCAATTTCAGTGATGATTGGTTTTTTTGAGTTATTATTTATCCGTATTTCCAAATCGTATCTATTAAACTTCCAATAGAGGTCTCTAGCAGTAAGTACTCGAAATGGATGAATATTAAAACATCCAGTTATATCACCTCCTAGTTTTGTAGGAGGGTTGATTAAGGTTCTATATCGTAAACTCGCAGGATATATCATTAGCTGTAGTATTGGTAAAAACAGATCTGTTAGTTTTAAAAATATGTCATTTCGATCATTCATGGGTAACGATTTTAAATTTGCTTCTGAACAGATTGTGGCATAGTCTCGGAGTACTGATTCTGCAGTTAATCTCCATGTAGTATATGCAGCATCATAGTTTCTTAAATGAACAAGAAGAGCCTTTTTACTAATAGGGGTAGGTACTGATAATCCAGATAACTGAATTGCTTGATTTAAGGGTTCCATGAGCCTCCGATATACACTTACAGCATTCACTATATTTGTAGAATAAGCTTTCAAATAATTGGATCCGTAACTCCCTGATGTTACTAATACGAGTGTAGCGGGTGGCTCTGCTGCAGACACAGATGCAGAGGCAGAGGCAGCAGGTGGAGCCCGACCTGCGAGTGCTACGCGCGCCGCACGTGCTCCTGCATTACTGGCAGCTGCCCCTGCTATATCTCCTGCAGCAGATACGAAAGCTGCCCCTATAGCATTCATCCTTACTAAAGAACGATAAATTTATCAAGCCCTGTTTGATAAATTTATAATAATAGATTCTCGGACGCATGTCGGAGATGACTTCATGCCGTTGAACGCTTTTTGGAACGGCGGCGTGTTTTGCGATGCTTCTTGAGTCGTCGGCGACCCCCTTTTCGTGAACGTCCAAAACAGCCTAGGCCAAAACAGCCACTCGGTTTGACTGAGAATTGTTTTATTGCTTCTGCTTGTCTTGCTGCAAATGCTGCTGCTTTTTCAGCTGCTTTTTCAGCTGCTAATGTAGCAGCATTCGCGGCTGCTTTTTCAGCTGCAGCTGCTTGTTCTGCAGCGGCTTTTTCTGCAGCCACAAGTATTGCAGCACTGTTGGCTATACTTCTTTCACTGGGTCGTATTGCAATACTTGCTTCTACAGAACCAACGCCTGCAGCACTTGGTTCTATAGGAACAATACCTGCCGCTGCTGCGACGCTGCTTACTGCTGCACTTGCATTATTAATATTTGCATTTGAAATTTCATGTATGTGAGCACATAATGGATCTAAAGACTTCTGTTCTTTTCTTGCAGGATATGTTTGCCACCAATAATAATCTTTATCTAAATATGCCATTACTTGGCTATATTCCTTTGGTGTCTTTGAACCATTATTAATAGATGCTTTTATTACAGTCGCTCTATCTCTGAAACTTAATGCATATAGAGACCTACTCCAATGTAATTTAAAATCACGAGATTCGCTATGAATATCTGTGACTAATGATCTCGTATCATCCAATATAAGAGTAGGAAATTGTACTTGACTCTTATCGAGTTTATTAACTGCCGCTGCACCATGAACAAGAAATGTTGCTAGGATTTTTAAATATTGTGTAGAGTATGGCTTATCAATTTGTGACACTGCATAGGATACTTTAGACCAAGCATCATTTTTAATTCCTAATGGATAATCAACCAGATCCATAATAATATTAATTGCAAGTACACTTTTTGCTCGAAAGAGCATATACTTTAAATCAATAGAGGATTCCCCAATTTCACCTTGTATTGCTTCTATAAATTTGGCATGTATTGTTTTATCTGTAAAAAATAATCTTGTTTTTGAAGTATTCCAGTCACCACCTGGTGGTGCTGGTTTTACAGCTCGAAATGCATTAATTGAATTTAGTAACGTTCGATAGAGATTCTCTGGAGCAGATTCTTTTTCTTGTTTAAGTTCTTGTTCCCATGCATTCGCCGCCCTTATAAGTTTACTAAATCGTATTTTTGCAGAAGACAGCATCTTATCACATGTTAGTAATCCTTTTGTATACATTGTCCTATCATCACTTTTTAATGATTTTACTTCTTCTTCATTTAAAACGCGATAAAATTCAGGTGGTTTTTTGTCTGGAGAGTACCATGCGGCGGCTACCTTCCCTATCGTTTCTTGTGTTTCAGGTGGATTTGGAAGCTGTGTCTTTATATAAGTATCTAGATTATTATAATTGTCTGCCATTAATCGTTCACCTGTTCCCATTTTTTTACTAGCCATGATTGTTAGTAGCCAGCGTAGACCCTCCTCAGCGGCCGACATCCCTATTCCTACCTCCCTATTATTTCTGAACAACGAATAGGGATGTCGCCGACTTCGATGCTTGCATCGATTCTCGCGCTCCTATTGCTTCTCTTGCTTGTGTCGCGGTATCCGACATCGATCCGAGAATCAGAATCGGAGTCCGAGTCTGAGAATGAGTCTGTTGAACTCGAGATCCAGACTCTTTCCGTGGAGTCAAGGCCAACTGTCCATCTGGCACTGCAGACGTATTCTATGCCGTCGCTGGAAGACGGCGCGCCCGTGTACGAAGGACGACAGTTGTATAGCGAGTACAATGGGTCGTATAAGACGTACACTAGCTAATATAAATTTGATCCAATGATTTGCGTTCATATAAAGCAAATCAGTGGATGTCTACCTATGAACAACTCGTCATCAACGGCATCCCTTTCCTCCATTCAAACGGTAAACTCTACTATTACGAACTCACTCCTTCTGAGCCCCTCGAAATCGGAGCTCTCGTTTCAGGAACTCTCCAGCTCCACGCCGGATGGATCGAGAGAATCCAACCTCGTGTTGATGCCTGGCGACTCAGCCTTTCCGCTTCCGAGCGAGGCAAAACCGTCCGAGCTCCGAAGCCGAGTAAGCCTAAGCGCTCTCCAAAATCAACTGCTGCAGCTGCAGGGGGCGCAGGAGAAGCTGCAGCAACAACAGGAGCAGGAACAGCAAAAGCAACAGACACAACCGATTCTGCGCCAGCTCCAGTCGCGAATCCTAAACGTGTCCTCCGCAGACGCGTCCCTCTTCAAACAAGCTCTGCAGGAGTTCCATGAAACAACCCGCTACTGGGGGTGGGGGACATCAGGGTAAGGTGCCTTTGGCACCTTACCCTGCCTCCCCCATACCCCCTGTTTGCTTATGTTGCTTATGTTGCTTATGTTGCTTATGTGAACAGGGGGTAAGGGGGAGGAAACCTGCCCTTTAGGGCAGGTTTTTGTCCCCCTGGGGTAAGGGGGAGGGTAGTCCAGGCGCTGCGCGCCTGGACTAGTTGTCCCCCTCCTTTAACTTGGGAAGAGGTTCGACACTGTATAAATCGGTTGCCTGGTGGTACCCGGTAGCGGCTGGGTATACTGTCCCTGAATATAGCTCAACATCTCCTGATGACTCTTAAAGAGTGGGCCATTGGTCGACCGCTTATTTTCTTGAACCGCCTGCTGCTGTGCATTAAGCGCATTAAAAATCGTACGATTCTGCTCATTGCGCCGAATCTCAGAGGCATCCCCCGAACCACGGACAGGGAAGTGGGGCTGCGTGGCCGGCGACACATATTCCGCAGAGATTCCCAGGGTCGGGCTAAAAATAAACTGTCCCTTCGAATTCCAGAAGCCATAGGTCGTGTTCTGCTGATCGGTATAATCGGTTTGGGTCGCCGGCTTATAGTTGTTCCAGCTACTGGCCATTCTAGTATCCCCTAGAATATAATTAGGAACCTAAATATAGGCCGTCTTTCTCTCTAGGGAGATGGATCGCAAAGTGCCACCCATCATTAATTGTCGGACAATCAGCCAAAAGGACAATCATGCCCTTGTCTGGCTGCATCCAGGATTCGAAGGAAATCCTGTGCATCCCTGTATTGCCACGTCCTTGGCCGACTATCGGAGCTGGAAGAGAAGAGCCGACATAACAGCGCTCGTTCTAACGGAGGTGTCCGTCGCAGACTTTGAAGAACTCAAGAAGCACAAGGTCAATCTCTTTGTTAAGAAGGCGGCCTTTGAACAGTTTCCGCGGTCTGATTGGGTCGCACTGCAGGTCAGCATCGGGGTTCTTGAAGAACTCTCGGAGCACTTTCCAATTGTATCCAAGCCTTGGGATGGAACCCTTGTGGACGCAGTCTGCTGTGTCACCCTGATGCTCCATTTTAATCACCTGGTACTTCGGCCTGGAACGGCAGTAAGCCCACAACGCCAAGAACAGTTCGCATCCTACAGCATCCGTATCAGTGATGTCTATGCACAACCGCCTCAGATCTGGCTCATCACCCAGTATTTTGTACACAGTGTGACAAAGCGCCAGAAGGAGATTCGTCAGTGCCTCAAGAACAATCTGGCGAATCCATTGATCAACAAGGTCGTTCTGTTGAACGAAGAGGATCTCCGATATGAATGGAGCAGCAGTAAATACGCCGACAAAGTCCAGCAGGAGATCATTCGAAAACGGCTCACCTATGCCGATCTGCTGAAGTACACCTACGAGAAGGTGCCCCCGAATACGATTGTCATCTATGCAAATGCCGATATCTTCTGCAATGATACGTTGAAACACGTACACACGGTCAACATGGCCGACAAGCTCTTTGCGCTCCTTCGATACGACGAGCAGGAGGATGAATCTCTGCGGCTCTTCGGGCCCCGACCCGATTCTCAGGACACCTGGATCTGTCTGTCGGACAGTGTCAAGAGCCGCACCTGGGACTTCAAGGCCTTCGACTACAAGCTCGGCACGGCCGGATGTGACAACCGATTCACAGGGGACATGTTCGGCATGCGGTTCCTCATCAGCAATCCCTGCCAGACGATCCAAACCGTCCATGTGCATCAAACAGCCATTCGGAATTACAATCCGAAGGACATTGTTCCTGCCAAACTCTATATGTACATCCACCCCTGTTCCATTGTGGAGCTCCAGCAGCAATCGGTAGGGGACGAAAAGGTGTTTGCATTGGCTCCGCGTTCCACGACGGTGACGATCAAGGGACTGAACGCCAAGAAGCTGCAGACCTATTGCGTCATGTTGGCGCGCGAGAATCGCTTTAAGTGGTCGGAGGTGACGCCCACCGTGATGGCGGCGAAGCCCCTCCAGATCTATCACTGGAAAGACGCATTTGTGACGAACTGCGGCGTCGTCTATGACTATAAGAATGTCTGGCTCGGATCCGTGGAGAACGGGAATGCATTTGCTGAAAAGGTGGGGCGCGATCTCGGCATTGCCTTTGTCCAGGCTGCTGAAAAGCAGCCCGCCATGTTGGCCATTCCGTGTACAACCTTGCCACGCTATATGCACGTCGATCTCTACTGCCTGTACTATCTGGCCTATGCGCTGCAGATCTATCGGCAGCTTCCTGCGGATCAGCCAACGCCCAGCCTCTATCTCTATCCGCCTTCGATTCCAACGCTCCAGTCCTTTACCATTCGTAGCGGCCATATGCCCGCGGTTCGATGGAATCCGACGGTCTGCGCCTATGCAAAGGATGTCTATGGATATATCCCTGAGACTTGTGAAGTCTCTTCCGCGGAGATCGAGGCGCTCCGCTCCGCCTTTCCTCTCTGGCAGCCGACATGTACCACGAAGTGTGTCGTTCTTGTGGATGAATTCCTAGTTCCAGAGTTTGTGGAGGAATCGATTGCGCCTCTGCTACCCGCTGGATGGAAAGTCGAACAGGTGCTTCGAACAAGCAGCGGCGTAGAGGCGTATCGACAGATCGTCGGCGCCGGCCTCTGCATCCTCTTCAATCTCCCGAAGCAGGAGGAGCAGTGGGCAAAGCTCTGGACGTTGCCGATGGGATGCCCCACGCTCGAATTCCAGAACGAACTGAAAGTGGAGGGGGGATTTCAGCATCTGGCCGCCGCCGCTTCCCTCGATGCCTACTGTATTCCTCTGCACAAGGGGACGCCGATTGAAATGCGGCAGCAGTTGCTGACCCAGTTCAAGCAGTGGCTCGTGGAGCACCCTCTTATGGAGGCGGCTGATCCAGTCCCAGACGTTGTAAGCCCCACTGGTATATTTTTGTCACTCTAGAACGAGCGATGGGCGTATTGTAGGCACGGAAGTCGAAGAGCTGCCCCTTAAAATACTCATCCGCATTTTCGTCATTCGTCATCGTATTCATCCAGTTTGACTTCCCAATGTAATTGAAACTGGTTGAATTGTTCTGAGGGAGCCAGGCGGCCACCTCGGTATTGGTAAGCTCCCCGTTTACATAGAATAGTAAGGTGGGGCGCATCGCATCGGTATTGGTGGTGGTCAGAAGCACATGTGTCCACTGTTTGAGCTTGAATACGCTCGGAATCTGCACATGGATCTTGCGTTGCTTGGTGTCCCAGATCTCATAGATCAGATCGGCCGTTTTTGCCGCAAACGGGGGCATGGCAAAGGGCTGCACAGCCGGCAGAACGCGTCCGTAGACTTCGGGCTTCGGACAGCTGAATTCATTCACATTGGCCGAGGTCGTCTCCATCAGATTCTGCGGCGTCGTCTCCATTGTCAGTTGGGCACCCGACGGGGGATTGGGCACCGTCGATTCATTTTGGGGCAAACAGCCGTTGAAACGAATAGGGTCGCCCTGGGCTTCTTGGTTGCCGCGCCCTAGAATCCCCATCCAGACATTGTCATTGCCCGCCCCGTTCCCAAAGTCAAAGATATGCGCGTTGTTTGTGAATTCTTCAAAATAGACCCACATGCTCATGCCCCTCATCGTCTGCAGGCTGATCTTGGAGCCAAAGGTTAAATCGGGGGCATCGCCAATCCGTAAGAACTGATCAATGCCATCAAAGGAGAGGGCTCTTGCGATCGCTGGCCGTGGCGGCATCTCTTCGACGGCCGCCCCCGCCCCTGACATAATGATCAGGTTGTTTGCATAGTCCACCGTATCGTCGATGAGCCGCAGCCAGATAATCACTCCCGCATAGAAATCGATGAGCTGTTGGATCTCGGCCGGTGGTTTCGGATCCGGTACATCAAAGAGGGGATCCTTGAATCCCGTATCAGTGGTCGACGTACAGAGAGGCTGATAGGGATTGGCGGCGTCATTCACTTGCAGAATGCGACAGTAGCCGATGACCTTGTCGGGCGTCATCGCCATGTAGTCGTCGCGGCTGATGCGAAACCCTTGTGCCAAGGACTTGGTTCTGAATCGTGTGGAGGAGAGACCCTGGGTGCCGCCGAGGGCGCAGGCAAAGAAGCGATCCTGGCCGGTGGTGCCCACGGGCATGACCATGCGGCAGAAGTCGTGATTGACGCCGAGTTTCTGAATGTCCATATACCCTGAAAAATAGCGATCGTCTCGTATATAACCGGGATCCTCCAGGGAAGATCCCACATCTCCGCGTTTAGGAATATGAATTGCCCAAAACGGACTCTCGCCCACGGGAATCATGGTCTTAAACCCCTCATGAAGGACGTGTGGCCAGAAAATCTCAAGAATGGCTACGATGAATAACATACAGAGACCGACCCAGAGTGACTGGATGATCATCTCCCTGATCATTTGGGTGTTTTTACATGAATAATAATCCACGAGATCAGCAGATGGATCATCAGTCCGGAGGGAAACTCTTGGCGGAAGGGGGCTATGGCTGTATCTACATTCCAAAACTCAAGTGCAAAGGGGAGACGCAAACACTTCCCACCAACGATCAAGTCGCACAGGACATCTCGATTGATAAAATTATGAGTATTAAACATGCCACGATTGAATTTGCAATTGCCAAGCGAATTCAAGAGATTGTACACTGGAAGGACTACTATATTGTACCCGATACGCTCTGTGAGCCCGAGCCCCGAGAATACCAGACCAACGCCAATATCGACAACTGCGACGTGGTTGACAAGCAGGACTGGAAAAATCTTCGCATTCTGCGCATGAGATATGGTGGAACAGCGCTCCGAGAGTACCGTATTAATATTGAGCAATTTGACTTTCAGAAATTTGCGATCAATCTGCTGGAGGCCATTACACTCCTCACACTGAATGGGGTCGCCCATATGGATCTTCATGATGGAAATATTCTGGTGGCCGATCCAGATGCGAAGGGCTCCCTTGTCCATCTAATCGATTTCAACCTCTCCATCAACAAGGCAAACGAGGCCGCTGTCGATCAGCGTCTCCGCCATGCCTATCAGCCGAATCTCCCCCAGATTTCACCCGACTATTTTCTGATGAACTCGAATGCAAAAATCCTGGAGGGGGATACAAAGCTGCCAAAGATCTCCCAACTGATCGAGGACATGGTGGAGCGCAAGGCGATCTTTCGGAAGATGCGCTCTATTCTTGGAATTACAAAGGCGGAGCAGTACACCGGGCTTCTTGAATTTACGCAGAAGAGCCAGGCCTTTAAGAACGCCGATCTGGAGGCCTGGTTCCATCTCTATTGGCGTATGAACGATAGCTGGGCAGCAGGAAGCATTCTCGTAGAACTCATGTCACGGTTCAGTTTATGGCCAACCTATAAGCTCCCTGCGCTCTTTGCCGGTGCCAAATCGACGGGAATGCGTGTTCTTCGGAAGTTATGTGAACCCAATCCCGCGAACCGCTATGATGCCGTGCAGGCACTCCATGAATTGGATCCCGACAATGCGATGATCAAGAACTACGCTCAGCCCTGGCTCAGACAGATCGCGAGCTTTTCCGCCGCGAGCCCCCCCGCTTGAGTTTGCGTGTTTTTCTCGGAACACACATATAGCTGCAGAACTTGGTGTAATTGAGTTCACTTGAAGTGGTATAGTCCCGATCTGCCAGTTCCGGATTCATAATGGGTGCATTGGATGCGTCTTTCCGCGTGACACGGGTTCCCCCCGGCTTATGCGACCAACTTGTTCGTTCCCCTGGGTTCGGCTTGTCTTCGCGATAAAAATGGTAATCGTGCTCGGGATCGACCACCACGGCCACTTTGTATTTGCCTTTCGGACAGCGCCGCGTAAAGGTGGTGAGTTCTAATCCAGGAATATCGCCCTTCAGGCGACCGATGAGATCGGGGCAGCGCTTCCCCTTCACTTTATGCCATTTGGGGAATCCAACCTTCCGTCCGGGCTGGTGAAACGGCACATCACAGACCGCCTTGTTGCAGGTGGCAGGGTTCGGCCGATCCTCGTAATCAAACGCATAGGCAAAGCAGTTGTGGGTATCCTGCATTTCAAAGACGCCGTTGTATTTCTCAGGTTTAAAGGTATGCTCGCTCCCTGACAAGGGGCTCACAGTCTGGCAATTTGCATGGATTGCACAATAGGCCTTGCCCTTTGCGGGTATATTGGTGCACAATGGATCACATTGACAGCGCGGTGCCATCTCCCTACTGAGGAACGGGAATAACAATTGTGTTTTTTGACTCTTTGGGTGTTTCGAGGCCGTCCGACTCTCCCTTTAAGAGACCTCGCATAACCTCCTTGACCGATGTGGGGGGCGCCATTCCTCCGATCTCCTTGTTGATCGAGGGTGGCAGAATCCCCTCCTGCGCCTTTTGCGCTGCCTGATTCGGAGCTGTTGGATTGCTGGCCTCTTCGTACTTGTAATACTCTTCCTCAACCTGTTTGAGCTTGAGTTTCTCCACATAATGACAGAAAAAACGGAACTGGTTCTCATGGGTCGGCTCCTCTGCATGGTGTAGCAGAATTCCCGAATAGCGCCCCGTTAACGCTATGTACTGCCAGCCTTCGGAACGGAGTCGTTCAATGGCCGTATGCAGATAATAGTACTTCTTGTCGACCTTAAAGAGCACCAGGATTCCATTAAAGGTCGTCACGAGAAGGGACAACGTCCAGGTCAGCCAGTAGATATTGTTCTGATAGGCTGCCAACGAGGTGGTGTACTGCACGGAGAGAAGGGCGGGGACAATGAGGGAGCCGACGGTGATGATCAAGTGGCCGATATGGAAGAGAAGCATGTAACAATAGGCGCGACCCTTGAAGTCCTGGATCAAGGGCAGATAGCGCCGCCGAATGGTGTTCTTGCGTTCTTCGTGGAGATTGGCTGTGCTCAAAACGGCCTCGTACCGTTCTTCTTCATTCTCTTTGCAGCACTGTCGGGGTTTATAGGGGACAATTGTGGTTGTTATTGCTGCTATTGCTATTGCTTCCTTCGGCTTCGAACGGCTGGCCATCTCTACAGGGGACGGGTAAATTTGATGCGTGTATAGCTGCATACACACATCAACTATGTCTGAACACCTTCCCGTTCGATCTATTGTATTTATAGAGGGGAATGAATGCAGCGATGAGATCGTGATTCCTCAGCGGCTCTTTACGGAGTGGCTGGACTTCTTCCCCCACGGCTCTTCTATGCTGGCCACGCTAACCTATGAGGGACTTAAACGGGTTGTGTGCATCGGAAGCGGCCATGCAAGCGAATATCTCTACTGCCCCCAGTGGATTCTGAACCATCTGGGATCCTTGGACGATGAATCACTTGTTACTGTGGAACCCTATCTGGAGACGCTTCCCATCGCCACTCGGATTGTTCTGAAAGTCCTGTATCGCGAGGACGAGTCCATGGATCTGCGATCGGCCGTGGAAACTCATCTGGATCGCTTTCATGTGCTGGAGCCCGAGACCACTCTTGACATCCATGCCGAATCTCCTCTCTGTGTCTGGGTAGAGGCCGTGGAGCCGTTTGGTTGTGTGGCCTTGGGAGGGGAGGTCATTCTGGAGTTCTTGGAAGAAGAACCAGAACCAGAACCAGAACCAGAACCAGAACAACCAGAACAACCAGAACAACAAGAACAACAACCCGCAATTGCTACAAGTATGACAGCCGACCAAAAGGAGGTCATGCGCTTAGCGCGTATTAAACGATTTACACTTCAGTCTAGTTAGAATGAATTTCCCATTTGTTCGCATTCGCGGGCGGCATACCTTTTTTCCTCCCTATTATACACGGATACAGTGTAGTGCAAAACAGAGTCAGATCGGCACAACAACGTCTGTTCTGCTCTATTCCAATTATACCCACAAGGTCTACTCCGAATCACACCCTATACATAAGCCCCTCTGCCCTCTAGAGGCCGAATGGGCGGCTCTGTTTCACGGAGTTCAACTCGCCCGCCGTCGCTCCGATCACTGCATTGCCCTTGAGTCCGATCATCCTCTTATCCTAGGACTTATAGTGCCCGGTACACAGTATCAGGGATCCAGTAACTATTTTAAGCGGCGATTACTGGATCTGATGACCCCCTTTGACTGGGTCGGTGCCCGTCTGATTACACCCGCTGAGAACTATAGTCGGGGACATCTCACCTGAGGGAGAGTCCTGTTTTCAAAGGAAGAAGATGTTGCTGGTAATAGGTCTCAAAGTCCCGAATGGACTCTAGGAAATTCGGTTGTGGCATAAAGGCCACGGGTCTCTTATCGCGCAAATAGGCAATGGCCTGTTGCGTGGTCAAGTGCTTCTGAAAAATCAGGAACATAGCGACCGAGGCCGCCGATCGTTGGCGGCCTGCCATACAGTGCACCAGGATCCTATGGCCTTGTTTATGATGCTTGAGAATCGTCATGACAATCTCAGGTGCCCACAAGCCCGCATTGCGAATCTCCTCCTCCTGTAAGTTATCGTCCAGGGGCACACGATACTGATACTCCGCAATTCCTTTAAAGGGCAGATCTTTCGTGCAGTTAATCACCACATCGATATGGTTGCCGCGTAAAAAAGCCTCATCCTGACTGGCATGATAATCGCCAAGCCACAGACGATCCAGCACTTCGTTCGAGTGCCGATAGGTCTCCATTCTACGAATAGGATGTGGCAATGTTTAGATCAGCACAATTAATAATCACACGTCTATCTAGGATGCGCCCTCCATTCACGGATGGCTGGAACTCGTTCTGGCATCTCGCCCTCGGTATGCTGGCGGTCGAGCTGCCCTGGACTGCGCTTCTCTTTTTACTTTATCAATTTATCCTCAAGTACGATGCCAATTCGCCCATCGACACCTTTGAGTATTTGATGGGCGCTGTCACCTATCTCGTTCTCTGCAGCCTGACGCCCCTTCTAAAACGATTCAGGCTCAAAATTTGATATGGATTCGCTATAGAAACCTGCCAACCATAATGATCACACGCCACTTCTATCGGTTTGACGAAGTCCGGGCTGCCCTCTTGTATGCCATTATGAGAGGGCGTCCCTTAGAAACGGCCTTCTGGGTACAGGAACTTGTGGACACTACTCTGTACAAGGAGGTCTGGGCAACCCTTGTGGAGGCCTGGTTGTGGTTCTCCTTGGCCACCGATCCCAACTGGATCTGCGATATTCGCCTCGGATCGGATGTATCCGATCTGCATCTGGCCGCCTACAGGTTGTGCACGAATCCCAAAGACAATTCCCTGTGGGCGACCCTTCTGACAGATCTGCATCCTGACACGCTCTGTGCAAATGTCCCCTCCGTCCTCCCCTATTCGCAGCCCTGCCTGGAACGCTATCTCTCCCTTGCCCTCTTTCAACGAAAAGGTGTGGGCGCGATCTGGGCGGCACGGCGGCTTACGGGCAATGTGCAGCGACTGTTGCCTGATTTCTCGCGCATTGTGCCGTCCGTGCTCGCCGCGTGCGGCCTCGAGGGCGCCGTTTCTTTAAGTGCCCAAATACTCTTTATCTGCAGCCGTACGGAGGGGCGGCCTGGGATAGCTGTGCCGACGGAGATTGTGGCGGCCGTGCATCACTGGTCGGCGCTCAAGGGTCGCCGAAGTCGGCGTATGTTTGCGGTGCCGAAGGAGTGCCTCTATGGCCTTACGGAGCGGGGGCGATGCGTCGACACCATTGCCGAGTATCGCCGACTCGACGATCGGATCCGCGAGGAGCAATCAGGGTTCTGGAGTACGGCCTTGGCTCTCTATCAGCAAGGGGATCCTGATGAGGCCTTGGAGGCCTTCTACGCCGCCTTCTTCCCCGATGATATTCCTGATGAGTGGAGCGCCGAGGAGTGTGCCAAGAGCCATGGATTGGGGCTCGGATCGGCCGTTCCATCCCTCCAGAAGATCGGATCCCTCTGGTTCCAGGCGGAGAGCCGGTTTGTCTGGGGATTCTATGAGTGGCCGGCCGATCGCCCGCCCCTCCAGGGCTCGGACTTCCACCATGCGGCACAGCATTTAAACGCGGATCACGAAGATACAGTAGCCGCGCTCCTCGACCCTGTTCGTAAATTATTGATCGTTGAATAGAATGTTGTACCCTACGAGTCAACGATACGGATATATGCCCTTGCCACCGGCACAGCCGTGTGTGATGTGCAATATACCGTGCGATATTGTTCGGCAGTTTCCCTGTGGCTGTCATATGCCGATTCATCCCCCGTGTGTCTACACATTTATGCGACAGGGCGGGGTCTGTGCAAAATGCCACCAGGTCTGGGTGCAGATTGATACGGCGACGGTTACGACGGCATGGGACAGACAGGACATGCTTGTGAGTCGCCCCTCTACCACCCAGATCAGTTGCTGTGAAAGTAGCCGGCTAACCTATTTTTATTGTGTGATGTGCATGTTTCTACTTGCAGTGGCAGCCCTGTTGGCATATGTCTTATATAAGTTTCTCTAAGAACAGTCTAAACGTTTTCTGCGTCTATGAAATAGAATGCGTCTTCTTCTTGCAATTGCGGCTCTGTTCTTTGCTGCTGCGAACCCTCTGAACGCCTCGGAGTTCAACGGGACTCTCGTGCCGACCTATAACGATTCGCTGGTGGCTCCACCAATGCCTGCACCTGCGCCTCCTACGTCCAACCCTCCTACGTCCAACCCTCCTACGTCCAACCCTCCTACGTCCTCTCCGCCTACATCCTCTCCTCCTACATCCTCTCCGCCTACATCCTCTCCTCCTTCGTCCTCTCCGCCTTCAACCTCTAGCAGTGGTTCCTCCAGCAGTGGTTCCTCGACTTCTACCGGCGGCTCCTCCAGCGGCTCCTCGGGCGGTTCCTCTAGTTCTGGACGTCGTTACCGCTATCGCAATGTAGATTCCCATGCGACCTGATGAATTAGGTTTTATACTAAGCAGTAATTCTATCGAGCATCAAAGGATGCTCGATAGAATTTTCATTTGCCCTTTATCGTCTGCGTCGGGTCTTGTTCTTCGGCATCTTGCAGGCCGTCCGACCAAAGATCGCACACCCTATCCGTTTCCCTGAATGCCCCGTGGTCTTGGAGTCCGGAAAATCCCCCTTCCCCAGATCATCTTCGTCTTCGTGAACGATGAGGGCGCGTCCCAACAGGTCACCTGGCGTAATTCCGTGGATCAGATAGCTGTACGTGGCCGGTTCTGATCCATGCTGTTCTATATTCCCCAGATCTCCCGTGTGCCTGGGCTCTTTGGTTCCGGGTTTCGAGCCATGGTCACATGGTGTTCCGACATGGAAGTGTTCACAGGCGCCCATGCAGCCTTCGCCCCGCAAATCCCCTGCCTTGTGAATGTGAAATCCGTGTTTTCCTTTGGGCAGCTTTGTAAAGGTGACTTTTAGGCGCGTGCCATGGCCGACCTGCGTGGCCACGGCTTCCCCTTGGATCTGATCAGACTGAAAGACAGCGACGGTGTCGTGCATCTAGTAGACAGTATTATATAATTTATACTAGGTATATAGATGGGAGAGCGTGGCCACGGATTTGGAGAGGGTGCTGAAGTAGGAGTTGGAGTGAGCGCGGGCGCCCCAAAACCTCTATTACCACAGTTACAGGCATATCGTGACTCATTAGCCGATACAATAGCTCGCTGGCGAGCTGCTAAAGAGAGAAAAATACACGGTCATAATAAATATGCTCCAGGGGGGGCTGCAACAAATGCCGAAACAAGAGCATGGCTTATAAGACGTATTAAATTGCTTCAAACTCACATTACTAGAATAAAAGGCCAGATTCTTTCTAGGGGAGGTACTGTCCCTCCCTATGAAAGTTTTGTTGATAGAAGTCCCTTTTCGGGGACTCAAAAGAGTCGTACGCCCTCGGATATTCGGCAACTATTTGCAAGTATTGTATCTACACCTGCCCCTCCCGAATTAAATGCAGGATCAGTATTAAATGATAAAGAACTCGATGAGTTAAGCGTAGCTGATCTGAGTAGATGTTCATTTGCATCTCGCTCCTGTGGATGGATTTATAGATTCTTTGGTGCAGCGCGAGAAATGATGTCTGTCCGCGGAGGAACCCGTACACAGAAACGGCGTCGGCGGCGAACTCAGACACGCCGCGCCTGATCCACATCCAACGCCTCCAGTTCTCGCAAAGCCTCCGTATCCGCAATCAGTCGATCCTCCACCTGATCCCAGAGAGCACATTTTGGAAAGTGGCGACGAAATAGGTTTGCAAACTGCATCATCAAAATCTCATGAATCTCAATCTTAAAAAGATTTGACTCATAGGATTTCATGCAGAGAGTTCTCAGAAGCCCAATGAGGGTATGATCAGGATACCAGTAGACGGCACTCTCCAGAATAGTTTCAAAGCGTTCAGTCAAGGGAAATCGCGTAGCTGCCATGGAATCCTTGATAAAATCGAGAAGCATATCCTGCCCTTCCAGAGACTTCAGATTCTGGAGTTCCTCACGAATTGCCGTCATCCGTAGTTGCCGATGCATATAGCGCTTCCATACCTGTATCTGGAACTGCAGAGAACGATAGGTCGACAGGTCTTCGATGCGCTGCTTGGTGGAGCGCAGCTGCTCAAAGATCGAGATGAGCTGCACATACGTAAACGGGCGATTCGTAATGACATGAATGGGTTCTTTCGGTTCTGGAATGGTATACTGGCTGTGATAGAGATTCTTTCGAATGCCCTTGTTCAGTGAATCGGCCTCAAAGAGATAGCGTCTACGATCTTTCATCGAATAGACACAGATGGGTTCTTGAATGGGACTGAATGTGATGGGATCGATGGAATCGAGCGGCCGCTTATGGATTGTATGGAGTCGATAGGCGTTCAGAAGCCGTCGAAACTGAAAGCGGAGGCGGGATTCCACAAGATAGTCCTGGATCGACTGTTCATAAAAGGACGAAAAGGGGTTGGGCTTTAACAGCGGCACAAGGTAGTGATTGTGTAGCTGTCGGAACCGTTCGCCCAGGTTCAGTTTAAAGAGGGCAGCGATCTGGCAGTTTTTCGTATACAGTCCCATGAGCGGCTCAAAGGGGAAGGGTGTATGGGACATATTCGTGAACGATCGTCGTGGTCGCTTTTTTATCTGGAGACGCGCCCGTTCTTGTTGTCTCCTTTTTAAAACACTCGGCTTCATTCTATTAAAATAGAGCGATTCACTTAAGCTGGTTCTATTAGGAACAGCTGATTCGTCTCCTCCTTCCAGGTGCCTTGTACTGCGCCTGTGACATTCAGTACCTCTTCGCCCTGCAGCCAGAGGGGCGGGAGATCGGATCGATCCTGGAGTCGGCGAACGGGGGTTCCTGTAAGACAGGTCGGCCTGTCGACTGCATGCGACGCGCAGAACAGAGAGCCCGTTACAGTCGGAAGTCGGCAGCGACCTGCGACTACGCCAGGTCGAAAGGCCATACAGCAACTGGCGTCCGCATCCAGAATGGAGACATGGAAGACGGCCTTGGAGGGAAAGACGCGCTTCACCAACTCCTTTTCGTTCACTTGGAGGGTGGAGGCCATGTCTTTGACAAGTCGTTTCCCGTGGGCGAGCAGAGTGGCCTCTAAGCTCTCCCATAAGAGGCGATTGACTTTGTATTCACGAATAGGGGTCATAGGGTGCCGACTCTATGATCGCTCTACGTATCAAATTTAGCGATTTAAAACTATTTTCTTTTTTACTACTAATGCAAGCACCCCAATTGCAGGTCTGGGGTCCCGCCCTCTGGTCACTGTTTCATGCCCTTGCCGAAAAGGCGGGGCAGCGTCCACGCATTGAAAGTGAAGAGAAACGGCTGTGGCGACAGTTCATGCTCTCTCTGAGAGCCGTTATTCCGTGTCCCGCCTGCCAAAAACACTACAACGACTACATCAAGATCCATAGCTGGACACCCGTGCTGGAAGGAGAGGGCTGGGGCTCACGAATCAGGCACTGGTTCTGGGAGTTCCACAATGCCGTGCGCGGTACCAAGAGTCAGCCTCTCGAGTTCGAAGAGGAGCAGCTTGCCACAGCCTATACAAAGACGAAGGCCGACCTGGTTCCTTTCAAACAGATCTGGACAGAACATATGCGGCGCGGCTTGCCGCTGCATCTGTTGACACGGGACGACATGCAGCGATCTCTCCGATTCTTGGAAGAGCTCATTCTGCTAATTTTCTAATTCCTTGCTGTGGGCGGCATGCAGGCGTAGGGGGCATTTGTAACTGCATAGGGCACCAGAAGACGGCTCGCAATGCCGAACATATCGTTGAGACGCTGATCCGTCGGTATGCCAGCCATAAGAATACGATACCAGCCCATACCGAGCACGCCGCCCACAGCTGCCCCTAGCAGAACCCCATACCACTTTTCGCACATTTTCATTCGTATAACTAGCACTACAACCGCTAATAGTGTAATGGCTGCCATTCCCACGGCTGTATTTGTCTTACGCGCCGCCATTCCAGGAGAGAGAGCCTGTGTATCGTCATTAGGAGTTCCAACAGGTGCTGCTGCAGTAAACATCATTGCTGCATTTGTAATCATATAGCCAATGAAAAAGAAAGTCATGGGTACCCAGTAGCCGAGGTCGTTGCCTGGCTTAATTTCTGCTGTCGATTCCGTCGGATACAAATAGGAGGGAATGAGACTGCAGGCGGGGGCATCGCTACTCATACCTTGAAAGAGTGAGAATATAGAAAGGAATGCATTCAGGCCACTCATGAATGCCGGCAACACCACCAGATATCCAATTGAAAAGAAGAGCAGTGGATAATGCGCTGTAAAGAACCCCACAATAATCATGAACCCTGCAATCGAGAGCGGGAGATTCTGAAAGCCCGCCAAGATAAAATATCGTATATCGGATATGATTGTAAACAGAGTTGTCTTAATCGTATCCATACCTCTATTATGAGGGTTAAAAATCTAATCAGGCGCCCGATAGATTCGGGACACAGGTGTACAAGGGCTGCCCATTCTCTGTCTTATCCGTCAAATAGGGAAGTCCCGCAAAATTCATACTCTCTTTGCCAAATAGCGCTGAATTGAGATACCAGAATCCGATTCCCGCCAAGGCACCCAGCAGGATGGCGCCGATCAAACTCAGATGGGTCGAACAGGGGATGGCGCGAATATAGAACAGAATCAAAAGAAGGGTTGCACAGATCGCAGAAAAGATAACACGGCTCCCCCAGTTCGCACCCATCGTTCGGAGAACCTGGGCATACTGGAAGTTTGCTCCCAGCAGATAGGCGATCGTGGACGCCATATAGAACATGGGCATCGACACAATGCCTTCGTTCATGAAGATTCGCTCGGGTTCTAGGCGCGGCTGGAGAAACCCGGGGCGACAGTTCTTCCGTTCCTTCAGGTCGGCCTGTTTCAGAACAGGCCGCCCCACTACACTATCCATTACCAGATTGACAAGCTTATAGAATACACTGGATTCCAATAAGAACACTGCAAAGACACCATAGGGCAAGTGCTGTGTAATGACGTAGAGAACAAGTGATCCGAATAAGACAGAATCGGGAAAGAGCCGTGCAATCTCTTGAACGGCATTGCCGACCGATCCCAGATAAATTCCTAAATCCCTCGTAAAATTGTCTTGCCAGGATGGCGTTGGTGTAGCCATGATCCCTAGTTGTTCAAGGGATTAAATTTGATTCTTGTAAGAACAGAACACCTACGCTATGGGGATTCCGTCCTATTATCGAAAACTAGTGAACACACATGCCTCTCTTGTACGAAAGAGCCATCCTGGCGCAGTCGAGTGGCTCTGGATGGATTTCAATTGTCTGATCTATCACTGCCTTCGACGACCGGATCTGCGACCGTATCCTGGATCTGCAGGGCGACTGATATGGGAACAGGAGTTCTTGCAGTCCATTGTAGCGTATCTCAAAAAGGTCGTAGGGGAAGTCCGCCCTTCGAAAGGGGTCTATATTGCCATTGACGGGGTCGTGCCGATGGCCAAGATGCGCCAACAGCGGTTGCGGCGATTCAAGAGTGCTTGGTTGACGGAAAAGGGACTGGCGGAGGGACAGGAGGCCGGCAAAGAACGCTGGGACTCTCACTCGGGATCTTTGATCCCGAGTGAGCCTACCACACCTCGCGTTAAGCGCGAGGTGTGGGATCAGAATGCGATTACGCCTGGCACGGAGTTCATGCGGTCGTTACGATTGGCTCTGGAGAAAGAGGTCGGCAAACACAAGGGGTGGCGCCTCTCCTCCTCGGATGAGCCTGGGGAAGGGGAGCACAAGGTTATGGCGGAGATACGCAGTTGTTGTAGCGCAGCAAATCATGCCGTCTATGGCTTGGACGCCGACCTTATCGTGCTCTCCCTCTTAACCCAAGATTCCCTTCAAGCAAAGGGGATTCAGCGGATCCACCTCTTTCGGGAAGAGGTGGAGAACGGATCTCTGGTGCGAAATTCGATGGGCGAAGAGGAGTTCCAGTGGTTTTCCATTGACACATTGCGAGACATCTTGCTCAAACGCACACCTATTCGTGATTACTGCTGTGCCATGTCGTTCTTGGGCAATGACTTTCTGCCCTCGTCGCTCGGTCTCAAGATGCGCGAAGACGGTCATGATACGCTTATGGATCTATTGATGGCTCTGCACGCAAAGGGATTGCATTTGGTGGATTCGAAGGATGAGATCGATCGAACGGGACTGCTGGAGCTGCTGCGAATCTTGGATGCACAAGAAGAGAAGGCCATTGAAGCCTCTCTCTGTCGGAAGATTCAACAGGGGCGGCCGTATGCTACTGTAGAACTCCCTGTGGGGGATCTGAACTGGGCATTGAAGCAGCAGGCGGAGGCCTGCTTGATGGACGGGAAACGCTTACGCAAGGACTGGCGTTCGATCTATCAGACAAAGTGTTTGCAGGACGGCTTGGACACGAATAGGGTCTATGTGCAGGGACTGTACTGGATCTGGAACTATTATCGGGGTGAATTGGTGTGCTACAATTGGCATTATCCGTGGAATCTGCCACCGCTCTGGAATGCTGTTGCTGCTGTTATTGCTGTTGCCGATGCAACAGCAACAGCAACAGCAGCACCAGTCCCTGTTGTCAAAGCGAGTGATATCCTCCCTGTCGAACAACTCTGTCTTGTTCTGCCCCCTGCGTCGTGGCATCTAATTCCATCAGCAAAGCACCAAATGTTGATGGCAAAGGCTCCGTATCTCTTTCCGAAGGAATTTGGGTTCTGTTCCTTGGGAAAACGATGGTTCTGGGAATGCGAGGCGAAGATCCCCATTCCGACGATTCTGGAGGTCAAGGGGCTTCTTCTGTAGACAGCCTATGCTGTCTGTGTAGACAGCCTAGCTGTCTGTGTAGACAGCCTAGCTGTCTACTTCCGCTGGCTCTTCCGCTGGCTCTTCCGCTGGCTCTTCCGCTTCTTTGCATGCCTCTTTGTTCGCCGACGGCCACCCGATTGAGCTGTAGTTAAAGAGTTGTTCGGCCTACTATTCGGATTTACAGGTGGACTACTGTTCGCATTATTTTTTCTCTTCTGGTTCATCGGCACTACATCGTTCTGCATCGGTGTCTCTTCCTGCGACCTGTTGATCCCCATTCTCTACTAAGAGGGTGTGAGTTTGTTCTTATAAAAGATCTGCCCTCCTTGAGAAGAGGAATGGGGCAGGGCGTCAGTCTGAACGCATTTGATCCAGCCCATGTACGGATCTATTCGAATGTTCTCCAACTCAAATCCCCGCATCTCCGTGTGCAGATGATTCAGACCTGCTTGGCCGGCGCCGAATATATGCAGAGCGCCAAGCGCGCCGGTATCTACAGCTACCTTCTGAACTATGTGAGCACAGTGCAGAGTGGTGGATCTCCACCATTTCTTCCGGGAGAACAGCAACAACAGCAGCCAGCCGTGCCAAGATCGCTCAATTCATTCCAGAACCCCGTCGTCTATCCGAAACCGGAGGTTCAATCCCTTCGGGATCGTGACCAGATGCAGGCCTACAAGGAGAAACCGGTGAGTTCCTGGACGCAGTTGTCCCAGACGCCCCAGCAGAAAATGGTCAGCTACTTTTCGTCCTGCTTAGAGGTTCTCGGCATCCAAGAGGAGATCGCGTTAACCGAGGAGACGCTGAAAAAGGCCTACAAACGAGCCTCGTTGAAAGCCCATCCGGACAAGGGCGGCTCGGAAGAACAGTTCGAGGCCATCACCCGTGCCTTTGCGTATTTAACGGAGATTCTGAAGCGGATCCAGGGGGGTCGCGAGGGGGGCTTAAAGGAGGTGACTGCGCCTACGGCTCTGACCTCGGGTCGTACCGAAGATGCCAAGGCGTGGCAGCACGTGGAGCCCGTGCGGCTCAATTCGAAGAACCTGGATATGAACGCCTTCAACCAGATGTTCGAGAAGACACACATGGTGGATCCGGATCACGACGGCTACGGGGACTGGCTCAAAGACGAAATGGCCGACAAGGGCTCTGCATCGTCTGCAAAATTCAGCGGCAAATTCAATCGGGATGTCTTTAACTCCATGTTTGACGAGGAGGCGCGTTTGAAGGGCGTCAAGAGCCAGCAGATCATTCACCCCGAGGCCATGGCCATGACGCTGGCACCGACCATGGGCTTGGAACTCGGCCGAGAACGCCCTGACAGTTTCACACCGGCACCGAACGCGAAACACCAGTTCTCCGATCTCAAGGACGCCTATGTGAGGGAGGCGACAATTTCAGACAAGGTCTCGAATGTCCGCGTAGAGGCGCGCTCTATCGATATGTACAGGGCGAGCCGTGAGAAGGCGCCTGAACCGTTGTCTCATCATGAACAGCAGCAGCTGGCGGCTGCTGAGCAGCAGATCAAGCAGAGGGAGCAGCATCGGCAGGTACGGGCGGCGAGCCAGGGCGTTCTGGAGAACCAGTACTTTGAGCGGATGAAGCAGCTGGTTATAGCAGACAAATAAGAGCTGTGCTCATTAAGGTGTTGCTTAGCAACACCTTATAGCACAGCTCTGATAGTCCTGACCCGTTGGGTCAGGACTATATTATAACCTCTGCTTCCAAAGGAAGCAGAGGTTATCTGAGGGTAAAATGATTGATACTCGCCCTTCGGGCGAGTATCGCTCGTACTCCCCAGTCCAAAGGACTGGGGAGTATCCAGTTCTCTGATCCTTTGGATCAGAGAACTCGTGCATTTATCCTAAGAACTATTTCTGAAAGACACTAGAACTACCTAACGGTTGTACCCCACTTATGCATTTATTTTAAGAACTATTTCTGAAAGACACTAGAACTACCTAAAGGTTGCAACAGAACACTATATAGTCCCATGAACGCTGATTCAGTCGTCCTCTGGTATCAACGCGAGAATGGGGATTTTCGGGTCTCCGTGAATTCCGTGGCCGATGGCTACCAGATCACGGTCAAGGAACTGGATGAGCGCGATCCCCAGGACTCCCAGGAGTTCACCTTCCGTGACTTCGAGCATCTGCAGAACTATCTGAATACCCTCCATGAGCAGGTGCTGAACGACCAGGATCAGAGGGAGCCGTTCAAGCATCTCCAGTATTCCGTACCCTACTTTCCGTCGATCATTATGACGGTGGAGTCTCTAAAGACGAATCCGGGCTATTTCTACCGCTTCATGCAGGCGCTGGAGTTCTATTTCAGTTGAGAAGACAATTCGTTCTCCAATTTTAATAATTATTAACTAATCTTAGCAAATAGTTAATAATTAGTTGTTGAATTTAAGAAGGCCAGCTAGTATGGCAAAACTCAGAGTGCCCCACACTGTCTGGAGAAAATAAATCCATCACTAACAGGGAACATGGAATCCAGTACTAAATTTATTCTGGTCTTGGTGATTCTTGTGCTAGTGGCAGCCATCTTCGCCTTTATGCACAGCCGCCGATTAGTGGAAGAGAATCCCTTTCGGAACAAGCATTTGCTGAAGAAGGGTATGGAAAAACCCGTCCTGTGGATCTACTACGACACCAGCGATGTGAATTCCGCGCGCTGGTACGACTTTGGCGGTCGCTCCAGTCGCGCTCTCAATCTGCCGTTCCTGAACCTCTGTTACCAGACGGCCGTTCTTCAGAACCAGCAGACCTATCGCATTGAAGTCATCAATGGACTGACAGGGTTGCAGACGCTTTTAGGAATGGAGGCGATGCCCGTCCGGCTCCAGAATCCGATCCAGTCCGTCAATGCTGCCGAGATGACCTGGATACGGGCGGCGGTCTTAGCCAAGTTCGGCGGCCTGTGGCTCGATCCCCACACCATCTGCCTGCGCCCCTTTGGTCAACTCCCAAAGAAGTCGCCGATCTTCTTTGGGACGGACTTGAATGAGACCTATGCCGGCAAGGAGGGCACGGCGCTTCCTGGCTTTCGCTGCATCTGGTCGCCCAGACCTTTAAGTCCTCTGTTTGTGGAATGGGCGGAGATCGCAAAGGCTCGTCTGGACGCTCAGGGAGGCGGGCAGCAGATCCGTCGCGACGAGAACTGGGACTGGATTGCATTGAGCAAGAAGTACCCTGGTGTTCAGGTTGATTATGCGGCCGAATGTGCGCGCAAGAAGGGCGGGCTCAGGCTCCAGCTCGAGGATCTGCTGGCCTCGGGCTTGGACGGTCAGCTGCCCTTTGGCGTTCCTGCACAGAGTGTCTATGTTCCGATCATGTGGCCAGAACTCCGCGACCGCGAGATGTTCGGTTGGTTCTTGCGGATGAGCGAGGAACAGATCATGGAATCGGATATTTCGGTACGCTATTTGTTGGAACGCGGATTAACCGTGTTGCGACAACTAGATGCTCCAAAGAAATATATTATAACGGATGTTCCTGAATAGTCTTGTAATAGATATTCTGTAGCGAGAGAACGGATGTATTGCCTTTGCAATAGGCAATCCATGCGTTCAGCAAAAAGACATGCACCAATGTGTTCTCATTCATGGAGCCCTCTCCAAAGAGGCGATGGATCGTCTGAAAGGACTCCAGAATGTCCTCAAAGGTGTAGCCCTTTTTCCAGATCTCAAGCAACTGATAGGTGCCAGGGACGAGGCTCCGTTCTGCAAGGCTGTTTAACAGGGGCAGAAAGTCGAGATGGAACGGCGTCGAACAGATGGTCTGGATCAGGCCGCTCGTCGGCCTCCTATTCGTCGTTATGAGAATGTTGCGGACTAAGATCAAGAGTCGCATGAAATCGCTGACATTGTTCTGGCAGGTGTTCAGGATCCATGACCAGAGCTCCTCTGTAAACAGTTCTTGATGGGGCATCTTCACGCGTTCCAAGAACGCGGCCTGGTGCTCATAGGGATCCAGTAAATCCATGGTCACATGGATGGTACGGCTTCTGAGTGCAGGGATGAGATCTTCGATGGAGTTCCCGACAAAGATGAAACGCGTGATATGACTATAGGTTTCCATGGGTCGCCTGAGAGCCTGCTGAGAGATCTGAGGGAACGTATCCACATCGTCGATGATGACCCAGCGATAGATCTTGTTGGTGGTGACGTCGTTCAAGAATGCACCTGGATTCATTTGGCGGATAAACATCGTCACATGGTTTCGAATGGTCTGGATGCCCCGATCCTGATCGGGTGTTAACAGCATGCACTCGTCCAAGGATTCCTCGCCCCATAACTCAGGGTTTTTGCGTTTTCTTGTAGTGGCATAATGCTTCAAGAGCTCTTTGACGAGCGTGGTTTTTCCGGTTCCGGCGGCGCCTGTGAGAAAGATGTGGCAACTTGTTTCTAAGAGGTGGAGACACTGTTTCCAAGGGGCTTGTTGGCCTATGAGGGAAGCCATTAGAGATGGAAGGGGATAGACTTTATACCGCCTTTCTTTTATACTAGGCTGTGCCGTTAAGAATCTAATTACGCCCCCTCCTATGGAGGGGGCGTAATTTTATACTAAGCGGTACGAATAGGGATGAGTAAACCAACTCCAAACGAAACAATTAATTCTTTATTTGCTCATTCTAGTTCTCTTATGTCTGCGGCACCCTCTTCGCAAATTTCCCCTCCGCCAATCACCTATTCAGATAATGGAAGCCGCGCCATCATGCCAGGCCTATCTGTGCGATTAAATGAATCACCTTTGGCAGTGAATGTAGCTGTATCTAGACCAGCTCTTGCAGCTAATGTAGCTGTATCTGTCCCAGCTCTTGCGCCTCCTGCTGTAAATAAATTAGATATATTGCTTCAAGAATATGAATTTGATATTTTACGCATATTTACAGATTATTTTGTAACAAACCGTGAAACAGTACTTACGAGTGTAAATAAATCTGGATGGGCGCGGCCAGGTGACTGGAATTATCCGATCGATGACTCCTATCTATTTTTATTGAAAGGTGGCAATGCTATTAAACTATGGAAACACATAGCTGCAGACAGTGATTATCCAATGCCGAATCTTGGAGATATGGATTGCGTATTCCTTATTAATCCTAGACTACCGTTATATGCTTTTAATAGTCTTTTAACACATTTAATGGAGCAAGCACACAGATTATTCATGGCTAATATACCTAGCGCTAGAAAGATAAGAAATATTCCATTTGTAAAGATGAATTCGAATAGCTATATGAGCAGACTCCAATCATTTGATAAAAAACCTATTGATAATATGCTGATACCGCTTATAATACAGCAACCACAGGAAATAATATATCCATCCCATATTACAGGTAAGGGAGTATCTGCACAAATAACACTAATGAAATTATTCTTAAATACTATAGCAAGTCCTAAACGAGAATTAATTGATATATCTTTTTTACATCGGGCGCACCCATTGTTAGGATTTCAATATGATCTATATTCAATTGATTACCCGAAAGTAATTACTATTAAAAATACATCTAAAATTTCGAATGAACACCCTATTTCTATTGCAAAACCCATTGCCCTTTTATACGAACAGTCTGTTATACAAACCCCATCCTTTGAAACAAGAGCAGATAAACTTGAGAAACGACACGGATATATTGATTATCTTAGAAGTCGACCAAATGTACAAAATAATATGAGCAAGCGCACTACAAGAAATGCTCTTAGAAGAACAGTAAAAGCACAATATAATAAAATTACAAATACATTTGGTAAATCTACTGCAAATTATCTACTTCAGAGAAATGCATGGCATATATATACAAAGCTACGAAATAATATGCTACAAAAGACAAATACACGCCATTTGTTACTTGGAATGCACCCTTGCCAGGACAGCCACCCTTACCAGGCGCCCTATTGCCAAATGCATCCACACTCTACGATCCTTTGCTAGAATCGGCAGGATTTGAAGTCTAAAGCATTCCATCCCTTCTTTTGAAAGCAAATGAGCCAAGACCTCTACAAACTGCTCGGTATTGAGCGTTCGGCCTCTTCAAGCGATGTGAAGCGCGCCTTTCACAAGCTTGCGCTTCAACACCATCCTGACAAGGGCGGCAATGAGGAGACCTTCAAAAAGATGCAGCAGGCCTATGAAGTACTCAGCGACGACGGAAAGCGGCGGCACTATGACGCCACGGGGCAGGTTCCTGGAGACCAGTTGGGCGAACAACAGGGCGGCATGCCCTTTCCGTTCCCCTTCGACATTGGCAACCTCTTTGGGATGTTCGGGCAAGGCGGGCGGCCGCCCAGACATCGGGGCATGAAGCCGCCCCCCAAACAGGAGAAGCTCAAACTGACCTTGGCGCAGTTGTACTTCGGCCACTCGTTTCAGATCCACCTGGATCGCTTCAAGGCCTGTGGATCGTGCCAGGGCTCAGGCGCCAAGCGCAAGGAGTCCTGCGGTTCATGTGGCGGCGGAGGAATGGTCATACAGACTATGAATCTGGGCGGGATGATTATGCAGAGCCAAGGGCCCTGCAGGGACTGCAACGGAGAGGGCAGTCGGATTGTGGAATCCTGTCCAGGATGTAACGGCAACAAAAAGGTACAGGAGAAGCGCGTGATTGATGTGCAGATTCCCGCGGGTACCCAGGATGGGGAGGTCTTCACCTTTCAGGAGGTCTGTTCGGAAGTCCCCGAATTCGAGAAGGCGGGGGATCTTCAGTTGACGATCGAGCCGGCGGGCGCTGCGTGGAAACGGATAGGAAGTAAGGGACAGCACTTGGAGTACGAGGTGTCGCTGAACTTGGCGGAGTCGCTCATCGGGACGAAGGTGAAGCTGGAGGGACATCCGGCCTGGGACGAGGGGCTATGGCTTTCCGTGCCACCGGCGTCGTTTCAGGAGGATGTCTACTGTGTGACGGGCTTGGGGATGCCGCTGAAGGGGACTACAAATGCATACGGAGATCTCTATCTACGGATCAAGATCTCTGCGAAGTTGTCGGAACGGAAGGAGCTGAGTTCTGAGGCGCTGCAGTCCCAGCTCCGAGCCGTATTCAGCCCTTTATGCCGGCCGCAGGAGGTGCCGGCTGATACGGAGGTACAGAAGGAGCTGTATCTCACAAAGTTGCCATAAGGGGGCAACCCCCTTTAAGAACGATCACGCATCGTCGCATCATACTGTTCCGTAGAGGTTCCCAAATAGTAATCTGGATTCAAGCCAGCATTGTCATAGGCTGCCTTGTTGTCCAAAAGAAGCCCGGGCGCATTCACGAGCTGATAGCCAAGAGCTTGGTGGTTGCCCCCCTGCTGACTGCGACGCTGCTGGTTACGGCGTTGGCTCTTGCGTTGGCTCTTACGCCCCTTCCGCCTCTGCGTCCGGCGCCTACGCCGACGGCGGCCGCCGGACTGATCCTCCATCGTCGGTGCAAGTGTCTCATCCCTCAGCATCGCAGAGTCCGCGATCGCCTGATCAATCCCGTTCAGCATCGCAGAGGCTCGGAGGCCAGGATCCAGAGTTCCGAAGGCCTGCTCCAGAGGAGCCGAGCCCCCGTGCTGTGCCTGGTGGTATTGTGCAAAGTCTTCGCCCTGTGCAAAGGACTGCTCACTTGCAGAGCTTCCATAGAGACTGGCGGCAATTGGAGCCGCACCCCCCCGGATGCGTCTGCTCCCGATGCGTCTGCTCCCGATGCGTCTGCTACGCCTATTCCGATGTTTCCGCGCCGCGCGTCTTGATTTCGCCATTCTATTAGTGGCTTATTAAATAATTTTGGGATCGCTTAGTAGAAACAATGGAACCTCAGTGGATGGAGAAGATCTCAAGCAAGACAGTCTGCGATTTCTACTATATCATTTTCGTTGTATACGCAGTTCTCGCGGCCATCGCCGTGGTCAACGTAGTCGTTGTCTTCTTCCTCAAGATCCCCCTGTCCGTCAAGCTGACCATGGCCGTGCAGGGGATTGTGGCCGCTGCATTACTGGTGGTTCTCTCCATGTTCCAGTACATTGTGTGCGACCGGGCACTCCTTTCCAAGCAGGCACAGCAGACGGCGGAGGGGTTTTACAGCAAGGCGGGAAGCTCGAGCCGTAAGTAAATGTGTAGGCGGTGTATTTTTAATATAATTTTATACTAAATTATATTAAAATGCAGCCTAGACCATATTACTCATTGTCCGCCTGCAGAGCGGCCAGATTGACCTTACGCTTCTGGATCTTTCCCGATACAACGTAAATGGAGTTCTCCGTCAGGATCAAAAAATCGTCGCCGACCTTGTACAGCTTCTGCACAAGCGAGGTGAACTCCTCCTTGGATTTGACCAGCACCTTATCCTTGTCCTTGGATTCACTGTCCTCGCCCAGGAACGCCTTGCCCGTCGCCGTGGCCACATAGTAATCGAGCTGGATTGGCTTGTCCAGCTGAATCGCCAGCTTCGAGGCCTGGACAAGGCACGTTGCATTCGGAAGAGGATCCTGAGTTGCAGGGGCTGTTGCGGCCGGAGGGGGAGTCGACATGGGAATTCTGAAGTCTATCAATAGTTCCGTAGCGTTTGTTTAAACGCGCTTAATCAACACCTCCGTAGCATGGGCTCGGAAGACGCCGTTCAAGAAGACATAGGCCGCCTGAATCTGATCCATCGTTCTGGCGCCGGTAATAATGATCTTGCCCGTTCGAAAGATGCTCATCGTAATGCGTTTGCACTCTCCTTCTCCGTCGCCCGTACCCTGTCCCTTGCAGAATCCCTTGCAAGAACAGATACCCGTGCCCTTGTTGTTCGTGTTGTAGAAGAACTTCGTATTGACCCCCTGATAAATCGTCTTCTCCAGCATGGAGAAGAGGTTGTACTCTTCCATCAGGATTCGGTGGAGATTGTCCTGCTGAATGTCGTGGCTCAACGAATAGTCGGTGTTAATGAGGGAGACACTGACCTTTGTAACCGCTGCCTCCTTTGTCGTATCCGTGAAGGGACTCTCAGGTAGCCTCTTGATCTGCGCCAGAAGCCACTCCACGCCCTCCACGGCAAACGCCTGGCTCGTCACACCCGTCATCTGAATTCCGCCATTCCCAAAGATCTTCATATTGAGCTCCTTCCATCCCGTGGGGGTTGGGCGGCGCAGCACAATTGTGCTTTGATTGAAGAATGACTTGGGGGTGGCCTTGCGATTCGTGAAGAGATCCTTGTAGCAGGCACCGAACACTTCCGTATTGTGCTCCAGCTTGAGAATCCCTTCGCCAGGATATCCGATCGGAATGAGCTGCGTCCTGAGTTGCCGAAAGAGACTGTCACGTTGAATTGGCATGCCCCAATTGGCCGTCACGGTCATTGTAGAGATACGAAGAGGTGTGATTGTGAAGTCAGACGACAGCTGAATGACTTGATTTTGAACGGCTGTCATCGAATCGAATTAGTGCCCTTCTGTCTTTAAACTCGCCTCAAATTTTTGTTGAATGCTATGAATGAGGCTGGCGACTAGACCATAGCAACGCGTCCATTCCACCCCCGCATTCAGAAGGGGCATGCACCGATTGATCTGCTCCAAGAGATCCTTGTCCAACAAAAAGAGTGTGTTTGCAAGCAACAACAGTTCTGTTAGAATAGTTGACAGTTCCGCGGAATTGGTTCGCAGAAACTCGGGAATCTGGTCGGGATGATGATTGAGATAGAACTCAAGGCGTGCATCCGTTTCGGGCTTTTTAAGGGCGAGGCGGAGATCCCCGCGACTGATCTCTTGGAAGGCGGTTCTCTGAATACAAGCGGAGTGGGTGGAGCCATTCTTCTGGGTGGAGGGGTCGCTCAGGGGAAGCAATGCTTCCCCTGAGCCATGCCTCGATGCAGCCAATGGCTGCATCGAGGGGTCGCTCGCCAGACGCGCAGCGTCTGGCGAGCCATTCTTCCACCCAACCATCGGTTGGGTGGAAGGATCATACCGAATCCGCAGCAACCGTTGGCGCAACTTCGGATGAATGCGGCTCTGCGAATTGCAGATCAGAATCATACAGACATCCTTCGGATCCCTGTCCAGGATGGTCTGGAGGGAGAGTTGCGCCGCCTCGGTCAGGGTTTCACATTCGTCTAGAATAATGAAACGGGGCGCCACCTGACTCGACACCTGAATAGACGACCAGGAGGCGCGCAGAAACGGAAAGATCTTCTGCCGAATAGCCTCCAAGGATCGCTCATCGGCGGCATTCATGGAGATGCACATGAGCGCCTTCTGCTGTTTCCAGATCTGCGAGACCAGCCATTCGGCACTGGTTGTCTTGCCCGATCCTGGGGGGCCAAAGAGAAGCAGATGCTGAAGTGAACTGGGATTCTTGACAAAGAGATCAAAATACAAACGCACCCGGGGGCACCAGAACTCCTTATTAATGACGGAGGTCATTGAAACTCCTTCCTCTAGGAACCATGAAACTGGTTTAAACCCCTTCCAAAGGGTCTAAACCTTTGGCGACTTAGAAGGATAGGATGTCATCACGAGGCCGCGGACGCAAAGCAAAGGTTGTCGAGGAGGAAGAGGCGCCCAAACGTTCTAAAAAGAAGCAGTTCTCCGTGGTGGCCGTGGTCACCCCCACGAGCATCGAGGGGTCTTTGCAGCCCGAGGTGCGAAAGCCCTTAATTGCCCATCTGCCCATTCAGAGCCGCGACATCATGCTTCATGATGCCCCTATACAGTACAATCCCGTGCCACCCACGAATGTGGAGCCCTATGATGAGCATATCGATGATCCGTTCTCGGAGGTGGTAGCCCCCATAGAGGCTGCACCCGTCGCTACTATTGCAACTGCAACCACAACCACAACCACAACAAGCGATGTCCCCGACTATTATAAGAAGGGCACGCTTCTTGTTCAGTACCAGGGAACCGCGGACATAAAAGCCATCCCTGACCGCGTCGACATCGCCTGCTTCTGGTGCTGCCACAGTTTTGAGCACAAGCCCGTCATCCTCCCTATCCGTGATCAAGGGGAGTATATTCAGGTCAGTGGAAACTACTGTTCTCCTGAGTGTGCCATGTCCCACCTGTTTGACCAGCGCCAGGATGCCTATGCGCGCTGGGAACAACTCTCCCTTTTGAACCGCCTGTATGGCTCTATGAATCCGCTGAGACCCGCGCCCCCTAAACAGATTCTCAAGCTGTTCGGAGGCCCCATGAGTATAGAGGAGTATCGGTCGCTTCTGCAGAGTGCCAAGCTCCGCGTCGACATTCATCTGCCTCCCATGGTTTCTCTTCTGGCCACGATGGATACGAAGCCCATCGATTTCTATGATGTCAGTCTTACGAAGGGCGTCATGGAAACGGTCAAAGAGCGTCTGGCCAAGGCCGAAGAGGTGCTGAAGCTAAAGCGTACAAAGCCCCTGAAGGCCTGGGAATCGACGCTCGATGCCTGCATTAATCTGAGAGTCCGAACTTAGTCCGCAACCTCTGTCAGTTCAATATCCACCTCGGCTTCGGGTGCGGTACTCGTAATTCCGAGAACCCGATCGGCGTAGATATGAATCTTCTTTACAAGGTCAGCCTGGAAGATGAAGATGATAAAGAGCAGAACGGCACCCCCGCCCAATTCTTTCAGTCGTCTGTGCTGGAATCCTGCCACCCCGTCCAACGGATAGGGAATTGCGCTCACGAGGTTGCGTAGCACATAGGCCACAATTGCAATAAAGAAAAAATTGGCCAAAATATCCAGTGTAAAGAGACCGATCGGATACTCTTCCCACTTGGTAGGCGTTTTTGATTGAAACAGGGCATAGACCGAGTCATAGGCTCTGGCGGCCAGAAGACCGGCAACAAAGAAATAGGTCGTTGTTAATCCAATGTCTAGGAATTTAACGGCCACAAACGCGGGCGTATAGGGCGGATCACTCATCTGCTTGTGTTTGTGCCCTTCGAAGAATACCATTCTACTTGGCAGATCTAAAAATTTGATTTTCAAAATTCTGAAAGGGGCAGGTATACAACCATAATGGAACAGACAATGACGACTGGATTTCTGAAGAACATTCGGGAGATTACGCAGCGCTACGTGCAAGAAGTAGAGCAGGAGAGTCAGCAATTTGCGGCGGCCATTCATGCCATTCGCGGCATACCTGCACCTGTGACTTCCTCTATTGAACAGAGGCTGAATCAACTCGAACAGAACTATCAGCGACAACTTCAAAAGACGGTGGCCGGTTTGTCGGAGGATATTGGAGATCTGGACAGTCGCTTGGCTGCCATTGAACGGGAGCAGCGAGAGGAGGAACCCTGGGCTTCCTGGCCGGTCGGTGAATCTCTTGCCGAGTCACTGCACAATGTGGTTGTAATAGATCCGCCAGTTGTTGACAATAGTAGCCGTAACATTGTCGTTCACATGAACGACGAGGATGTCGATATGGGTTCTTCTGTACTTGAAACAAAGACTGTGGAAATTAAGCAAGTGCAAGGGAAGCCGACTGTTACTGAGGTGAAGCCGGCTGTTGTTACTGAGGTGAAACCAGTTGCTGTTGCTGAGGTAAAGCCAACGGTTGCTGTCAAGCAAATGGATGATGCAGAAGAGGAGGAAGAGGAAGAGGAAGAGGAAGAGGAAGAGGAAGAGGAAGAGGAGGGACTTGAGCTAGAGGAGTTTACATTCAATGGCGATTCCTATTACAAAGACACGGATAACAATGTATATACTGCAAATGAAGAGGGCGAGGTGGAGGAGACGCCCATTGGCCGCTGGCTCGAAAAGCGCCAAACGATCAAGTTCTATACAGCCACACCAGCCTAAACATTTGCCGTATTCTCTGTATAGAAGATGGCAACCAAGCTATATCTATTGGGATTGTACAACCAGTGTACGGAAATTATCAAGAAATCCTGCGAAGCCTCTGCACTCCTTTTGAATGCTACCTGCAACTATCTGAACGGCACGTCCAATGAATGGTATTTTTTGTCAACGGATCTCGTAATTCCTGCATCCGCCTATACCGCTCGTACCTCCAATCAGAAAGCGCGGATCCAGTGGACATATAACTCGTATCGGAATACACTTGTAGAGACACTTGAATCCCCCGAACCAGTTGCACTCAAACTCGATTGGCTGTCTACCATTCTTCACTTTGATAATCGGGAATACGTCCTGGACGCTTGGATTCAGAATCTCTACATTGTCATGGACGATGTAGATCCGAGTCTCACGCCTGAACGACTCGTTCAAGCATGGGCCATTGCCCATAAGCTCTGGCCAGAGGATGCAACACTTCATATTATTGACAGCGATGGTGACTCGCATACTATTTCAGTGTTTGAAGACACGAACAGCGATGAATGGCAGGCCTTGCTGCCACGACAGACGGCTCGAGCAGAACCGTATGTTCATTCAGAATCAGAATCGGACGAAGAGCACTTGGAGTGTACGTGCCGTCCTGCAATTGATCCGCCTGACTGTACATGTATTGCAGAGTGTGATGCGCCTGACTGTACATGTATTGCAGAGTGTGATGCGCCTGAGTATGTGGAGTCTGATACAGAGGTGCCTGCGATCGAAGCGCCTGCGATCGAAGCTCCTGCGACTCCTGCATCTCCTGATCAAACAACCGGCTCAACTGACCAGTCAAATGAATCCAACTAAATTTGAACCTAAACATTTCTATGTATAGGATGACAAGCAGCCATCCACAATGTCTATCCATCTTGATTCTCCGATCTCTAAGACGAGCTGGTCTCTCTACTGGCATCCGAGTGAAGGGCGTGACTGGTCACTCCCGTCCTTTACACACTTCGGAACCATGAAGACCTGGCGGGATTTCCACACGATCCTAGAGGTACTGAAAGTGAGTACGCTGAGCGACGGAATGTTCTTCCTGATGCGCGATCCGATTCCGCCCCTCTGGGAAAATTCCCAGAATATCTACGGGGGCGCCTACAGTTTCCGCATTCCAAAGGCGGCCGCGGGTGCCGGGTTCGTCCACTATGGCATTGCGGCTATCCTGGAGACCGTGACGACCTCCTCTGCCAATACCATCAATGGACTCTCTATCAGTCCCAAAAAACACTACAATATTGTCAAAGTCTGGAATACGGATGCAGGGAAGTTTAAGAGACCCGATGATCTTCTCTGCCTGATTCCTGAAGTGAAGACGCCCGAAGTGCAGTACAAGGCCTTCACGGATATGAAGATGTAAAATAGAAAACTCTAAAATAGGATCCTTTAAAGAGGATTCTATTTTATACTAAGCGGTACCGACTACTATTAATTTAGTTAGGAATTCGGAACAAACAGGTAGTCATCTCCGCCCAAGGCCTGTTTCTGCGTATATCCCATTGTATTTAATAGAGCTGCCGTGCGATTATAATTAGCTGGCCATAATTCAATAATAAGTGTAGGCTTGTATTTTGCAAAGGTCTTCTTTGCACCTTCTAAGGCCTCATATTCTCCGCCTTCGACATCCATTTTAACAACTGAAATGGGTTTATCAAATACAATATCATCTAATTGAATGGAAGCTACACGAATCCCATCTGGCTTTGTTGTCATCGTCGTGGCTCCTACATTGCCGGAATTCTGTTCAAATGTAAAGACTGAATTTGCATTTGATACAACGAGATTATAGAGTTTTTTTGGTAAATCTCTTGTATTATATGACATCATTGTAAATACATCAGACTGTGGTTCAAATAAGTGAACAGTGCCGGTAATTGGCTTAATTTGATGCGCTCGAATCGAGTTTAACCCTAAATTTGCACCAATATCAAGCATATCCGTTCCCTCCACATAATATTCAGCAATTACTTTACATAAGGGATCTTCCCATATTTTATCCTTACCAATTGCTGCTGTAATATGATCGTTATCATCAAATACATAGATATCCCCATATACAGAATGATTAATTTTATTGATACGATCAATCTTATCGGATGAAAAATAGAATCCTTCCATTATAGGAGGATTTAAATATAACACATATACTAGAATCATAATTAATAATAATATATACACTATAATGCTATATTTACGCATCTATATACCGTTAGGAATTAAAAAGACAGTTGTATAAATCTTTTCGTTCTGTAATTAAATTTCGTTCCCCCCCTCTAAATTTAATAATATCTGTTTTATGATTCCCTTTGCAGAGATCTTCTAGCGCCTTTGCAGTATCCCATCCATTGCTTGATATATACTTAAAGGGCCCATCTTCCGCTTTCATAAACTTCATGCTACTTACTAATTCAGGATGATTTTGCAATACATATTGTGCTGCAATATGGATAAATAGATAGTTTAACAGATCCGTTCCAATTTTCTGTGTATCAATCTCTTCCTCCTGTTTCATATAGTCAACCGCATCACTGACCGAATCAAAGTCTTCTAGCATAAAAAATGCCTTTTTCCATTTTGTTATAAACTGTCCTTTTGGAACGGTGGCAAAAAACCAGCTCTCTAAGATTGGATATCGAATATCACTTGTAAATCCATCTAAATAGTATCCTATAAACTCAAATTTAGACTGCCGAGAGAATGAATAGGGCTTTGTAAGTAGAATAGATGCGTCTGACCAAACCCCTCCATATTTTTCTAGCAGGAGAAGGCGCGCTGTATCGGATTCTCGCGCACTACTGTCTATAAAAGAGAGCGATTTAATATCTACATTCACATACTCTTTAAAATTCGCAGGGGTTACAACACGAACCTCGTACTCAGGATTATAGTGACGCCATGAATCAATACATTTTAAGACAACCTCGGGTATATTTGTGCTATCCCAATACGTCCAGATAATGGCAGGGATTGTATGTTGCTGTGAAAACCCTTCTACAGGAACTCTATAGAGAATAAATATACATACAGCGATAGCAATCAGTATACATAGAAATATAAATGGCTGCTTCTGCTTCATCTCTATTAGTGAGAATCTAATTAAGTTTCATTACAGAATCGGTCAGCACCTGCTGCATAAAATACTGGCCATTCCAGTAATTCAATAGAGACGGTAGAAGTGTGATCCAGTATACCGAGGGCTGTGATAGATTGCAAGCGATGGACAGGGCAGCCATGGCCATACAACCTGGGCTCCGTATCCAGACATTTAAGAACGCATTGATGCGTTTTTCAGTGTGTCGATCTATCCATCCATTTCGTACACTGAACAGCAGCGCATAGTCAATGCCTCCTGGCAACCCTGTTGTAAAAAAGAGTGACATGCCCGTAAACGTATGGGCTTCTGGAATACAACCAATCGGAAGGGCGACGCCGATCATGAGGCCGTGATGAAGCCAGTCATCGGATCGAAAGCTCTTCCAGTAGAGGGCGCAGTGATACAAGTGGAGCGCAAAACAGAGTTGGATTGCGAACCAATTTGTCGCATACATCTGCAGATTATAGAGATCGGTAAAGGTATGCACAAGATCGGAACCTGTGGCATAGACAATGAGTGCATTGTGAAGGGCATGCACGGCATAGTAGGGCTTTTCATACTTCAGGTAGCGTATCAGGTGATCGAGGGACGCAAAGAGCCCCATCCAGAGGGCAGTATAGACAAGCTCTTCGAGCATCCTTGCCTCTACAGCCTGTTCGTAATTTAAGCTAACAAAATTTGATAGCAGGAATGGCTACACGTGGCAGCAAGATGACTCAGTATCTGCCAGGAGATTTCAGCTTTCTGCGTGACGAGAGTAGCCGGCGCTACGCCAATGATACGTATCAGGCGGTGACCAAGGCAGAGGCCTGGGATCTCATGAAGGAAGATCCAGGGGATGGAGGATTTATGTTCTCAGCTGACAAACGTTATAAGGTCATTCAGGATACGATGGAACTCGGGGGAGAGCACAGCGGATCCAGCTATGGCTGGAGTATGCGCCAAGTCCAGTATATTGCCCAGCATGGATGGAACGCGTATGTGGCCTTGTTTGAGCACTAAAGGGGGACAAATCCCCGTCTTCTTATTTTTAAAGATCATGGATTGACAAGGATGGACGCGTTCAAGAAGTTTCTAACGACAGGGTCACCTCTACGAAATGAAGTTGTGGTGCAAGACTTTCGATCCAAGTATACTTTTGAACAACGGTACGAAGAGGCAACACGGATCAGCCAGAAGTTCCCTGGCCGTGTTCCGGTCATTGTCGAACGCGGCTCGAATGCAAAGACCGTGCCGCTCATTGACAAACAGAAGTTTCTCGTTCCAGGGGATCTGACCCTTGGCCAGTTCGTGTTTGTTATTCGGAAACGCATGGAACTGATGTCCGAATCAGCGCTGTTCTGTTTTGTAGGGGGGACGTTGCCGACCACGGGGTCTCTGCTACGAGAACTCTTTGGGCGGTTCCGAGATCCGGATGGATTCTTGTATATGTCGTATTGTGGGGAGAATACGTTTGGGTGGGGGACATCGGGTCTAGGCGCCTTCGGCGCCTAGACCCGCCTCCCCCATACCCCCTGTTTACTCAAGTTACTTATATCTGCATGTAAGTAACTTGAATGAATATGTATAAATTAAGCGGACAGGGGGTTAAGGGGGAGGAAACCCGCCGAAGGCGGGTTTTTGTCCCCCTAGGCTTTCTGCTTGTGCCTCGCCAGCACAAGCCTGATCTCCCCCAGATTGGCCACCATGTATCGCAGAACAAGCGGGTAATCGTTCTTCAGATACAGCTCGATGCTCGGGCACAGATTCGTGCACTTCGTAAACATCGTCAGATACTTGAGCTCAAAAATCCCCTGCACGATTTCCGTCGCCGAGCCCAGCTTCTGCACCTTTACGCCCGTTTGACTTTCCGACAAGATCACCGTCTCCCCATCGACATAGTCCCCTATACACCGAAAGATGAGATCCGAGCCCGAGCAGGTGATCTCCAGTTTCTCGGCCAAAGCGTTGAAGTCCCTGCAGATCTTCTGGAAATCGCTGCTCGGCATATTGATGATCGAGGTGAACTGAATGTTCGGCATCTCAATGTTCTCGACATTGGTGTCGAACAGCTTCATCATCCATGTATTCGTCGTCTGCTTCTCGGCGTTCTCCGCCTTGATTCCTAGCTTGTTCGGATTGGAGGCCGGCAGGAAGAGCGTCAGTGAGTCCGTGTTGGACAAGGTCTTGATGAGCTTGAACAGGTAGATCATGTTGACGCCCAGGATGAACTTGCTCGGGCAAAAGAAGTACTCGAACTTGTCAGCATTCAGCCTCAAGTACGTCAGAACCACGTGCGTCTCATCGACATCGATGATCCGAATGCCCGTAGAGTCGAACTCGATGTTTGCCTCGGCCAGAATCTCTTTCAGTCCTTCGATCAGTGTGCGAAAGGCTCCCGACTGCACCGTACGAATCTCAAAGAGATTTCCATTGGCATTCGCCTTCCCTGCGACTGCTGCACTACTCATCTGAAGGTCTTGATTCACGCGGGCTTTAACCTCTCATTGATTGCTAATTTGAACGCATGCCGGGAAACGAAGAGGGGTTGGATCAAACGCGCCTGCCCTTGCGTTTGTTTTTCTTCGTGCCATTCATAAATTTATAGATCCCGTACAAGGCTAGCGGCGAAATATACTTACTCACGGCGGCCACGAAGGGCTCTCCAATGGACGGGAGGAATCCGCCCTTCTGTTGACGTCTTCGTGTTGCCTTTTTGATTTGTTTGCGCGTTCTGCGACGCCCCCCGATTTTCGGCCGAATCATATCCATGGTCGGCTGAAGCCGGCAAGAGCCAGCGGCCGCCGCCGGCTGATTCAGTCCCATCACCGATCCCAGATATCCAGGGGGTTGCCCAAATGTGGTCATCTCTATCCTACGCCTACATTAAACGATTTGCAAGTTGTGCCATCTGTTGATAGGCAATGGAGCTTGTCTGCCGAACATCCGCGGGGAACCTATTGATATCCTGGTTAAGCTGAAAGAGAAGGGCGGAGAGTTCTTCGTCAGCATGGCGTATCAACATATGGATCCCCTTCAGATAGGTCTCACTAATTCGCCCATAGCTCAGGAGTTCTCCCAATGGAACGGCTCGAATCTGCAGAAAGATCTGTTCTAGAACGGTGAGGCGTAAGAGGTTCACATCGTCCTTATAGGTGTGATAAATCTGTTCTAGAGTTTTCCGATTCGAAGGAACGAGTTCGGTAGAGTTTGAGGAATTGGTCAGATACTGTTCGAAAAAGTAGATGAGTTGCGGCTTCACAATACCGACGATGGCGCGTTCAACGGCCTGTTCCGTCTCCTTCAAAAAGAGATCCTGGTAATTCCAGAGCGCCCACTGCTTCGACAGAAGCATCTGGACATTCAGGAAACAGTGGAGCAGCAGATGAGTGATAATATAGACTCCAATGCCCACGAAGGGCGTATAAAAGAGTCGTGTTCCTGTCGTATGGATAGAACTCATGGCCTCGGATATATGGAGGGTACGATCAATCGTAGTTGTCATGAATTGAATGGGGACGGATAGGAAGGTGCGAAGGCCATTGCCCGTCCAGGTGCCCGCCTCCACACTCCAATCCGTATTCGTTGTATTCGTATCAACCGTCTCTTCAGGAATGAACTCCGGGACTTCCGAATAGTAATAGAGATAGGCGGCCACAAGAGCCGCCACAGGGGGCAGAACATAGTTGCTTAGGAACTTGAAGACATGATAGCAGTAGAGGCAGACGGAATTGGCTCGTATATTTCGTGTTCCGAGAATGAGCTTCACTTGAGGGCTCTGGCCATAGATATGCTGCACGAGCCCCTTGACTTTCTGGCCATAGACACCCTGTGGATTCTTTACAAGATAGCCGGTCTTCGGATCGGTGTCCGTGTAGACATCCTGGAGCCACTCATTGACTTTTTGGCGAAAGGGAACTAGATTGAGAGTCTGTTGTTCTTGTTGTCCTTGTTGTCCTTGATAGGATCCTCGTCGTGTTCGTGGCATATCTAGATGCCTTTGTATAAAAACGCTTAGGCCGTCAAATTAAATTTGACGGCCTAAGGCTTGTTATAATCCACCATACTCCAGATCCAAAATGGCAGAAACCTACGAATTACTGTCACACGAAGAGCATGTGCTCAAGTTGCCCGACACCTATATTGGGTCGACGGCGACCAGCGAAGAGAATCGCTGGATCTTGAAGGACGGCAAGCTCGTCTTCCAGTCCCTGCAGTTCAATCCAGGGTTGTACAAGATCTTTGACGAAATCATCGTGAATGCACGGGATGCCTTTGTTCGTGCCTCCACCACGGAAGGGCGTTTGCCCGTAAAGAAGATCGACGTGGTGGTCACGGACACCACGATCGAAGTCACGAACGACGGGGATGGCATTCCTGTTGTGGAGCATGCAACGGAAAAGTGCTACATTCCTGAGCTCATCTTCGGACGACTGCTGACCTCGAGTAACTATGCCGACGGAGAGGAGCGCATAGTCGGCGGCAAGAACGGATACGGTGCCAAGCTGGCCAATCTCTTCTCCACACAGTTCACGGTCGATACGCAGAATCCGGAGTCGGGCAAAAAGTATGTGCAGACCTGGTCGGCCAACATGAGTATAAAGGGGAAGCCGTCCATCAAGAAGGCGGCCGGTGTCAAGGGCTATGTCCGCATCGCCTTTACGCCCGATCAGGATCGGTTCAAGGGCGCGTTTGTCGAGGGGGCTTTGACAGAGAACATGAAGTCCGTCTTTGAGACGCGAATCCTCGAGCTGGCCGCCATGGTTGGCTCAGGCGTAAAGGTCTCCTGGAATGGATCTGTGCTAAGCACCAACACCTTTGAGAAGTATATGAAACTCTTCTTGAAGGATGGGATTTCAGGGTCATGCTTCGAAATGGCGGGGACGCGATGGGAGGTTGGTGCAGTGCTCAGTCGCCACCTGTACTCCGACGACGAGGGCTTCGACAAGCAGATCAGCTTTGTGAACGGCATTCAGACACGGAAAGGGGGCAAGCACGTGGACTATGTGAATCGTATCGTGCTCACGGACTTCTGCGCGGCGGCCTTGAAGAAGAAGGTCGACATCAAGCCCGGCCAGCTCAAGGATCACGTGGTCTTCTTTGTCAATGCGACCATCGTGAATCCCTCATTCGACAGTCAAACGAAGGAGTTCCTCACCACCCCTATGAGTAAATGGGGGTCTGTTCCGACCTTTGGCGGGAAGCTCGTGGACGGCTTAATGAAGCTGGGGCTGCTGGAGGAGGCCAAGTCCGTTCTCGATGCCCGAGCCGCCCGAGATGCCAAGAAATCCGACGGCAAGAAGCGCACGGTGCTGCGGGGCTTTCCCAAGCTGGAAGACGCTCTGTTGGCCGGTGATTCCAAACGGAGTGGTGAGTGCACGCTGATCCTGACGGAGGGTGATTCAGCGGCGACCTCAGCCATCTCAGGTCTTCAGGTGGTCGGCCGTGAGCTCTGGGGCGTCTTCCCTCTGCGGGGCAAGGTACTCAATGTGGATGAGATCTCCATTCAGAAGTTCAATGCCAATGCAGAACTCACGGCGATTAAGTCGATTCTGGGCTTGGAACACAAAAAAGTGTACAAGACGACCAAGGATCTGCGATACGGCCGCGTTATGATCATGGCCGATCAGGATCACGACGGCTCGCATATCAAAGGACTTGTGATGAACCTGTTCCACACGGAGTGGCCTTCCCTTCTCGAAATAGGCTACTTGTGCACGTTGCAGACACCCTTGCTCAAGGCCATACGGGGTTCCGCCTCCACCTCCTTCTATTCGAGTCAAGAGTTTGACGCCTGGAGAGCTACGCATTCGTTGAGTGGCACGCGCGTCAAGTATTACAAGGGTCTGGGTACAAGCACCCCTGCCGAAGCACGCGAATGGTTCCAAGATCTGCACGAGATCAAGTACGAGTGGGAGGGACTCCCCTCCAAGCAGGCGCTCACCCTGGCCTTCTGCAAGAAGGGAATGGACGGAAAGAAGGGATCCGATGATCGGAAGGACTGGCTTATTAAGTACGATCCTCTTGCGACCATGCCCGTGATAGGGGGCAAGGCAACCTACAAGGGCTTCGTGGACGGGGAGCTCATCCACTTCAGCAATGCCGACAATATCCGTTCGCTCCCCCATCTGATGGACGGTTTGAAGCCGAGTCAGCGCAAGATCCTGTGGGCTTGCTTGAAACGCAACTTGAGATCCGAGATCAAGGTCGCGCAGCTAGCCGGCTATGTCTCCGAGCACGCGGCCTATCATCACGGAGAACAGTCCTTGAATATGACCATTATCGGCATGGCGCAGACCTTTGTGGGGTCGAACAATCTGCATCTGCTGAAGCCCCTCGGACAGTTTGGGTCGAGGCTGTTGGGCGGCAAGGATGCGGCGAGCCCCCGATACATTCATACGCATCTGGAAGCCATTGTCGATGCGATCTTCAAGAAGGAGGATGCAATCCTGCTGAAGGCGGTCGACGACGACGGAGACAAGGTGGAGCCCGAGTACTATCTGCCGGTGGTGCCCCTGCTGGCTCTGAATGGCTGCAAAGGCATCGGCACGGGCTATTCCACGGATATTCTCCCCTATAATCCTGACGACATCGTGACGCTGCTGGAGCACCGGTTGAAGGGGTCTTTAAGTACTCTGGAGTCCAGGGCGCTCGATCCCTGGTGGTTCGGATTCCAGGGATCCCTGAAACGCCAGGACACGGCGACCTGGATTACGAAGGGCTTGTACACGTTGGATGAGGAGAAGAAGACGGTGACGATCGATGAGTTGCCGGTAGGGATGTGGACGAAGACCTACAAGGTGTTCTTGGACAAGCTGCTGACCCAGGAGGGTGGGAATGCCTTTGGCTTTAAGAACTTCGATGATCTGTACGACGATGTGAAGGTGAAGTTTGTACTGTACTTTACGGAGGAGGGCTTCGATGATGCGCAGGAGAAGCCGGATGCCTTTGAGAAGAACTTTAAGCTGACGAGTTCTTGGACGACGACGAATATGCACTGCTTTGATGCGGACTTTACCATTCGGAAGTTCGACTGCATTGGGGATGTGCTGGAGGCCTTTGTGATTCAGAGGCTACCGGCCTATGAACAACGGAGGGTGAAACAGCTGGAGCAGCTTGTGAAGGAGGTCACAGAACTGGAGGCCAAGCGGGCGTTCTTGAAGGCCATTCTGGAGGACAGGTTGACGCTGATGAGAAAGACGGATGAGGAGATTGTGGCGGGGTTGAAGACCTGTGGCATTCCGCCCCTCTCGGATGCGGCCAATCCGGACTCCATCCACTCCTATGAGTATGTGCTGCGACTCCGGATTGACCGATTAAAGGCGAGTGCCGTTCTGGAACTTGAAAAGGAGGTGGAAGAGCGTCATGCCGTGCAGAAGGGGTTGGAAGGGATCACGCCGTCTGCCATGTGGCTGCGGGATCTGGAAGAGTTTAAGACAGCTTGGTTGGCGTACAAGGAGGCCAGGGTGGCGGAGATGGCGGTTTCAGGGACGAAGGAGCCGACGACGAAGAAGAAGAGGCTGGTTCTCAAGAAGAAGGTGGCTGCAAAGGCATAATGCGTACCGCTTAGTATTATTCGATTTTTAACGCAAATTTGATCGACTTTTCAATGTACTGATAGGGCACGTTTCAACCAGTAGGCCATTTGCATAGATTCCGTAGTTCATGTTGGGATCTGTATGTTCTAGGGCTAAGTGCCAGATCGGATAATGGCCGGCAGAGTTCCATGGCTGGGCGCGCTCATCCACACACGCGGGCAACCGGTACTTCCTATCCGTCACAAAGATCCGGCCGAGGATCTTGCTCGTCTGTGCCCGTTCGGAAGGGGTTAGGTGATCCACTAGAATAGCATGAGAGCCAGTGATATAGAGATCCTCCGTCAGTTCTGGATAGTCTCGAGGTGAACACTTATAGAGTCTGCTTTCGATTCGTGCGCTTTCTCTGGGGTTCTGAATCGAGCCGCTTGCAATGAGGGCGACGGGCTTGTAGCCGTCGAGGCTTGTTTTGACGAGTGTACCGGGCTTCACAGTTTCAATCGATTTGTAGGTCTCTTGGCCGTTCACGAGACAAAGGATTTGGGTGCCTTCTTTGAAACAGGGGATGGCTGGATACACTCTGTAGGTGCCGTCATTAATTAATACCGACCCGACACCATATGTTGCGCTTTGTGAGGAGGTTCCGGTTGAAGTAGAGGCTATTCTCCAGAAGTTGTACCCGCCGGCAGAAATAACAGTGTATGTAGAACCGGTAATATAATTCGTATTGGCTAAGGCATCTGCTTCCGTTGGATAGTAATTAATTTGCGCGACCATTTCTATCAGTGACTCGGGAAAATGAATGCATTCACTTTCCTCAGACGTGGGACAGACCCTTATAATCTAAGAAAACAGTGCAAACGCGCGGTGCGCAGCACCGCATTAGCTTTCCTCAGATTTGGAGCGCATTTACGGGGACAGGGGTTTGAAGGGGAGGCAGGTCACCCGCCGAAGGCGGGTGACCTGATGTCCCCTCCTCACATGAAAGGCTCCCCACGCTAGCGTGGGGAGCCTTACAGCTAACCTCCCTCGCGAAGCGAGGGAGGTTACATGAAAGGCACCACGGGCATAGCCCGTGGTGCCTTGTATCTAGGCTCGGGCGAAGCCCGAGCCTACATGAAAGGCTGAAACGGCAGCGACCGCGTACCGGCACCGGACAAACTCATCGGTTGCGCCAACGGGATCGGAAGATGGCTGATGTCGTTCAAGTAATAGTGATAGTGATCGACTTCACTGAGTATCCGGGGCGTGCACCAGTCCACAATGATCTTGTTGAGCTCCTTGACCTGTCCTGCCACGTCAAACTCATTGTTCTTTGCATATTGGTAATAGATTCCACGCATAATCATCTTGAGTTCATCAATATCCTGATCATCAATCAAATACTTCTTGGGGCCACTACGGAGATAGACCTCCTTACGGATCGCCTCTTGGAGCACCTCCACATTGCAAGTTGTAAAAAAGGCAAAGGCTACTTCGGAGGGCGTCATATTCCCCCGGAGCATGTCGCCGACAAAGTTCGGTTCCGCCTTCTTGCCATAGTCGAATCCTGGAACCTGAAACTGTCCACCGGCACCCTCGGATCCCCCCGTCGATGTACTAAAGTTCATACGACCATTCTGCCCATTCAATGCATATTGTGTATAAGGGAGTTGAAAATCAGAAGGATTCTGGGTTGCCATCTCTGTCTCTCAGCAATTTTTTATTCTTACACCAGAATATACGATGAGCTCTATCCTCGCCAGCCTCAAGCAGCGCCCTGTCGATACTCAGTACTTCACGCCTCTCTCGGGCACCAGCCTCCTCCAGCTGAATATCTTCACCCCTAACACCAACAACTCCACGTCAACCTATGTCTCAGGTGCGGCCGCGGGAACCTTTACGGCCTCTAACATCACTGCCGCGGAGCTGACCAAGGATTCTTCAGGTGTTGCGGGGCAGTATCCGGGTGTCCCTCTCTTCCGTGACATGGGCATCACAATCGTGTCTTCGGCGCGCACGTTCCGTGCCGTTCAGCTCCTCCAGACGGATGGCCTTGCCGCAGGTGGCTGGACAAGCAGCAATACAACGGCAGGTGTCTGGAAGGCCTCCGTCGAGGGCATCCTTGGCCTCCCTGCGACGACCTCACCGGCTCCTACGGGGCTGGGCGTCTACTACTTCGAGACGGGCGCTCGTGGTCTGGGCATTGCCCAGGGGCTTGTTCGGTACGGTTAAGCGGCATTTGCCGCTTAACCCTAGATGGTGCAAAGGCTGCGCCTTTGCACCAGGTACGGTTAAGGAGCGCTTTGCGCTCCTTAACCCTAGTGCTGCCACCCGTACGGGTGGCAGTGGTACGGGTAAGCACCACTTCGTGGTGCTTACCCCTAGATGGTGCAAAGGCTGCGCCTTTGCACCAGGTACGGGTAAACCACGCAAGGCGTGGTTTACCCCTAGATGTGGGCAGAGCTTTGCTCTGCCCACAGGTACGGTTAAGCGGCATTTGCCGCTTAACCCTAGATGGTGCAAAGGCGCAGCCTTTGCACCAGGTACGGGTAAACCACTCAAGGCGTGGTTTACCCCTAGATGTGGGCAGAGCAAAGCTCTGCCCACAGGTACGGTTAAACAGCCGCCTAGCCGATGCAAAGGCACAGCACATCGGTCTCAGATGCGTATTTCCATCCGGCATCCATACTTTTAGTCCCTCTCGAATCCGGCGTACATTCAGAACCGGTTGTTCCAAACAACTATTTTCTGAATTCACAATTTAATTTCTCCCGTACAGATATAGAACCATGTCCTCTGTTACGCGCTTCCTCAAGCAGATTCCTTCGGATGGTCAGTATTTTGTCCCAGTGAGTCTGGATGCCAGCAACATCCTCCTGAATTATTTTACACAGGATGCCAATTCTTCCACGATGACCTATGTCTCGGGTGCCGCCGCTGGCAGTTTCACGACCTCCAATGCACGCCTTGTATCTTCCCAGGATCCTAATTCCACAGATCTTTCGGGATCTCTCTTTCTCTTCCGGGACATGGGCAAGACAATCATCTCTTCGGCACGCACCTTCCGCCGTGTGCAGCTCCTCCAGCTGAACGGTGTCTTTAGCAATAACTCCATGAACGGTGGCTGGACGAGTAGCAATACATCGGCGGGTGGCTGGGCTGTTAACAACGAAGGTGTCGTCGGCGCTCCTTCTACGAATTTGCGGATTGACTCCGACTTCGGCTGCTTCTACTTCGAGACGGGTGCTCGTGGCCTGGGTATTGCGCAGGGGCTTATTCGGTACGGGTAAACCACGCAAGGCGTGGCTTACCCCTAGTTGTGGGCAGAGCAAAGCTCTGCCCACAGGTACGGTTAGGCACCGCTTTGCGGTGCCTAACCCTAGCCTGTTGGCGCAGAGCGCCAACAGTGGTACGGTTAAGGAGCGCAAAGCGCTCCTTAACCCTAGGTGGTGCAAAGGCGCAGCCTTTGCACCAGGTACGGTTAGGCATCACGAAGTGATGCCTAACCCTAGTGCTGCCACCCATATGGGTGGCAGCGGTACGGTTAAGCTGCACATAGTGCAGCTAATCCCTAGCCTGTTGGCGCAAAGCGCCAACAGTGGTACGGGTAAACCACGCAAGGCGTGGCTTACCCCTAGTTGTGGGCAGAGCAAAGCTCTGCCCACAGGTACGGTTAGGCACCGCAAAGCGGTGCCTAACCCTAGCCTGTTGGCGCAAAGCGCCAACAGTGGTACGGTTAAGGAGCGCAAGGCACCCCTTAACCCTAGGTGGTGCAAACAACTGCACAAGTTTATTCGTAAATGACTTTTATTTACAAATAAACTAGAGGATAACTAGGTAAATGGACAGCAGTGTTGTATGGATGTGGATCTATATTCTCACATGCATACTTGCAGGCATTTTTGGAGCTCGGTATTTCATGACGAAAAAAGAGTATGTCGGCATGGCTCTTTTCTTGATCGGCGCTCTTGTCGTGTTTGTAGTATACGGCACACGGTGGTTTGGCAGCAGCGGCATTTATAGTGATCAAACGGTGACATGGCCACCCGCTCTCAACACATGCCCCGATTTCTTAACAGCCCATACCATTAAGACAACTGCGCAAACACCCGTAACTGTATATGGCTGCATTGATACAATAGGTGTCAGCAATAACGGTGCATTTAGGAAGTTTACTGGGACTCTTGGAACAGTACTTCAAGCCCCCTATTCAGTTAATAATCAAGGTAATGTAACAGCCACTTTGAGCGATTTCTTCCCTATCCAAGTGGACGGCGAATCTGCACAAGGACTCTGCGATCGCCTGAGCCAATATGGACTTACATGGGACGGTGTCTACGACGGCGTTACCTGTGCCGCTGTGGCAGCCGTCCCTTCGTGAGAACCTAAGCCATTCTCCTCTCTTTTGCTTCAGATGCCCGCTCCAGAAGAAACAGCATGTCTTCATCCAGATATTGAAGAAGCCATGCTTCAATGGCTCCAAACAAGGAGTCACCCCGCCTTTCTGCTAATCGGCAATCCAGGCGTCGGCAAGACGACCATGGTCTATCGAATCTGCAAGCAGGCCAAGTACTGGATCCAGGAGTTCAATGCCAGTCACACACGAACAGGCAGTTCCTTTCGCCAAACGATTCTACCCCTATTAGTCGAACCCGGAATTTCTGCTCTTATTCACCCCTCCACGCCCAATGGCAGAGCCATTTTACTCGATGAAATGGATGGACTGAGCCAAGGAGAAAAGGGCGGCCTCCAAGAACTGTTGGACTATCTGAAATCCAAACGAAATTTTAAACAGGATGCCCCGCTGTTCTTAATCTGCAATGTCATGGAAGGGCGCGTAATGCAGCAGCTGCTGAAGCACTGCCTTGTAAAGCATGTGTCCATGCCTAAAAAGGAGTATCTGGACTCCTTTTATAAGGCACCGATTGCCGAGTCTCTCTACCGGCTCGGGGATATACGGAAAGTGAGTCAGAGTCTGCTATGTGTTGGCACAAAGGAGGCCTATGAACAGTCCGCACAAGATACGCTCGACAAGAATGTCCACATTGCTATTCGTGCCGCCTGGTTTACGCTCTTCGAGAAATGGGGGACTTCGGATGAACTCGATCTCGAAACAAAGGATGCCAATTTGGCGGGTCTTCTGTTTCATCAGAATCTTCCCCTCTATCTTGAAAATCCTGTGCCGACTCCTGGATTAGCTGTTCCCGACTATGCCCTCTATGAGAAGATTCTAGACTATATTCGATGGAGTGATCGTGCTGATTTCTGGGCATTTTTCCATCAGTGTTGGAATCTGCTCCCCCTTTCCTATCATTTGAAACTCAAATATCCGAATGCGATTCTGCAGGACTATTCAAAGCCGGCCACTATTCCGGATCTACAGGGGCTTGTCTATACACAGGTGCTCACAAAACAGTCGGCTCTCTTCAATTCCTGGAAGGAGATGAATCGGATGTCGAATGAGCATGCGATCCCCTTTCGGTGTGTGAGCCAGTGGGCGACCTATCAAACGGGGAAATTGAAGGAGACCCTTGGCCTGCCTTTATTGCCTTTACTGCCTTTACTGCCTTTACTGCCTATAAACTCGCTAGTAGCTGGAGCACCGTCTTCTCTGACGTCGCTGTCGATGTCGACAACTGGGTTGTCGACAGTCGTGCAATCGAATGCAAAAGAATCTGTCGTCGCTCATAAACGGGTATCTCGGAAAAAAGGATCAGTGAATCCGCCTTCGACAGCGTGAGGCCTCGAATTAGATCGATATTGGACACGAAAAGTACTTGAACGACCCCTGCTTGAAACTGTTGCAGGGTTCGTTGAAACTGATAGAGGGGGAGATCCAGAAGGGCGGATGTAATTCCCTGTTCTTCAAGAAGGGGCTGGATCTCATAAAAGGTGTTCTCAAACAGCGTATAGACAAGATGAAACTGTGTTCTATTTTGAAGAATATAGTCCATGCAGGCCTCCTGTTTCGTCCTACAGATGTTCTGAGAACTATCAACGGTTTGGATTGGCAGAAGACACGGAAGCACTAAGAGGGATCTGCAAATGGGACATTGGCCATGGACGAGGAGTTGGCGCAGAATGCAGGCGCCACAGAACCGGTTCATACAGCAGGGCAGAACAACCGTATTCTGGGGCATCTCTAAACAGATGACGCAATCGTCGTTCTCCTTTGCATCCAGTAGATGTGCCCGCCCATGTATCTGTTTTATACGTTCTATGCTCCACGAGGGGAGACCAAGTGCCGAAAAGAGGGTAGGGATTGTTTCATGGGTGAGCCCATTGTAATTCGTTCCTAGAACAGACATGGGTAGATTTGCCAATGTATAGTGGGATCTGCAATGGACTGTACGATGCGTGATTTGTTGTGGCTGTTCTTCAGACTCTTTTAGAACAAGACAATGCCGATCGGGGTGTGTCCAGGGCACAATCGATTTATAGAAGGCCGAGGATTCGGTTGTACATAACAGCGAACTACCTTGTTTTCGAATCCAGTCATTGCACAAAGGGTGCAGATCGGGTAATGGTGTGAGGGCTACATGAGTGTTCTTAAATAACATATGATGCCACTGGCTTGTCATGAACCAGATAAATTCCGTATTCGGAATGGGGTCATTTGGACTCAAATAGATAGAGGTGGCCTCGTCAATGAACAGATTGTTCCACTGCAAATGGTGTTCTTGAGAGTAGGCAGTGAGTTCTCGATACATCTTATTCGTGGTTAGAATGCAGTGACTGTCGCGCATGAGCTGGGGAGTCCCTCGGTTTCGTAGGAGACGCCGGTTCTGAATCACAAAGGGCAGAAGGTGGGTATGGGTCGCAATTTCGGCAACCCACTGATGTAGCAAGGTGGGCGGCACTAGAATGACATTCACACTTGAACTATCTGTATTCGAGGATCGTTGATGAGACGAAAAGAACTGGTTGGAATGGATATGAAGGGCGCCGATGGGAATGCGAGTGCGTTGCTGATCTAGTTCGCTGGCTAAAAATGCAAGAACGCTGAGTGTCTTACCGCTTCCAGGAGGATCCGCCACAATACCGAGTTTCCCAGAAATCCATTGGTCTTGCTGGACAGATCCGTATAGCATATTCTGCTTGTGGTCTTGCATCCGACGTACGAGACGAATCTGATGTGGCAAGAGGGGAGTTCGAATGCGGTTATCGGTGAAGGGCTCGGCTACAATTTCATTTGTATTTGTAAATACTTTATTGAGCAATGCGAGGGATTCGTCCATGAGGAGATAGGGAGAGGGGTCTTTAAGAGGCGGGGGGGGGACATCAGGGTGTCCGCCTTCGGCGGACACCCTGCCTCCCCCTCGACCCCCTGTTTCCTTGAGTTACGTAAAGTATGAAAAGGTGGTTGATAATCTCTGAAAATAAATGCCACGAGGATACCTGCCGCCTTTGGCGGCAGGTATCTATCATTTTATCTTCAGACCTTAACGAGGGGCGTTAAGGTCTAACAGGCGGCAAAAAACTCCCGCATCGTCTTGTCCTTAATAAAATACTTGAGATTCATAGCCGTATCCTTGAGCATCGGATTCTTCCCATCTCTCAAATTGTTCTTATCAAAGGTATTGTCCGCATGGCACATCACCAAAATGCACTTAAAGGGGTCGAGTTGAATCATGGGATTCGTGTAATTATCCAAGAACGATTTCTCCTCTGCATGTGTCTGCATCTCATCATAGCGATGCGTCAACATATAGGGTCTGCGGTACGCCATCGTGCCGTTCGTGCAGTGGTTCGGATTATAGGGTCCCGCCTTAATGATCTTTCCGTCACTTCGGAAATACAAGTACATCTCAGAAGACCCCGCAAGTTGAATATGCGGCTGTGATGCAAAGCGCATCACCACATGGCTCACGCGCTCGGGTGGATAATAGTCATCATCGTCCATGGCCACCATAATCTCCCCCTTTGCATTGTCATTCAGCAGATTGCGCTTCTGACCAATGAGAAGTTTCTCGTCCAGCGGAATATACTTGATATTGGGAATCGTCTTGGCGGCCTCCGCAAAGAGATCTCCCACTTTGTCCGTGCCATCGTCCACGATCACCCACTCCATGCGATCCTTGGGATACGTCTGTGACTTATAGATCGCAATGGCAATAGGAATGAACTTGCGGCGATTGTAGGTCGGCGTAAGAACAGAGACAAAGGGCTTCATTATACTAGAAAGAGGATTGCTATTTAGGTTGGTTCGCGGGTTTTACATTTGCGACAGCCTCATTCTTCTTAGTCGCATTTGCATTAGCTGCCGTCTCATTCTTCTTAGTCGCATTTGCATTAGCTGCCGTTGCATTAGCTGGTGTTGCATTAGCTGGTGTTGCATTAGCTGGTGTTGCATTAGCTGGTGTTGCATTAGCTGGCGTTGCATTAGCTGGTGTTGCATTAGCTGGCGTTGCATTAGCTGGTGTTGCATTAGCTGGTGTTGTATTGGCTGGCTCATTCTTCTTGGTAGCATTTGCAGCTGTCTCATTCTTCTTAGTTGCATTTGCCGCTGTCTCATTCTTCTTAGTAGCATTTGCATTTGGAGTTACTGGCGTTTCACTGATTACCTCATTCTTCTTAGTTGCATTTGCCGCTGTCTCATTCTTCTTGGTAGCATTTGCAGCTGTCTCATTCTTCTTAGTAGCATTTGCATTTGGAGTTACTGGCGTTTCACTGATTACCTCATTCTTCTTAGTTGCATTTGCCGCTGTCTCATTCTTCTTGGTAGCATTTGCATTTGGAGTTGCAGCTGTCTCATTCTTCTTAGTTGCATTTGCATTTGGAGTTACTGGCGTTTCACTGATCACCTCATTCTTCTTGCTAGCATTTGGAGTTGCAGGCGTTTCACTGATTACCTCAGTCTTCTTGCTAGCATTTACGACAGCCTCATTCTTCTTAGTCTCACTTGTAGTTTCATTCAGCACGGAGCCCGGTGCAGCATTTATCTCTTTCAGATGATCCGTAAATTTGGGCAACAGAACACTCTTTATATTGTATTGTCCATTCTCTACTAGCGTAGAGTATGCAGGGACAAGATCGTGTAACTGCTTCTCAAAGGTATCCTTGTTCTGTGAATAGAAATACTCCTCCGCCGACTGCTTACCATTCCCCAATTCATTGTATTTGAATAGGAACAGAAAATATTCCAGAAAGCTCGTCCCTTTCCATGTAACCAGGGGTATAAATCCATAGATCTGCGGAAGAAAAAACCTCTGTTCATAGGGTTTTAGATTCGGATGCTGATAATTATAATACATATTGGCCAAGCCTCGGCACAGATAATAGGTAGGAATTCCAATCATAAGGAGTGGATTTATACTGATATTCATAAATACGAATAAAAAGCCCAGTAGACGAATGGGCGATGGCGCAAAAATCAGATCATTTGCCACCAGAACTGCAAAGAACACTGCAAAAAGATACCAGAGAATACGAAATACAAGGACTCCCGTTGACAGACCTGAAGACTCTGTATCGGCTGGTGCATCCTCAGTCGGCGCATCTTCATCGGCTCCTTCCACCACTTCCGACGGCCAAATATACTGTTTTACTGCATCTACTGTAGCAAATCGCGTCATTGACTGCAACTTCGTCGATATTGTTTTAACAGTTGTATCATAGAGATTCGTAAGATTGTACATCCCTCTATTAATTAGAGGGCATACTTGAGCCCTCCCAAACCCGACGACACAGTCACCCAATTGATATTCTCAACATAGATCGTAAAATTATAAGCATAATTCGTGGTCGCTAGTAACGGATAGGGGTTCAGGTCGATCTGGAGAAGACGGACACGGCTCGTATTCAATGATCCGTCGGGCTGCATGGTGGGACTCTGTAATCCGAACGGGTAGATGGCCAGATTGGGATCGGGCTGCCCTATCAAATACTTCCAAGGCACCACGGTCGAATAATAGGAGGCCGGTTTCTCCTCCTGAAGTTCATTGCCATCTCCCAGAAGCCGTAGACTCTGAAGAATCGGCTCGGCACCCCCCACCTGAATGAGCCTGCCCGTAGCTTGGCTGTTGAGGATCGTACTTTGATAGAGGGTGATCGGAGCGATCCAAGGAGTTACGTTCGGAAATGGCCAGTTTGAGAAATTGGCCGTATCATTCCGATAGGAAAGCGAGTCGGAGCGGCGGGGCACAATAATGATTCGATTAATCGGATTATGGGTTCTGAGTTCACAGAACTGGCGACTCACAATCCCAGGAAACTGATAGGCAGTGACTTGGTGCAATGGGTACTGGAGGGGTGTGGAGGCAAACTGGGTGCGTTCTTCATCTGTCAGATAGATATAGTTGGCCTGGATGCGAGGATTGAGCGGCCAGGTCGGTATGAGGGGCTTCGGAATCGCCCAGTCCGTTAGAAAATTGTCGATGCTGTCGTAGGGCGAGTTGGATTGAATATAGGAGGGATTGGCCGGTTCGGTGGGAAGAGGGGCGACTTCTTGAAATCCGGGAGCCACGGTTCGCCCATTTGCATCCAGAACTTGATAGAGCTGATTAATCGGATTGAATGTCACTTGCACTTCGCATTCCTGGTACTGCAATGAGAGGAGGGGGAGCGCCTGATACGTGGATTCAACGAACCAGAACGGCAAAGGAATATAGAGATTGCGTCCAAAGATCGAGGGACGGTTCAGGTTGTTCCCTGGCGTATCCTGATAGACCAATGGATAGCCGCCTGATTTTGCGCCGCCCGCATAGACACCGTTCCCTGGATCGACTAATTCGGGAACATCGCCCACCAAGACACGCCACTTTTGAAACTGATCCACGTTATAGTCACATTGTGCCTTGGTAATCATATAGGTGCCGTCGAACTCCTGAATCTTTTGGCCGCCAATATAGAATCCGACCTGCCGAATGAGTTGACACCCGATATAGCGACACCAGTTGAAATTGAGCTGGGCGTTTCGAGTTACGGTATATGGAATGACTTTGCAATAGATATCGGGCAGTGTAACCACCAGGTACATGTCGCGGACAAGGTCGGCCACGCGCTTAATCTTAAAACGGACTTGGATCGACTGATCGATCGAGAGTTCCGTGGGCCCATCCATGGTCTGTGTAATGGATTCTTCGGCAAAGTGTGTGTACTTTTTATAAGCCTTGTACCAGTAAGTAAAATCTGGATTTCCGCTTAAAATGACATTCTGGGCTCCGTAGGCAACGAGGACAAAGAGACCTCCTCCTGGCATCACTATTCTCTGCTCTGTAATATTCTATAAGCTCCGATTTAGGATCCACGGTACAAATCTAATAACAGCACAAAGGGGCTGTTATTAGAGTCTAGCTGCCCGTCTACGAAGCAAAGTTAGCCGTCCACCAAGTATCCGACAAGTAGGTCTGAGTATCTGCAGCGCCACTGGTTGAATCGAGGGTCGACGAAGGCCCCTGGTTAAAGAGGGAATTGATCTCTGAGTAACCGAGTGCATAACTGAAATAGTAGAGGCGACTCACCATACCCTGCATGGCACCCGTGACCTGGAAGTTCTCCTTCAAGCTAACTATTTTTGCCGTTGAAAGTGTGAATCGGCGCTGTGAAAAGGCATAGACATCCCCATAATTCTGATAGGGGGGCGAGACATCGAATCCAAGACGACTCTTGATATTGCCGTTCACATAGATCTCCAAATGGGAGGCCTTGCAGACAAGTGTAATATGCGCCCACTTCCCAACGGGAATATTCTCTACATCAATGAAATTATTCCACTTATCATACGTGCTCATGTAGACTCGCAATGTATTTGTATTACTGTTCATATAGACACCGGGACCCAGCAGGGGAAACTGACTGGGGCTTCCCTTGTGGAAAATATGCTGTAGGCCGCTGGTAGCAGGTGTATTAAATGTGTTCTGATCCACCTTTATAAAGAAGCTGTAGCTGAATTCAATGCCTGTAAATTCATTGTTGGACGGCTGGACAATAAGGGCATTCGGACTATTCGGATTCTGAATCAGCTGGAAGGTCTTATTTGCCGTATTGTAGGTGATTGGCAGTAGCTCCGTGCGATTCCCTTGCAATCGCTTGATATAGTTATTCAAAAGCTCAATTGTGCCAAATAGCAGATAGATTGCCACTACAAAGGACAAACTGATAATCACTTGCATAAGAGGTGATCTAGTATCACTCGAAGTGGATGCATTGTTCTCCGCCATCTCTATTTACGGACTTGGTTTAAAAAAGGACGTTAGGTAATCTAACAGATTTGAAATAGCATTGGGGCCCTGAATATAATTTGTATAGATGGCGTCGGGCGCCAGCGCATATCCGTACATCGTGGTGGTTGAAATAGAACCGCCGAAGCCTCCTGCATTGCCCGTTCCATCCTCCAGCATACGGACAGAATAGTTCGTGTCAACGGTAAAGTAGTTCGGAAGAACACAGGAACGTATGAGTTTGCCGTCCACATAGACATCACAGGTCATCCCGTTCACAACAACCACCAAATTGACCCAGCGCTGCAGATCAATCGGGGGGGTGTCGCAAATCGCATGCGAATTCTGTAGAGTGGCGCCTGTCTGCAGATCTGTAAAGGTTTTATCATCGGGCTTCATTTTCTGTGTGCCGTCGTCGAGCCGTACCATAACTTGCGGCTGGGAAGAGCCCAGGTAGATCCGAAGGGTGTCGAATTTAGATCCTCCAATGCGGAGAATCGACTTGTTCTTGTTCTGGTTCACTGACCAGTTATTCACATAGATCCATGTTGAAACACTGAATTCACCGCCCTGATAAAGAGGGGGCATTACATCGCTCCGAATAGGGGTAGGGACGGTCTGTGGATTGCCTGGCCGCATACCCGACGACAGAACTACACTCGGCTGCTCGCCTGAAAACAGGTACTGATAGAGATAATAGAATCCTACGATACCCAGAATCAGAATGATGACTTGGATAAAACGAGTTGTTACATCGGCCATTCTCTACTCTGGTGCCGTTAAAAATCTAATTATAGATTGTCTCCCACATCTGCATTGTATTCGGCGGCGGCTGTGTTGGAACAGTACAAGGTAACCCGGGAAGGCAGAATGTCCGCATATCAGGCAAGGAAAACAGGGAAGGGAGAGGAAAGGACAAGGGCTGCGGCGGTGCCCCCGTTGTATCTGAATTCTGTGCCCTTAACACAGCCAATTCCGACGGCGTCATTCGGTAGAGTTGTGTGAATATATGGACGGCTGTCCCAATAAATCGCGGAACCCCCTTTGCATCTCCCTTCGCATCGGGAGACACCTGGAGGGGCTGGGCAGTAGACGTATTTGGATAGTTCGTAAGTCGGTGAGAGCCTACAATCTGGTCATTGTACAATACATCGAAGCGTCGCCCATCCCTCAAAATACACACAAAGATCCATTTCTGCATGGGCATCGGCGGCAGATTCACCACTTCAGTGGGATTATTATTTCCAGTAGAGATGAGAAGTCGTGCCGAATACTGATTCGGGGAGGCTCCCGTATTGGTCGGATTCGTCGTGGCCGGTGCCAACTGAAATTCAACGCAATTGGGGATCCCGATCAACGTCGTATAATTGGTGTCCTTGGATCGTGTGCGATCCCCCATTGTCACATTAAAAAACCCGGCAATTGTAAAACCGGGGCTAATCATAAGGGATCGCCCATCCTGTACAAGTGTCGTTGCAGTATTTAATTGGATGGCAGTTGACGCAAGATCAGAGGGCGCCTTTCTTCCATAGATATAGGCCACAATTAAATAGGTAATGATAGACAGTATGAACACACATAGAATCCAAAAGAGCACAGTTGGCAAGTTCTTATCTTCATCCCAGAACAGTGCCTTCAGACTTGATAGAAACGACATCCCTATCCGTCCTTGTTAAAATTATTTAAAGTCCGTATCAGTTGGCGTATAAATCCGCGCGGGTCTAACTAAAAAGGGGTCTAGTACTAGTATATAGTTCAGTCGACGCAACACCACTCGCAACATTGCTAGCCGTGACGGCTCTACCCTACGCTTGTATTAGTCGGGTTTAGCCGCACAGGCTGATCCCACGGCGCCGCATTCGCTGTCTTCCTTTATGGCTGGCATAAGCGTCGGAGTTGCATAGCGGAGTTCAGAAGGGGTCGGCGTGAGCGGCCAGACAATTAAATTGCCAACCCGTGCAATCTTCGTCATGGGTGTGTGAGCTTCTTCATCACTTATACGAGTATTTAATGCTATAAAACGACCATCGTTCGAATTGACCGTGGTCGCCATAATACGGGTTTCCATGAGTTTGCCATTCATATAGACTTCAAATGAATTAGCAAATATCACTACACCCAGTCGGAAGGGCGTCTGTACAGGGACATTCTTAAGGACAACGGATTCCCCATTCAATGCGCCCCCTCCTGCGGCCGGCGTTGGCAATACACTTATCACCAGGTCATTATTTGTTGGAACAAGTGCAACGGCCACATTATAGTTTGTCCATACTCCATCAAGTGTATTGGCGGTACGAGCGCTGGGCTCATTGCCTCCTCTCGCAAATAACAAACGAAATCCAGGATTTGTACCTATTTTAATTGGAGTCAATGGGCACATAATGCTGATATCGAGCGTGAATGCCCAATTGGCAGATTGCGGAGTTCCTAGTAACGCTCCTGATAGATCGACTTGGGGCGTGTCCAAGGTATCACTTGTCTGGGGCTTCCATTGCGTATAATAGTTTTTATTTCCTGGAACAGGGATGAGCCCTTTTCCTCCTGGCTGGAACTGAAAGATGGGATAGAGCGTAAAATGAATGAACACGAGAATGGCGAGCAGAATGAGCCCCACGGAGGCTATCCAGGCGACGAGCGATGTCCAGGTCATGTTCGTGGAAGTAAAGTCCGAATTGTATGCCGTATAACCACGATTCCTTTCGTTGCCAAACATATTCGACATTGTACTCTATCCTCCCTGGAGATTATTCGTGTTACCAATAACATCCACGTTCTACCTGCTGAAACTGGGCAGGGGTCTCCTCTGCAGTTGGCCGTGTCCAGAACTCATTAAAGAATCGCTGAAATTGGGGCATGGTATCCCAGCGATTTCCTCGAATCCCAAAAAAGAGCTGAGTGGCTCCGCCGAGATGGATCCCTTTCTTGCCTTGCCGAACAGCATGTGCCACCAGGGGTAATGAATAGAGTCCTGCACCGACAAGCACGAGATCGTAAGGCATTGTGTCCATTTGTTTCTTTAAGTCCTCCAGAAGCCCAACAGAGTTCGTATAGGTTGCAAGCATCTTGTGCTGCATCTCAGAACTCTGAATACCCCATGAGAGGGGCATAGTGATCGTGTTGAAGATCAGATCCTTTGACCAGAGATTCGGAAGAGCTTTGTCAAGATTCGGAATTTGGCGTTGAATTGTAGTGGCAAATGGGCTGATTACTAGAACACGGGTCTTCGGTGGAAGGTGCGCTGTCCACCAATGCGTGGGATCGGGGCTCAGAAAGCATTCGAGACTCTGCAGAGACACGTGAGTGGCCAAAGGCGCCTTGGACTGAAAGAGTTCAAGAGTGGGCTCGATCTGCCACCAGGGACTGAGAGTGGTCATGGCCGTCAAGGAATCGAGTAATTCTTTCGCGATTTGAATTGCTGCAGCAGGCGTTGGCGGAAACAGGCCGGCGTTTCGGCACAGTGTGGTCAACAGTCGTTGGGGCTGCGGCGGCAACGACCCTAGTTTGAAATAGGTGTAGACGAGTTCGAGTTCAATCGTGCCGAGTTTTCCAACGCCGGCCGGCGACGATCCGAGCATTTTCGCACAGACGGCAGCAAATCCATCAGCTCCTTCGAGAATCGATTTAGACATACTAGACATACTAGGCCTAGTATGTCTAAATAGCTTAGGTTGGAGCTGGACTCTGCGTCCAGCTCCGAAGGAAAAATGATGGATACTCGCCTTTCAGGCGAGTATCGCTCGTGCATTTACCTCCAAAGTCCTAGCTCCTAACTGTTATTGACAAACCCGATCCGCTTGTAATAGGCGTCCGTCTCCCCCTTCTTGCAATCCTTTAAGTCCTCGCGGACATAGCAGACAAAGGAGATACGGGTGAAGGGGTCTGCGGATCCCATCGCCCCTGTCTTCGTCTTATAGTACTTGATCGGTTCCAAGGTTTTGTTGAACTGTTTGTCCTCGGGTGTTTCGAACATGGCCGTATTGCAGTGCCACTGATGAACATCCATGGCAATGAAATCGCCGGATCGGAGATCGAACCCCACGCCGAACTGGGGGAACAGGGTCTCACCGCCGTGGTATTTTCCGCGTTCCAGGACGGTCAGGTTCCCGTAGCCGTCCTTAAAATCACCGGCGTCCTGGTGCAGCGCTGTGCGGAAGTTCCGGTTCACCGTGATCGACGAAAAGGCCGTGTTCTTGATCTGGTAGGCCGGCGTCGAATGGATGCGCTGATACTGCTTCTTGTGGGCGTCGGGTACCAGCTTCTTGAACTCCTGGTCAATGGCCTCAATGAAGGGGAGCCCCTGCTTGTATTCGTCAAAGAACGTCTGCGTATAGTTGGTTAAGCGGCACGGCAGCTTCATGAACGGGGTCTCTTCGAAGTAGCCGACGACGGAGGAGAATACGGTGTTGTTGACGCGCATCTTGCTCGTCTTGTTGGTCTTCTTATCCTTGTACTGTGCCCACCAGCCGTTGGTGTTGACGAGTTTCCGTTTCTTCCAGTATTCGGACTTGGGATTGATGGGGCCTGCGGCGGCACCTCTCGATCTGGAGGCCGCGGCCAGCCTGTAGAACGCGTCCCAGGCCTGTTGCGTCAAATCAGTCGAGAACACATTCTTGCGGAACTTGGCCAAGAGCCGTTTGCCCCCTGGTGCCTCTGGATCCTTGCCCCAGACATCGGCGTCGTGATCGATGATCAGATAGTCCTTTGCATCAAAATAGGTTCCTTCGCGAGCCTTGATCTGGTCGTTGGTGAGAACGGGATCCAGCGTATAGGTTTTGATCCGATTTTTCCGGGTCTTGGCCATCCTTATTGTAGGGGTATAAAATAGAGAATGGCTGCATTTGATTATGGAACTGCAGAGGGGGTGCATTTTAAGATTGGCGATAAGGTTGTTATAAATACGGGTATAATCGGAATTCCCGAAGTATATGAAGTTATTGAATTTAATAGAACAAAAGGTGCATTAGCAAATGCACCTGTGAGTAATAATGTACTTAAAAGAGACTGGGTGACCCTTAAAAGGCTGAGTAATAGTGTAATACCAGATGTTATATCTATCAACAATTTAAAACTTGCAACCCAGAAAGGAGGCAAACGCCGCACCCGTCGCCATAAACGTAAATCCAAGAAAACGCGTAAAAGTCGCAGCAGTCGCCGTTAAACCACATTCATTTTATTCAAAGCCCATACAGATCCCCCAATAACAGCGACTCCACCAAACCCCACTAGTAATCCTCGAAAGAAGCTCTGCATATCCACCTCCTTCATATCCTCCTTTGTCCAGACGGGACTCCTATCTCGCTTGCCCAACTTCATATAATAGCCCATGACTTCCTGTTCTGTCCACGTGGGTTTGTTCAGCGATTTGTTGACCTCGTTGTGCACGGTGATTGTCCAGCGAAACAGGTCGGCTCTACGATCCAAAAAAGTACTGATAGGATGTGATTGAATATGCTTGGAATAGTGTTCTCGGCAGACGCTGCACGGCAGCATGAACTGCAGTGATTCGAAGAACTCTTTGGCGCCCTTCTTGTCCGTATAGGTCGGTTCTTTCGGATATCCGAGAGCCGCAATATGCATCGTGTGCCAGAAGAACGGGCCCCAGACATTCGGACTAAACTGCATGATCCCTATTCGTTCTTCTGATTTTTGCAATTGATTTTCAGCACAGCCTAAGACTGGCGTGTATATCTATTACCAATGTCATTCGGTAATACAGTAGGTCGCTATAAAAAAATATACTGTTCCAATTGCGGGATTGAAGGCCATTTTTTCAGGGACTGCGATCTGCCGATCACCAGCTATGGGATCATCGCCATGCAACAGGATGCATCAGGTGTCGAGTATCTCCTCATCTGTCGACGTGATTCCCTCTCCTTTATTGAATTTGTACGAGGCAAGTATTCTGTCTCGGAACCCGCCTACTTATATACGTTGCTAGAGAACATGACGTTGGCGGAGCATGGAAAGATCAGGACACTTCCCTTTGAGTCTCTCTGGCAGTCCGTCTGGGGCTCCGCGGCCAACACCCACAAAACAGACTATGAGAACTCTTTGCGGAAATACAGGATGCTAGGGGATATTCGTGCCCTACTCGATGCACATCCTACGACATGGCTGGAGCCCGAGTGGGGGTTTCCCAAGGGTCGGCGCAATGTCAATGAATCCGATCTAGCCGGTGCCATTCGGGAGTTCAAGGAGGAGACCAATCTGCGCGACAATCAGTTCCAGATTCTCCAGAACGTATTGCCTCTCGTGGAGTCCTTTCGGGGTAGCAATCAGATCCAGTACTGCCACAAGTACTATCTGGCCACCTGTCCCTTTGACACAAAAGTGGCCGTAAGTCACGAGAATCCGCATATGAGTCGGGAGATCGGGAACATCGGTTGGTTCTCCTTTGAGGCGGCCATGGCCAAACTCCGTCCGCCTGAAAAGCGCGAGATTCTGGCCAAGGCCTCTCTTGCATTAAAAGACTATGTGCCGATTCAGATCTGATTAAATTATATAGATCACGGATAGAGTATGTCGAAGGACTTTGCAGCCTCCGTGAAGGGAGCCGTGGACGAGGAGCTGTTGGAGCAATGGAATACGGAAACGGATTCGGCAAAACGGGATATTCTATTGGCCAGGATGCAAGAGGAAGGGCTGTTTCCGGCCGATTTCATGAAACAGTGGGAGGATGACACGGGCGCCTATCCAAGCCAGGATCCCGATCTCCAGGATCCCCTCTATCTGCAGAAGCTCTTGGCCAAGCGGGAGTTCGCGGAGTCCCTGCAGCCCAAATGGACGCCTGGAAGCGATCCGTGCGGCGATGTGAATAAGTTCGAGGTCACGCCTGTGCAGCGTTTCGCCGCCAATCTGATGAGCCCTCGCAGCCCCTATATGTCGGCGTTGCTGTATCACGGCGTCGGTGTTGGCAAGACCTGCGCCGCCGTGCAGATTGCGGAGGCCTGGCTCCATGCCTATCCGAAAGACAAGGTGTTCTTGATTGCGCCGCCGACCATTCAGGAGGGATTCTATTCCACCATCTTTGACGTAAATCGTCTTACCCTCGGTACCACGGAAACAGAGCCTAACTCTGCCATTGGCTGTACCGGCACCACCTATATGGAACTGACAGGGACGATGATGGATCGCGACAAGGCGCGGATCGAACGGCGTGTTCGCAAAGCGATTAAACAGCGCTACACCGTCAGCGGCTATTTGCAGTTCGCCTATTATGTTCGGGATCTCTTGGCGAATATTGACGAGGACTTGAGTGAGGAGGAGCGGGACGAGGAGGAGCGCCGCATTCTGAGCCGTAAGTTCAGCGGAAAACTCTTGATTGTGGACGAAGCCCACAATCTGCGCGACGAGCGCGGGCGTACCGAGGAGGCATCTGATATGCCAGGCGGCGCCAAGGCCAAGGGGGACATGGCCGGCGGCAAGCTCATGACGCCATTTCTGCGCAAAGTTCTCAAGTATGCCCATGGTCTCAAGCTCGTGCTTCTAACGGCCACGCCCATGTACAACAGCTACTTGGAGATCGTGTTTATGTTAAACTTACTGCTGCGGAACGACAAAAAAGCCGAGATCATCGACACCGATATTTTTGACAAGGATACCGGTGTCATCCATGAGAAGGGCATGGTGCGCCTGGGCTCCTTGGCCAGTCGCTATGTGAGTTTCATGCGCGGAGAGGATCCCAGGAGTTTCCCCATTCGCTTAAATCCTGAAGGCGTGGACACACTGGACTCCTATCCGTCTGCCAATCCTCGCGGCACCTCTTTAAAGGGGAAGTCACTTGTCTTTAAGGATCATTTGCCCTTGGTGCCCATTCCCTTAGAGGGGGATGCCCTCGCCGCCTCCCTTGCATTATTGGAGGACTTGAAGGAGGGGGAGGGCGGTATCAGCAATATTGAGCTGGATAAGATTCTCCAGGCGGGGAACTTTATTCCGCCGGCGGTTGCGGGCTCCAACGAAGAGGACTACAAGGATCGTATGGAGCCCGATGCTCTGGAGCGGATTCTGGAGCGTGTGCCAGGAAAGGAGATCACCTATAGGGAAGTGGAGAAGGGCGGGGCAGGTTTTTTGAAGCGTGCGTCGATCGGTACGTACGCGCCCAAGTTCGCATTCCTATTGGATCGTCTGGCGACCTGCGAAGGGGTCGCCTTTCTCTACATGCGCGCCGTGAACCTGGGAGCTCTGCCCTTGGCGCTCTGCCTGGAAGCGAACGGGTATACGCTGTTCGGACGCAGCCAGGGGTTCCTGGCCGACGGTGTTCAGGATGGACTCGGACGGCAATGTGCAATGTGCAGCGCTCGGGAGGCGAATCACGGCGGCCGAAAGCACGAATTTACACCGGCCTTCTACGGGCTTCTGACCGGCGATGAGCAGCTTACGCCGAAGAACCGGGAAACCATTGCAGGGGAACGGCAACTCGGCAATGCATCGGGGGCACTCATGAAGGTCATTATCGGCTCTCAGATTGCCGGCGAGGGCGTGGACTTGCGGTTTGTCCGTGAAGTCCATGTAATGGACAGCTGGTACCACTTGAACAAGACAGAACAGGTCATTGGGCGCGCCATTCGTTTCTGCAGTCATTCGGCACTCCCCGTGAACAAGCGGAATTCCACGATCTATCTGTACTGCGCTGTCTTTCCCGAAGAAGAATCAGACCGAGAGACGGCGGAACTCTACAACTACAGGGTCTCCTTTCAGAAGGCCGTTCTCGTCGGCAATGTCACGAGGGCGCTCAAGATCCATGCAATCGACTGCAATCTGAATCACGATGCCATTCTGATCCAGGGACAGGACGCCGTGGAGCAGGTCGACAGTCAACGAGCCATTCGACCCGATGTCGATATTAATGACAAGCCGTTCACGGCCATCTGTGACTGGAACGGCAGTTGTGAATACGCATGTGGCACCCCGATTGAAATCAAGATCAAGGGCTCCGATGACACCACCTATAGCGAGTTCGCCGCAAACTGGCGAATAGCATCCCTCAAACAGCAGTTCCGAGATCTCTTTGCGAAGCAGCCGTTCTATGAGTTCACGACCCTTTGGACGGATATCTTCGAAGACGTGCCCGCGGCTGCCCGCACAGAACTCTTTGCCTCGGTGGTGGACAACAAGATGTTCCAGGTCAGTTACAATGGCATCCAGGGCTATGTGAAGTACTGCAACGGCTATTATGTCTTTCAGCCAAATGTCTATGCAGATCTGCACATTCCCATGTCGGTGCGCGCCAGTGATTTTCCTGTTCGTCGAGATCACTTTGAGCCGAGTGAGGTGGCGATGGAGCCCATTCGACCGTCCGCCAAGCCCGTTGCAGGGCGTTTTACGCTTCTGGAGATATGGAATAGCATTCTTGAATGGCAGAGTCGTATCTCCTCCAAGGCGCCCTTTCCAGAACGAACCGCGGCCATGCGATACCGGATTGAAGTGTCCTCCAATCGTGAACCCTTGGCCATCAAGAAGTACAACGATGTGATTCAGATATTTGAGTGGTTTCACGGTGCCTATGTTCGAAGTGGTGGAGACGGTGCCACGGTTCGCCAAACAATCCTGGAATTTATTTGGGACAACTGGTTCTCCACGCAAGAACAGGTGCAGCTCTTGAATGCCAAGGGGGGGATGGATCTTGTAAAAGATGAAATCGTGTCCTTGGGCAAAACGCAGGTCATCCGTCTTTTTAATGCGGGAGATGGCAACCTAGTCTATCTATGCAATTCGGCATTGTGTGCCACGTCCATTATCAAGGATATCAAAAAACGATTTGAGAAGGGCTTGGAAGCCGAGTTTACGGCACAGGAGGGGGAGTGGAAGACGGGGGAGCTCTATGGATTTATGTCGACCCATTCGGGGGATATTGTCTTTAAGCTCAATTCGGCGCCCATTCCAGGATCGGACAAGAAACTGAAAGGGGAGATGTGTGCGGTGAAGAGCGGCATTTTAGATAAACATACGAATCTGTTACGTCTGGGACGTGTTCTGCAGAAACTGGGAAAACCGAATATTGAACTGACACGAGATATCGTAGTGCTAGGAGAACACGCCATTGAGAATCCGGTGCGTGCCTGCACACTCCTTGAACTTGTACTGCGCTCCATGGACATTGATCGCATTCAAGAACGGCGCTGGTTCTATCGGCCGGTCACGGCGGCCTTGCTGGGGCATGGGGGGTACTTTAAGAAGGGGAGCAAACAGCCGGCGTTTGTAATTGGCGTGGAGCCAGAGGCCGTTGAAGAAGGAATTGAAGAAGAGGAAGAGGAAAAGGAAGAGGAAGAGAAAGAGGTCGTGGTGGTTGAAGAACCAAAGCCGGCTAAGAAACTATTAAAACGAGTTACGGTGGACGAAGAGGATGCGCCGGTTCGAAAGTTGGTACGGAAATCAGCGGCGACCCCTTCCGCAAAGGCATCGGCTTCAGCAGCAGCATCGGCAGCAGCATCAGCAAAAACAGAGGCGGCACCCTCTGCCGTAAAAAGCCCTCGGCGTTTACGACGGGCATCGCCGCCATAGAACTAATCTTTGGTTCTAACCCCTGGGAGAAAATGCATAAGCGATGCCCGCCCAAAGGGCGGGCATCCATTATTTATCCCCCAGAGCTGGGCGCGGAGCCCAGCTCTCTCTAAATTTGATAAACTCTACCTAAACAACAGGTGCACAACAGAACCATGGAATCGACCGTCTTCTTTGAAAAGAAGCTCAGTCTGACGCCGAAGAATATCAATAAAATCGGAAAAACCGCCACGATACCCGACATTCTGACAGAAAAGCTACGAGAGTCTCTGGAGAACAAGTGTTCCGAGCACGGCTTTGTTCTTCCCGGATCGCTCAAGCTCGTCTCCCGTTCCATGGGGCACTTTGAGAATGGACGATTCACGGGGGATGCCGTCTATCATGTGAAGGCGGAAGGACGTGTGATTCTGCCAGCCGATGGAATCCGTGTCGTCGGTACGGTGCTTCGTAAGAATCGCTTGGGCTTGTATGTCACCTATAGGAATGCGCTGCGAATTCAGGTACCGCGTGATCTGCATTTGGGCAATGAGGAGTTTGAGGCCGTTGAGATCGGGGATGCGGTCGAAGTCGAGCTCAAGATGTCGCTCTTTCAGATCAATGACGAGTTTATCCTGACCAATGGGCTCTTTCTTGGGAAGCGGGAGGCTGCCGATGCAGACGTGCCGGTTCTGGCAGACGAAGGCAAGGAGGAGGCAGACGAAGGTGAAGGCAAGGAAGAAGAGGAAACCAAGAAGGAGGAAACCAAGAAGGAGGAAACCAAGAAGGAAGAGGAAGAGGAAGAGGGGGGCGAAGAAGAGGAGGAAGAGGAGGAAGAGGTGGAGTCAACTGAAAAAAAAAACACCACAAAAGCACCCTAATGGCACCTATTCTAACAAACCAGGTCGCCCTCTATAAATCCATTGGACAGCCCGTCACAGATCGCCTCTACCTCTTCGACGTGGATGGCACGCTGGTCACCTCCAAATCGGGTCGTTTGTGGGCACAGGACGAAAAAGACTGGATCTTTCTCGGAGATATCCCTGGCACACTGGATCGTCTGCACAAAGAGGGGTGGACTGTCGCCCTGGTCTCGAATCAAGGCACCTGGTCTGCGTCATCCGATGCCTCCAATAAATTCATGTCCATTCTGAATGCCCTCTACGAGGCGAACGGCTGGACGCCCTGGTGTCTTGTGGCTATTGACAAGAAAGACAAGGTGTATCGCAAGCCGGGTCGCGGCTTGTACGATCTCTTGCTGAAAGAGATTGCCAGTCCAGTCAAAGAAGTCCGCATGTGCGGTGACGCTGTAGGCATCACAGACTCCTATCTGCCCTATCAGTGGTCGGACGTGGACAGCGGCTTCGCCAAGGCCATCGCCGCCCCCTTTGTGCGACCCGTGGATCTGTTCGGTCACTCCGAGCCCGTCAAACCGGCCACCCGTCAAGAACTCGTGTTGCTCATGGGCAATCCTGGATCCGGCAAATCGACCACCGCCGCTGCCCTCGCCGCAAAGGGCTATGTCCATGTGGAACAGGATCTGACAAAAACAAAGGAGGCCTCCTTGAAAGCGGCAAAAGCCGCCCTGAAAACGGGCAAATCGGTGATCATCGACGCCACACACGGCTCCGAGACAAATCGCCAACCCTATCAGTCGCTAGGGGTTCCTGTGCGAATCCTGTGGCACATTCGGGATGGGCGACCTTTTAACAAGGGAAGAGCGAAGCCGGTGCCGGCCGTGGCCTATGCCATCTATACAAAGTACTTTGTGGAACCGATAGGTGCAGAACTTGTCTTCTAATCGCGTTTCAATCTGACCCCTTTCAGTACCTACGGAATTAGAGTGAATGGCCTACGAGGAGCGCAAAGCCTTTTTCGAGCATCTGAAGATCCTCGTCAAATCCGAATACGAAGAGGTCTTTCGTATCCTAAAGAAATACAATGAGTCCTACACCGAGAACAGCAACGGTATCTTTTTTGATATTAATCTGGTGAAAGAGGAGACCTTCGGGCAACTGAAAGAGTATATGCAGTTCTGTCTGGAGAACCGGCGCTTGGAGGAGGGGCGCTCCAAGCAACTGGCGAATCTGAGCGCGGAAACGAATCAGTATTTGGCCACGGGGTATGTCTCGGACTAGGGTGGGGGAGGCGGGTCTGGCCACCGAAGGTGGCCAGACCCGATGTTCCCCACTTATAGAATCCGCGCATCTTATCTATAAGGATGTCCAGTCAACAAAAAACCTATCAAAATGTCAGCATTGCACAGCTCCTCGAGTGGAGCCAAAAGAATCCCAATCGAGGCCACGAACTGCCCCCGATTCAGATTCAAGCCGCGGCAACCGAAGACCACGGATCCTCTCTCAAGGGGATGTATCTGCCCACCTATTCCGCCATTCCTGTGTCAAATCCCATCGGAATCTTTGCCTGGATTCGCGATCCCATGTTTGCCGATGCGTCGGCCTCCGTCAAAAACACGATTATTCGCGATCTCGTCACGAAGCTCCAAACGGACTGCGAGACGCTCGCCGGCAGCCGGTTCGCCCGCAAACGCCGGCGGATCATTGACGGCATCGGTGCCGTCTTCCACGGATTACCCCCTCTGAAAGATGAGGAGTTTCGCGATGTGCTGTGTGCCTGCGCCCATCTGTCACAGATCAATCTGGTCTTTGTTCGAGATGCAACGCAGCTCGAAGAAAATGCAGAGACGAAGGTCGAGGAGTTCGGGCATGCCAAGGGCTCCGTCTCCTTTTCGTCCAATCCGAGCAGCTGGTCACGTGAGACGCCGATCTGGCTAATCGACTCACATGGTCGTTGGCTCGCCTCTCCAGTCGATGATACGCCCTTTGCGACCCTCTTTCTGCACTGGCTCGATGAGATGGGCTCCAACGGCTGGATCATTGAGTGGCCGCAGGTCGATGCCACGAAGGACTATATTGTGGAGGAGCTGAAGCGTCATCCGACCTGGAAGGCCTCGGATTCCAAACTTCTAAAAGGGGATTTGGCGATTCGGTTGGGACGGATTCAGGTCTTGCAGGCGTTTTCTACTGTCTAGGAATAAGGGGAGAAGGCCTGATTTGGCCTCCTTTCGATGGGGATACCGTTAAGAATAAGTAAGCTCCTGGCCAGGAGCTTACTTATTCTTAACACTAGTGCTTAGTATAAAATTACGCCCCCTGCAAATTGCAGGGGGCGTAATTTTATACTAAGCGGTATGAATCCGCCAATGTATTAAAGACAAACTTTTTGTGGCGCGCCATCTCTTCGGTTGTCTTTGTTCTCTCAGGCTTGTTCTTGTTTGGTGAAAAAGTAGAGGTCAATCAGCTCGTCGGCATTGGCATCATTATCGCCGGCTCCTTTTTAGTGTCGATGAACGGCGACGTCTGAGTTTGCGATATTTACGCGACTTTCTTTTTAAATATCGCCTGCCCCCTGTAGGAGGAATTGGATCACCGTTAGCAGGTGCAGATGCAGATGCAGATGCAGATACAGGTGCAGATACAGGTGCAGGTGCAGGTGCAGGTGGATACCTCCTAAATTCCGCTGCAAATCTAGCTCTAGCTGCTTCCGCACTAGCTGCATCTCTAGCGCGAGCTGCTGCTCGTTCCCCAGCGATTATATCTTTCTGTTTAAGGTGCTCACATACATATATGTAATCACTATTATTTAATTTTAGTGGTATCCAGCTCATGCCATCAAAATGGAAAATATTATTATTTTGAATTGTATTTATGCCTAGATCATTAGCCATCACATGTTGTATCTCCAGCGCCGCAGAGTTATAAGGCTCAAAATAATAGCTCTTTGGACGATTACCCGTAAAAAATAGCCCGAAATTTTTATTAAAGTCCTCGTTTTCAAAAATTTGTAAGAAGTGAAACTCACCCCAGGGGTCTATACTGGGCATATTATTTTTCCACCTAGAACTATAAGTATCATATTCCCAGCCATCTGTATATCCTAAAAATGTATGATTCGCGGCAAATTTAATATACGGATGCTCCCGATTTAATCTCCAAATGACGTCTCGATCGGGTATAATAACTGGACTCTCAAATCTTGCTTTATAGGCAGCTAGTAGCATTCTTTCTATATACCGTTAAGAATCTAATTACGCCCTCTCCGAAGGAGGGTGGGAAATTGGAATCGTAACACTATTAGGCGGTAATTATTAGAGATGCGTACGTGCAAGAAAGGCCTCATTCGACTGAAAGGGACTCGGAAGTGCGTCAAAGGGATCGGCAAGCTTCGCAAGGGAGGATTGGAGGGCTATCATGCAGCTCTGCCCTTGACCCAACGCCATACCATTCTTCAGAAAGCCGTTGCCAAGCACGGAGCGCTCAGCGTGTTCCGGAAATTAAACGCCATCTACGTGTACAACAAGATCCGCGCCCCCACAACGGGCGCCACCTTCTTGGCTGATCGGAACTGGGTTCGGCGCACTTTCATGTAAGAAAAATTTGATCACATGATCTATACAATAGGCTGCAATCACCTATTGCATAGGTCTATCCAAACTTAAGGTTTCTCTTCCCTCTTAACTAGAGACTTCGCCATGGAACTTGCGAAACCAGAAATTGCACAAATGAAAAAGCTCGTGGCAGACTGGCTTGCCCATGATACGCCAGGTGCGGAAATGGAGCTGGAGGCCGTCTTTGGCGAAGAGGGAGTCGTGGATGCCACGACCTTCTTGAATGTCGCCCAGCGCCTCCAAACCAAGGGCTACGAGCCGCAGCCCCAGGACGATCGTCTCTCGATCCTGTTGCAGAACGGCCTCCGCGTGTCGCTCGAAGGGGAGGATGTACTTCCCTCGCTCCAGGCCTATTGCCGCGACGATTCGCTGGAGGGCAAGGAGTTCAGCATTATGAGCAAGAGCCGCCGCACTGAGGATAGCGTATTGACAATTGAGTCCTACAACTTCTATCTGAAGAACCGCGTAGAGGAGATTATTGGCGCGGCCGATCCGAGAACCGCCGAAACTCTGGAGAACTGGATCAACAAGCCGAAGGCCTTTCGTCTCATTCGCCGCTGGATGTTTAAGGGCAACGGCATGCGCATCGACATGTCCGTGGTGCGTTCCACGCCCTCCTTGAAGGGGAAATTCCTCTGGCAAAGGAAGTTCCAGGAGAACAATATCTTTCAGCAGCCCGTGCGCTATGAGATTGAGGTCGAGCTCATGCGATGCGAGGAGACGAAGACGCAGGAGGGCGCCCTCCAGTGTCTTGTCCGGGGCATCGGCGAGATTCTACGCGGCGTTCAGAAGAATACGTTCCTCATTGAAAAGGGTGTTGCAGAGGGCGTGCTACGCGATTATACGGCACTGAACCACTCCGCCTCCTTTCGCGGCGTGCCTCCCGTGACCTTGGAGGTGCGGAACATGATCAAGCGGGAAGAGGGTACCTTGGAGACGGCCGAGAGTTGCCCTTCCATTCGCGACAACTACAATGTGACGGAAAAGGCCGACGGGCTCCGCGTGCACTTGTACTGCAATCCCAAGGGTGAGCTCTTCCTCATCGACATGGGCATGACGGTCTACAAGACCGGATTCAAGAATGCCAAGTGTGCCGATGCCCTGTTGGACGGAGAGTGGGTGACGCGGGACAAGGAGAACAAGGCGATTCAGCAGCTCCTTGTCTTTGACATCTATTACATGGACAAGGAGGACGTAAGCCAGCTGCCGTTCCATGTGGAGGGGCTGGAGGGTGCCGAACCTGTGCCGAGCCGTTTCCTGAAGCTGCAGGAGTGGATGGCGGATTGGCGCTCAGCACCGCCCGAACGAACGGCGCGCACCATGACGGCCGCCACGGAGTTCAAGATCGACCTCAAGAAGTTCGTCTTTGCAAAGACCTCGAATCCGAATACGATCTTCATGGCCTGCAAGCAGGTACTCGATGCAGAATATCCCTATCACACGGATGGCCTCATCCTGACGCCGAATGCACTGGCTCTGCCCAAGAAATCGGGCGAGACCTTCTTAGCGCAGTTCAAGTGGAAGCCGGCCAAGGACAACACAATCGACTTCCTCGTGCGATTTGAAAAGGGAGCGGGGCTTGTCGGTGACAAGATCGAGATCAGCATCAACCCCGATACGGGCGAATCCGTTCGCTACAAGACAATGCGCTTGTACGTGAACTCCAAGAAGCATCTGGCGTACGAGGATCCACGTGAAACAGTGTTACAGGAACTCGACCTGCCCGTCCCCGAGTGGATTCTGCGAAAGCAGGAGAGGCGCAACCGAGAATTGGGGCGCAATGCGAGAACGGTTACGAAGTGGCAGGCCTCCTACTTCATTCCCGAAGACTATACTGATCGGATGGCCAATGTCTGCTATCTAAAGGTGGAGGAGGATGAGGAGAACGGGGACGCCGTCGTGCGCACGGTAGATTCCGAGGAGCCGATTCTGAACGACAACATCGTGGAAATGCGCTATGATCCGCGCGCAGCCCCTGGATGGAAGTGGATTCCCATGCGCATCCGCCATGACAAGACGGAGCGGTTTGCAAAGGCCGTTGCTATGAAAACGAGCATCAGTCGCACTCTGAATGCCGAGGGCACGGCCAATAGCATCTGGAACTCTATTCACAACCCGGTGACGGTCAGTATGATTACGACGGGATCGGACAAGCCCACCCAGGCCGAGCTTGCCCTGTACAGTCGCACAAAGAAGTACTACGATCGCCAGGCCTCCGAGGACGACTTGCGCCTTATTCGGGGACTTCGGGATTTCCACAACAAGTGGATCAAGAAGCGCCTTCTCTATGCGCCCGTTCTGGCACCCGGCGGCAAGCGTCTTCTCGACTTGTCTTGCGGTCAGGGCGGCGATCTCGACTTCTGGACGACGAACAAGGTCGACTTTGTGCTCGGGGTCGACCTGGATATCAACAATCTGCAGGATCCTGTGAACGGCATGTACCGCCGTTACATGAACTATCTGGTAAAGTACGGGCGCGACAAGATGCCTGTGATGGTCTTTGCCCAGGCCGATTCCTCGAAGCGGCTGATCGATGGCTCCGCATCGAATGATTCAGAAGACGCAGACATTCTGCGCTCTGTCTTTGCCAAGGAGCGCACTGCGGGTGAACAGCCGCCCCTTGTGAAGAATATGGCCGGCGGCAAGTTGCGAGACGGTGCCGACGTCGCAAGCTGCATGTTCACCCTCCACTACTTCTTCAAGGACATGCCGACGCTGGACGGCTTCCTCATCAATCTCCAGGAGACCGTCAAGGTCGGCGGCTACTTCATCGGCTGCTGCACGGACGGCGACCGTGTCTTTCAGTTGCTCAAGGATCACGCAGAAGGAGAAGCCGCCGTCGGCGTGGAGGACGATGTCACCATCTGGTCAATTCGCAAGGGCTATGATCAGGAGGAGCTGGTGGCAGACGAGACTTCCGTGGGCTTGCCGATTGATGTGGAGTTTCTAAGCATTGGCACGGAACAGCGCGAGTACCTGGTCTCCTTTGACTACTTTGTGAAGCGTATGGAAACCATTGGATTCAGCCTGGTGCCGAAGGGCGAGTTGCCAGGGGGCTTGCAGCACAGCACGAACCTCTTTGAGAATACCTACAAGTCTGTGCCGAATGGCGCAAAGGAGTACCCGATGTCCGAGGTAGTACAGCAGTTCTCGTTTCTGAGCCGCTGGTTTATCTTCAAGCGACGCGGAGAATTGACAACGGCAGAGAGCGCCGCGGAAGTTGTTGTGGAAGCAGAAAGTAAGGAAGCAGAGGAAGAGGTAGAGGTAGAGGAGAAGGCAGAGGCAAAGATCGGGGTGGTTATAACGAAGGAAGCGGCTCTTCCTCTGCCCGACCACACCTTTGAACCGGCCGAAGTCTTCCAGTTCGGTGCTGAAGTCGGACTTCGCGATACACTCAAAGTGGGTGACGATCGGATCCACAAGATATTGGCGCCCTACTGGCCATTCCCTATTGCGGACGAAGAGGATGGAACTCTCTATCCGTCCGTAGAACACTATTACAACGCCATGATGCTAAAGCACGGTGCCAAGAACCCAGATCTCGCACTGACGCTTCTGTCCACTGAAAAGGGTTCGATTCATCGTATTGCCGTCCGCGAAATGCAGAAGCAGAAAGTCGAGGGCGATGTGACCTCCAAAGACAAGCGAGGAAAGCAGATTGCGATTCTGTTGCAGGAGCTGGTGGACATTAAGAATCAGATGAATCCGAGCACGTTGGCAAGTACAAACAAGGTTGTCATCGATGCGGCGGCCTGGGACAAGGTGAAGGACTATCATCTGCGCCGCGCCTTGAATGAGCGCTGGACAAAGGATAAGATGTTCCGCCAAATAGTGGAGAAGGCGCGCCTAGAAAAGAAGTATCTGCTGTATTATGTTACAAAGAAGGTGGGGGATCCAACGGGAGAACTGACGGGTCGCTTGAGTGGTTCAGGTCGTATTGAGGGAGAGAACAAGGTGGGGAAGCTCATCATGGAACTTGCGAACTTTGTCTTCTGAGGAGGTGGCCTAAACTCTATTTTAGTTAGAAGGGAAATGGAACAGACGAAGAGCGATTCTATCGTTGCCGCTGTCATCGCCAAGTTTCAACAGCGTTCTGCACTCGGCATTGCAAAATATGGCGTAACGCTTGATCGCACGGATCTCAAGCCTCTGGATTGGATCCAACATGCCCAAGAGGAACTCATGGACGGAATCCTCTATCTTGAAAAGCTGAAGCAAGAACTCCAGTCTAAATAAAAAACCCCCTATCCATCTAATGTCGAACCTCGCAATCAAGAACGCTCATCCAAGGGACGCTTTCATTTCCTTCGATGAACCAAGCCATATCTATACCGTGAACGGCTCCTCTAAAGGGGTTCTTTCGGTCACCAAGTTTTTAGGAACCTTTCATCCCAAGTTCGATGCCGACAAGGTCATTCGGAATATGAAGGGGAGTCCGAAGTGGCCTACGAGCCAGTATTTTGGAATGACCGATGCGGCCATCAAGAAGCAGTGGAATGACAATGGCAATCAAGCATCCGGTGCCGGCACTCAACTCCATTTGGCCATTGAGCAGTTCCTGGATGCGAACCAAGCTCCTCCTTCCGAAGTAGCCGAGTCCAAAGAGTGGTCGTACTTTCAACAGTTCTGGGCAAAGCATGAGCCTGAGTTGGAGCCCTATCGACTAGAATGGCCGGTCTACATTGCAGAACGAAAACTGGCCGGTTGTATTGATGCCGTATTTAGACGCAAAACAGACGGAGCCTTTTTTATCTATGACTGGAAACGGTGCAAGAAGATCGAGACGGAGAACCGGTTTGAGTCCTGTCTAGAACCGGTGGATCATCTTCCCAATACGAATTACTGGCACTATACGCTTCAACTCAATACCTATCGGTATATTCTGGAACGGTTCTATGGAATCCCGATTCAAGATATGTTCTTGATTGTGATGCACCCTGACAATGCTACGTATGTGAAGAAGCGACTCAATCGGATGGACGAAGAGGTAGAGGCAATGCTCAGTCGTTTAGGTTAAGGAGTTTGCGAGCCTTGGTCTTCTTTGTACTGGCAGAGGCAACTACAGAAGGTTTTGGAGCTGCAACAGATGGCTTAGGTGCAACCACTTCTAGTGGGGATGCCGATGGCTTAGATGCTGATGGCTTAGATGCCGATGGCTTGGGCGCAACCACTTCTAGTGGAGATGCCGATGGCTTAGATGCAGATGCCTTGGGCGCAACCACTTCTAGTGGAGATGCCGATGGCTTAGATGCAGATGCCTTGGGCGCAACCACTTCTAGTGGAGATGCTGATGGCTTAGGTTCAGATGCCTTGGGTGCTGATGCCTTGGGTGCAGATAGCTTGGGTGCAACCACGATAGGCGGAGGAACTACTTTCGATGGCTCAGGGGCAGGAGGAGCTACTACAGGTGGCTCAGGAGCTACTACAGATGGCTCAATGGCAGGAGGAGCTACGACAGATGGCTCGGGAGCTACGACAGATGGCTCAGGTACAGGAGAAGCTACGACAGATGGCTCGGGAGCTACAACAGATGGCTCAGGTACAGGAGGAGCTACAACAGATGGCTCAGGTACAGGAGGAGCTACCGCAGGAGGGACTACCACGGGAGGGGCTGCCTCTTCTACAGGGGGGACTACTGCGACTCCCTCTTCTACAGGGGGGACTGCTACAGATGGCTCTTTCACAACCGAAGGCGGCGCTTCTGCAATATCCAACGAGGCAGCCACGGGAGCTCCTTGAATACCCGAAGAGGCAGCTGATGGCAATGACCGAATGGCTTGTAGTGGAGAATTTGCAATTGGCGAGAGAACTCTTCGTACAAGCTTCCTGGAGGCAGGGACTGCTGCTGTCTTTGCTGCAACTACCTTTGCTGCACTTGCCTTCACATTCGCCTTCACATTCGTACCAAAGCTCACCGATCGCCGCAACGTCCTCGGCGCCTTCACGGCCGCTGCAATCCAGGCCTCCTTCAGTCGTCGAGTAAAGGAGTTCACAGAGACGGTGGAGCCAGCCGCATCTTCTGTAAGAACAGAGATTCCATCCGATCGATAGACAAGAACTAGAACGGCCTCTTGTTCTCCACGCGGCCGAAAGAACTTCACCGTTCCTTCCATCAAATTAATCGCCCCAATGGGCTTCTCACTCTCCTTCACATAGGCCTGCAATGCCTTGTCGGATAAAATAGGATCGTTTGCTGCCATTCCAAGGTCTTCAGCGCTCATTTCCAACAGGGTCTCCACATTCACTTTTCGTACCTGATAGGGGTGTTTGCCCACAATCGCCACCAGATCGTCCTCCTCCCCCTCTTCCTCTTCCTCAGTACCTTCTTGCGCCATCTCTTCATAAAAGAGCGCCGTCTCCTTGTCCGCCCCCATCCAGTCAAGACGAAGCAGATTCAGCCAGCTGATGCCACGTTCTGGAATGATATACTGGTCACCGTCCCGAATCGGCTCCGCCAAGGAGCTCATATGGCGAACCCCTTGGCTCATGAGTTCTTGGCGGCGGTTCGGAAACCGAATGAGCTCGTCAATGACGCGACGGCTAAAGAGGATCCGCGTATTGACCACACGATCGGTGCCAATCTCCGACTCCTCGTCCACATGGAGTGCACAGGTCTTGGACTCCGAGCGCCAGACACACGGCTCCGAGCAGCTGCTCTCTCCCAGAACACGGCAGTCCTTGCGTAGAAAACCAGCCGGCATGTCCCAGGCCTTGTCATCGGGTGCCATCCAGCTCAACCAGCCGTCCTCCGATCCTCGTATAAAATTACCACACAGAATCTCCAGTCGCTTGCGTTTCTCGAACTCAGGCAACTTGGAGAACACAATGCGCTCGATATCCTTGCGCACCACGGGTCCCGCATCCTTCGCCAGCCAGTTGGAGACCATGAACCGAAAATACTGATAGAGTTCATCAAGCTTTTTGCTGCTAGAATCCTTAATTTCCGGTTCACCACACGGCTTTGCAAGTTCTCGGTTAATATCCCATTCAATGACCTTGGCCGGCTTCCGTTCATAGGCACTCAGATCGGTGCCCTTGGTCTCTCGATCCGACGGTACCAGAATCTTGTTCTCCAACTGAATGCCCGCAACATACTCTTTGCCAGACTTGCTAATTCGCGTGGACACATGCTTTACCGCATAGCCCGGGTACAACGGAAAGGTGGTGGCGATATGATCGGTATAGAATGCAATGAGCTGCTCCACAGGGACTTTGTCAAAGTCGTTCAGGTCGAGCACGAGCTGCTCATTGAGGGGTAAACGCCCGTCGTCCACGATCGGCACAGGAATCCAGGGCGCATCCTCGTCAGCCGACTGGGGATAGAGCACCATGACGGCGTGATTGTAGGAATCGCGCACCAAGCCGCTTGTATACACCTCCTTTCCGTCGATCTGAATGGGTGTCGTGAGTGCCACGGACAGCGGGATCAGTGCCATGGGATTGATGCCCGTCTGGGGTGTATAGAGAGATCGGTATGTGCTCTTGCACTGGTTCATATACTCCTGAACACGATCCTGAACGATGCGCGGCCACATCTTGCGATCGGCATACTTCCAGCGGATTCGATAGTCGTGTGCCGCCACATCTCCTCCCTCGGGCGGCTCATTCTTAGTATACACAATCAGTTCATAATACCCCTGGTGATCACGCCAGACAAAGGCAAAGTCATTCCGTTTGTGATGATCCGAGGAGAATCCATAGGGGCCACACTTGACCCGAACGGCCTCCTCGGAGCCCGGTGCCCATTCCAGCACTACAACTTGGAGGCCACGTTTAATGTTGGAGGTCAACAGACCCGGTTCCGTCAGGAACGATGTGAAATGCCGCAGATCCTTTCGCTTGCTCGTGTCCTTCATAAAGGCCAGGAATCGATTATAGGACTTAAAGATACGATTGACGGCAAACTGGTTGTCCTCGGTCACGGTGACATGCAGATTCTTTTTTGCCCATTGGACATGGACATTCGTGGCCTTTGTGTCACTCGGCAGATCCGCAAGATTGCGATTGTCACGGAGAACACCCAGATCGGGATCGGACGGTACATAGAACTCGTTGACCAGGTTGCCAAAATTTGCATTGACGAAGTTCTGGACACCGTTGGGACCCGTGACACACTTCAAGAGCAATTCGCGAACATCTTCGATGGAGTTCTTGTAGAGAAGGGGCGCCAAGACGCCCAGGAGACTCTCGGTGGGCTTGGGAGGGTGGCCGCACGAAGAGGAGAGAAGACCGACCTGGGTGGCCATGCGCAGAAATCCTGCACTGGACGCCTTGAGTTCCTGGCGAATGCCGCCTAATCGCTTAATGAAGGAATCCGATTTCTGGGCAAAATAGGCATCAAAGGCCGTGGGCAGAATACCAAATTTACCTGGCTCCAACGGGTGTTTCACAGCATCCACAATGTACTCTTTCCAGAGGTTCTCGAATTTGAGGGTGTAGTTCACCGTGCTCTTGTAGGCCGTGGCCTCCGTCAGATCCGAACGAATGATCTCGGCACGACTGCGTTCTGCAACGACTTCCGCGACCTCGGCAGACGCGGCTGAGACCTCTTCCACGGGAAGCGTAATGACCTCATCACTCCTCTTCACAATCGTGCGAAGCCGTTCAAAGTCAGGTGCCATGACACGAAGTGTCTTCTTATTAATGTGGCAGCAGGGCAGTGAATACCGATCGGGATGATGCGATGTCTTGGTAAATCCGATAAAGAGGGGTGCCGATTCGCCCTCCTTTTTCGGCTCTCTGCGAAAGACGGTGGCATTGAGAACCGCCTTGGAGCTCAGGATCTCGGTACCCCCGCAGAACGGACAGGTGTGTTTCTCCTTGGGCGTTGTCCCATCCCGTTCAAACTCGCTGTCAAAGTCCTCTTCCAAGATCATGATCTCATCCTGCAAACAGAAGAGCTCAGGGCAGAAGAAGTAGTTCTCTTTCATGCCCGAGCCATACCGAGACACCACAATCTCTTTGGCTTCCTCCAGAATGCTGCCGACGCCCGCCATTGGCTCCTTCTGTCCCCGTTCCAACGGATAGAGATTGAAGAAGAGACTGCCGGCATCGACTTCGGGCTGGTATTCGGCCACCATTTTCCGGTACTGGTCGGGCTCCAGAACGGAGGGCATCTTGTCATCCTGCGCCTGACAGGATCGACTGTACTGCGTATCTTTGATGGTGGGCGTGTAGCCAAAGAGATCGAAATCCACCGCTTTCAGTTTCTTAATAAACCACATGGTCGGATTGATCATAGCCTCCCCGATGGGTTTCTCCTTGACGGATGCTTTTGTTCGTGATTTACTAGGGGCTACTTCCTCTTCTTCCTCGCGCATGAAACTGCGAAGACGGGATTTGGGGACTGCTGCTGCTGCTGCTTCTGCTTCTGCTTCTGCTTCTTCGCCCTCGTCAGCCTCTTCCTTTCGCAAGCCCCGCTCTTTTGCCAGAGTGGTCTCCTCGACTTTGGCAGCAAGAGCGGCCAGAGAAGCGGCTCCCTGCTCACTCGTCGTAAACCGATCCTCCTCTTCCGAGAACAGGAGCGCCAACAACGTATAGATGCGCTGAAAGACCCGATAGGAGTCGATCCGATGCACGTGAAACGTATAGAATGGATGCTGAGGATAGACATGGATGTCAATTCCTGGATTAAAGGACTCCATAAATTCATTCTCTTCAGGAACGGTCACGGTCAGTGTGCCCTTCTGTTCGAGCCAGTTGTCAATAATGCGCCCGCCGTCCAATGCACTCAGTTGGAACTCCTCCTGGAGCGCCGCCAGCATCTCCCTGCTTAATGCATCTCCCTCGAGCTTCTTGCTCATCGAATACTGTGTTAAGAACGCAAAGAGATTGTCTTCGGAGGCAAATTGACTAATGGCCTTGTAGCGAAGGGAGATCAGACTGGGCTGATCCTTGAGGGGCGCAATCTCCTGGAAAAAGGTGCTGAAGAACGGAAGGCGCTTTTTCAGAATGGCCTTGGTAAATTTGGGTGACTTGGTATCGGTCTCCAATTGAAATATCAAGGAGGCCTCGCCGATCTCAAAGTCTCCCGTACTGAGCGGGAGATCCTTGAACACGGAGTCCAGAATGGTTGAAAAGTGACGAAAATGGAAGGTCGGCTCCAACTTCTTCATATGTTTGGGCGGCTGCACGAGGATATCTGCCGTGCCGTCATGGAAGATACGCAATGTCCCATAGATCGGGCAGACCGTGCCCACGCTTTCCGTATGGACATACTTGATCATAAGGTAGTCCTTGCCAAGCGTAGGGCTTATCTCTTTTGCCCACTGCTGAATAATCTCGGGATTGTCGAGAGATGGAATAGGCAAGACCCCTTTCACAAGGACTTTCGAGATCGGCATGCCCTCGGCCGGCATGATCCGCATATAGGGGCGACTGTCCGTAACCTTTGTCTTGTAGAACAGCGTTTCGCAGTCTTCGAAGTCCTCGCTGGGATTCTGGAGCGCCAATCGTAACTGCTTTATTCCCGTCACTTTGAGTTCTGGCATCGGTACATTGGCTTCAATGAGTTTATTGATGCGATTCATATAGACGGCGCGTTTGCTCAGATAGGTCATGATCGTCTTACCAAATCGCTCATCCTCCTTAGAGGCCTTGTAGGGACCCTTCACGGAAATAGTGGGGAAATAGGGATAGAAGCGCTGATACCAGTCGGCATCCCCCATCGGCTGGGGGCCCTTATAGGCACGCAAAAGGCGGTGAAGAGGAAAGACTTGCAGCGTAGGGATCCCCTCGTCACCAAAGACATCTTCGATCGTGGTGCGCCCCCGTGAATTGGCGGCAGGACTTGGGACACCGCCGCCCCGCGTTACAAACTCCTTGACCGGTTCCCGCATGGCCAGACGAGGATCGGGCAAGTAGATCATACGACTGGCTCGCTGGGTTCCTTGGGGGTACCAGATGTACTCAAGTGGCAAGAAGACGTCCCCTTCGTATTCCATTCCGACGAAGAGGCAACTGGGGAGAAACTGCACATCGCCCTTGTATTCGAGGGAGATTGTACGCTTCAGAGTATCCAGTGTATCAAAGGGGAACAGTGTCAGTTCGAAGTCTTCGAATTCGTCTTCTCCCAGCCACATACGACAGGAAACCGGAGGCATGGATTCCTGTAAGCTGTCGATCAAGGTGGGATGGAGAAGTTGATTAATATCGGTCAGCATACCTCTAGTCTTAGAGTTGTAAAAAGAGCGCCTAAAAACTCATGACTGGTTTACTATAAAGTTGAAGATTCATCGACTCATACCTGCAATCAAGAGAATGATTCCCCATATCTGGCTGGATGCAAAGCATGTCTATCACAAAGGATCCTATCTGCATCCTGAACATCCGAACCGCATTCTTGCCATTCAAGAACGGATGCACGTATGGGATCCGAAGTCCTTTGTACTCCACGTATCCGATAAGGAACCGATCGGCTCTTTCTATGAGAAGGAATGGCAGATGTTGGACGGGGACACGTATAGGACAGAGGCGACCCCTCTTCTGTTGAAACGGGGACATGCGATGATTGAGGAGGCGGCTGCTGCAGTCGCGAAGGGTGCTACGAGTTGTGCCTATGTTCTTATTCGGCCGCCTGGACATCATGCGTCAAATACGAGTATTGGCGGATTCTGCCATCAGAACAATGCCTGGATTGCCGTACAAAAGTTGCGATTGCAAGGGTTGAAGCGCATTGCAATTCTAGATTGGGATGCGCATCATGGAGATGGAACGGAACAGTGCGTAAAGGAGGGCGGGTCACCGAATGTGTGGTTCTGCAGTATGCATGCCTTTGGCAGAGGCGTGTATCCAGGTACGGGAAAACGCCTGGCATCTCCGCAGATTCTGAATATTCCCTTTCCGATAGGTACGGATTCAGAACAGTATTTGGAAGAGTTCTATCAGACTACTCTGCCGTTTCTGGGAACACCTGATGCGCTGATCGTGAGTGCAGGGTATGATGGACACGAAAAGGATCCGATGCAACTTCTGCGATTGCAGGAGTCGACCTATACAGAGATGGCGGGGGCACTGAAAGGGATTGGATGTCCGATCCTGTTCTTGCTGGAGGGGGGATATCAGCCGGATGTGTTGGCGAGCTGCGTGGAGGCTACGCTGAAGCCTTGGTTAGTGCTTACATAACAAGGAAACTTTAACGGCGCTTGCGCTGTGTCTTCCTGCCCTTCCGTGCCTTCGTCCTTCGCGCCTTCGTCCTTCGTGCCTTCGTCCTCCGCGCCTTCGTCCTTCGCCTACGTCCCCCCTCCATCGGCTTATCCTCCAGGAATCGCCCGTAGTCCTGGGATCCTATTCCGCCCGAAAAGGTTGTATCTAGGCGTCCCGAGGCAAGTTGGCGAGCGCTCGGCTCCGACGGCGAATAGTCCATCGACTGTTCTGTCAAATTGAACACGGGCATACTCTACTACCCTGTTCGTTTTTATTAGGTGATCGTTCCTATTTGCATATTCGAACCATCTTTCTTGGGATCGTACCGTGGTGAATCGGTAATACTGACACCACAATAGGAGACCGGATGCGACTGGAAGTCCGTATACTTATAGATGCCATTCGCCTCCGCCTCTTGCAGAATCCAGCCAAAATTATTCCAGAAGTCGGGGCCATGCCCCACCGATTCGGTACAGACATGGCTAAGTTCATGGAGTGCCACAAATGTCATCACGTTATCGTTCACCAGCGACTCATTGCCGCCGGCGCGTTGCCGTAGACACAAGTGGATCTCTTCGCCCTTGTTCACCGAATAGGAGGTATGGGCGGCATCGGGCGTGGCCTCCAAGAACCGATTCGGATCATCCCGAAAGTTCTGACTAATCTGCTTCACCTGGAGTTTGTCGGGGTATTTCTGCGTTAAAATGCCACACAACTTGGAGATCTTAAGCCGTACAGAGGCCATCAGATTTGCAGCATCCTGTTTATCGGGCAGATCCCGCACAGTATAGGTGCGGCCATCCACTGTCGATTTTACAGGAATGAGTGGATAATTGGAGGAGAAAAGGGATCCAATCCAACTTGTTGTCTGTTTAAGGACATCTGTCATTGCAGTACTTACTAAGAGTGTGGTAAATTAACGGCTCGGCGGCTGCGTTGTATAAGGAGTTGCCATGGTAACAGGGGCGGCATCACGAAGCGGGTTGTCGGCTGATTCGGCCATTCCCGTCGCATTCAGACCCGGGCTATTCTGCTGGGATCCCTTGGCTTCCGTATTATTGTGGGTCGTCGGATAATCTACGCGCTTATTGATGCCCGTATAGTTTCCAAATCCATCGATCGACCGCTTTATAAGCACGTAGATGCAATAGCCTACCAGGATAATAACAGCGACACCAATACCGATTTGAAGAGGGGTTGCGTTTGTAAGGGAGAGCATGATTCTATTCTAGGTATTATTTTGTTACACAGAATAATACTAATAAGATGTAAATTGAAAACCCATTAAGAGCCGACTTCGAGAGGGCGGTGGCTGACGTCGGGGCCAATCGTGGACTGAAAGAAGATACTGACAGGGGTCTGGGGATTCGGGGGTTCGGAACGGAGCTGGAGGTTCGCATTGCGCAAGCTCTGGCCGACCGTATTCACGCCGATCAGGGCGCCGGCGGACAGGAAGTTCTTGCCCTTGAGGGAGCCGACGCCCATGGGGTTCTGCTGGGCATAGATGGTGTTCTGGTCAGCAGGGAGAAGCTCGATGGGCGTGAGCTGGTCACGGGGGTAGCAGCCTGCCGGTGCCTCTGCGGAGGCGAAGGCCGCGGGGCCCTCCATGGAGGCGAGGTCGGCGAAGCCCTCCTTGGATCCCGTACTCTTTGACCCGCTGCCGTTGCGGAAGCCGGCCACTGCAGGAGTCACAACGCCTTGTCCGCTGGTTCCCATCAGACCTGCCAAGGCAGTAGCTGCATTTGTATTCATAGCAGTGCCAGCGGCAGGGGTTGCTGTTGCTGTTGTTGCCATTGTGCCAGCTGTTCCTGCCGCCGGCTTTGCAGCAGCCTTTGCAGTGCCGGTAGCACCTGCGGCAGTTACCGCACCATTGGTGGTTGTATTCATTGCAGCAGGAGCAGTAGCAGCAGCACCAGCCGTCGCAGGAACCATTGGATCAAATGGATCATAGCGTGACAGAAGCCCGCCGAGCGTAGGATCCCGTTGATAGACCAGATATACAACTAATAGTGCTGCCACACCGATTGCAAAACTCTTTGTGAAAGCGGCACTGACCATTTGCTTCTATAAATGATGCCGACAGAAATATTATTCAGAATCCTGTTCTGAATCCGCTTCGGAATCACTATCATCGGAATCAGAGGGGGCTTGCCCATATTTCTCCAAATATTCCAGGTGGGTTCGGTTCGCTTTGTATTGCGCCAGCTTTGCCCGTAGGTTCGCTTCCTTCACCCGCTGCTTATCATAGATATGACGGATATTGGGGGGCTGCAGTTCAAGGACATTCTTGGAACTGTCCAGTTGCAATTCATCGATCTCCGTAGGTTGGAGTTCGCCCGTATCCTCCATGGCCGGAAGTGTGATGAGCACCTGTTCTTCAAGAGCATTCCAGAGGAGTCGGAAGCCTTTTGCCGTAATAATGAGTTCGACGGGTGTAAACGAATAGAGGGTGGCGGATGTGGCCGGTGCCTTCAATTCATGGGTCAAATGCTTGAGGATGGTCGGAGCCGAATAGGGCTTGGCAAAATAGGAGGAGCATGTCCGTAGGAACTCGGCCAGAAATTCATTGAGATAGGAGTCTGCCACTGTCTTTAATGCAACTGCCGGGAGAGCCTCGCTCGTGGATTTCCAAGCGGACGCCGCAGATACAAGAAACGAGTGATGGTGTTCAATGCCGGATGCCGTGGTGACCTTGGTGGTTACCGGCTTTTGGAAGGTGAACGCCATGATTCCTAGGAAGTAGACATTAAAAATAGCCGTGAGATGCACCGCACACGCCAAATTTCCTCTTACAACTAGATGAGCACCGATTCAAAAGACAAATTTAATACGATGATCCGTTCGTGGATTGATAAGTTTGCGCATGTACTACAAAGCACAGACACCCGTGAATTTATTCAGGTACTTGTCCTGGATCCGTTCTTAAAGCACATCATTGGCCAGATTTTTCCGTATATGCTCATTGCATTCTGCCTGTTCGGCGCAGTCTTCATTTTCGTGATTCTTATTTTCGTTCTTCTGTTATTCCGATCACCGGCTCCTATCCCCTGTCCCTTTTGTTCGGCCAAATAGTTCCACTTTTTTAATATCCCTCCTTCAGAAAAATGATTGGAGGTACCGATCCCGGAGCCTTAGGCCACAGTGTTCGCAGCTGGCTTCACTATGACCAACTCGCTTCCACGTTTTTTAAACAGTCCACGAAAGCACGGCAAGTCGCTGGAGAATTTGAGGCAAAGGTCATGGATCAGCTCGATCAGAGCCGTATGTCCAATGCTGTCATTCAAATCGGCGGCGGGCACTTAAATGTGATTGAAGAGAAAATACCCCGTTGTTTAACCTTACGGAGTATTGAGCAGCTGCTGCACGGCTATTACGGAAAAAAAGGCGCAGGGCGCGATGAGACGGAGGACATTATGAAGCATTTGCGCGCCAATCGGGGGTTTGACAAGAAGCGCCGGCTCAAAAAGACGCAGACGGGCGGGGCGTTGCCACAACCGCCTGAACTCTAAAGCATCTAAATACGGATCACTATGAACTAGTAGACAGATACCAGTTCATAGGAATGAATACAGAGTGGGGCACATTTCTTCGACGCCAACAGGAGGTACAGGGTGCTCCGCCCATTCGGGTCTGTGTCTGGGTGGAAACACTGCTTCACTTCGGCATTCTGCCCGAGCTCAGGATTCGAGGGTATACTGTATCCATCGATCAGCAGCAGTTGGCCACCTGCATACTCAATTATCTATTTCGCCACGAAAAGGACTTTGCGCAATCGAAACTTACGACCTATTGCTGCACACACGCAATCCATCATGAATCTTCTCTTGAAGAATACGAGTTCTATACGGAACGGGTTCCCGACTCCGTATGGCAGCAGCTCCGCACGGCCTTTGCCGCAGAATGGCTCGCAGACGAAGAGGAGTTTGCGGATCGTGTGTGGCGGCATTTGCCAGATATTCTATTTTCCCATATTGACCAAGAGGCCTCTCCTGCCTACGCGCAGTTCTGGGCTCTGAATGCGCCCATGGACGAAGAGGAGGAGAGCGAATAACAACGTTACCAACCCTTACTATTAAACGGCAGAAGTCCAATTAGATTCGAATTTGCCTTAAACTCCAGCTCAATCATCTTCTGTTTCAGTGCATTGGGGGTCAAGGGGGGCTGCATCCGTTCGTTTGTGATTTCGAGATCGTGATCGGTCTGTGAGGGTTTGTCGCCGTAGCAATTCACTCCGTAGCGAAGATCCGGATTGTCCATATGCCCCCCATTAATACCAACGTTGCCGCAGGCCATGCGCTCATCCGCAACGGAACTCTGCTGCAGTGCATCATAGGTGCTCTTCTGCGTAGGATAGACAGCCGCCTGCCCCTTAATCCAGCCATAATTGCACCAGTCAGCCCCCTGATCCCAGGCCTTCTTCACCTGGTCATAGGTGGCGAGTTCAGCACCGAGCGCCTTGCACAGGGGTTCCGCATCCGAATAGGTATATTTATTCGAATTGACATTGAAGACGGTCTTGCGCCCTCCCACCATCTGATTGACCGTATTCAACTCCTGTTCGTCTACAACGGGCGGCGGGGGAGGGGGGGGCGAAAAATAATTAGAAATATTTGTTTTCATAGTATCAAATGCATTTCCAATGGCTGTCCTATAGTATATAACAAGGGTTAGCAAGATAATAAGGACACCAATGCCAATAATGAGCGGCAGCATGACATAGAGAGAGGGAGCCGTAGAAGGGACTGCCGCCACGGATTCATTAATAGAGTCTGCAATGGGCTCGGTCACATTCTGCACAGATTTAAATGAATTCCCCATGCTATTTACCGCAGAAACAGCCGAATTCTTAATATTATTGGCAACGGTTGCTGCTCCATTCTTAATAGAATTGGCGGCAGTATTCATAGTATTTTTAATGTTGTTCGCAGTGTTCATCGCCACGTTTTTAATATTGGTACTTGCATTGATAACCGCCGTAGAATTTGGCAATTTGATATTGGGTGATTTCGGAGCAGCCGATGCAGCATTGGACATAGCCTCTACCGTTTAGCATTAAAATTAAAATTGATAGGAGCTTCTTTTACTAAGCTCCTATCAACATGAATCGTGTAAGCATGTGCGGACTTATGATCCTTGTTGCGGGGATTGTCACGATCGGTACCGCTTAGTATAAAATTAAGCCCCCCACCCATATTGGGTGGGGGGCTTAATTTTATACTAGCACTAGTGTTAAGATTCGAATTCGCCTCCTCCGTCGGAGGAGGCGTAATTAGATTCTTAACGGTATAGGAATTGCATTTGCGATACTACCTGCTATCGTCGGCGGGATCTTCCTCATTGGAACAGGTGGCTGTACGTATATCTTTGCCCAGGTACCCTAGTTTATACACCATCTTCCATGGTGCGATTGCCCCCGCGGGTGTTAATGAACTTGCGCTGCTGGGGGGTTGTGCAGATGCAGCCCATGTCGGACGAATAGGAGGCAGAGCAGCAGCCGGGCTTGGCCTGATTATCACGAAAGATAAAGAGGCTGTCGGGGCCGGGTACAAACTCGGGGCCCAGCAACGGCTCATCAGGATCCGTATAGCGCCAAGAGCTCACATTGTTGTCCGTACTAACACGCACGTCATCGAAAGAGCCAATGGCCTTGTACTGCTTGCCTGCACCGCCGGCATTTTCTAGGAAGTAGCTCGTGAACCCCTCCATGCCCCTGGGGCTCAAGGAGGAATAGACCATAACGAGATTTGCCACAAGGATGAGTACGAGACCTGTTAGTAAGAAGGCAGTCTTCATCGTATTCTGGAGTAGGGGAAGATTATTTCATCTGCGCCAATCGGCTTTTTACAAACGGATAGGTGGCCGCTAATCCGTCGATCCCCACCTCTGTAAAATCACGCAGCTCGACCATCTTGCCTTGGAGAGAGACCAGGAGTCGGCCTGAATCGGTGATGATATGGCGGCCGTGCAGGAGTTCCGTAGAATGTACGAATGTAGTTCGGCGAGCATAGGTTGCCGTAGTAATCTTTTGAATACAACTGGACATCCATCCAGGATGTCCGCGGCCGAATACGTGCCCCTCCACAATCCCTAGAACACGAGTCGACCGGTTATACGAGAGTTCAATCTCGTCCCCTATCCGTAGTTCCTGGAGCGGCTTCATTCCTTGGACAGTGGGCACCTGCATCGCAGGATCCATAAGACAGAAGGTATCAGGAGAAGCGCTGGGTAGTACGGTGCCCAGCTGTTTGGACACAAGACGATTCCATCCCTCTTGTCCCACCGTGTCATTGTCGTCGATCTCCTCCCAGTCGCGGAAGAGTAATACGCCCTTCTCAGAACGAAGAGGGATCGTCTGATTACTCGTGTTCAGACAGTACAAGACAGGGACTCTATAGATGAGTGGAGTGGCACGAGGATCTTCGGCCACGGAATGCCAGCCCTTATTCCCCTTCACCAAATGCGACCCGGATACCTGAATCCCCTCCAAGACGAAAAGGGGGGTATCGGTACCGTCCAGTGTCAAAATCCCTTCCACGGTCGCGCCGTTCTGAAGTCGATCCCCCAGTTTGATGGCATCTATGCGGCGTGTCTCCCCTGTGTCTAGAACAACCTCTGTCTCGGGCACAAAACAGAAGGGGCCTCGCCTTTCCTCCGCACCGCCCCCGCGACTGCCTCCCATACTCGAAATGGCATCGATAACAGGTATAATAACAAAGGGGATCAGCGGCCATAGAATGAAAAAGAGAATCACTATAATGGCAATCATGATATCCAAAATAATAAAGATGATCTTAATGGTTAAATTCATCATGTTCTGCATGGTTGAAATGAACGAGAGCCCGATAAAGACAGTGCTAATAAGTGTCGCATTGGCCTTCTGAAAGGCGCTTTTCAATTTCTGAAAGACAATGCCCACCTGAAAGGTGATATCATTGAATTTTTTGAAAAAGGGTTCCAAAAACGACATGAACTCGTCCATCATCTTTTTAATCATCTCCTTGACACGATTGAGAGCCTTGGTAATCGTATTCGTTGCAACGGCCTGTTGGTTTGTAACAAATGTAACGGGCATCATTGCAATACGCATGACCTCCTGCACCAACCCCTTTGTGCAGAACTTGAAATTATTGGCAGCAAACTCCCCAGGAGACTGCGGGTCAATCTCAGGTTTCATGAAATAGGCGATCGCCATAATGAGCGGGTTGCAGCGGTGCTCAGGCCAATTGGCCATAATGGTTGCCCGTTCCATATTTACATATTTGTAGGTTGTAAACGATAAAAAGCCGAGAGTAATGAGAACAATTGGCCACAGAACTGCTGCACGTGTAGGTGGCAAATTCAGGTTTGTTTCTCGTAACTCTTGCATCCCCTGATCTCTTCTTGATAAAACTCTTCTATATCCGGAGAAGCAATTTCCACATAGTCACGTACACGATCCCCCGTGTGTAATTCAATCTGTGAATGCGGCAGAACAACGAACCCTATATAGATGCGCGGCGAGCGAAGAACGGGCTCCACGGTTCCGATGCGGATCCAGCGATCCTTGCGCCATACAAGCGTGGCCGCCCCTACAAAACTATCTGCAAAGGCACAGATCTCATAGACTTCCTTCTGAAGAATACCGATCACCTGCCCGCCCCCCCTGAGCCGATCGTTTGTTGCAATCTGCATGGCTCGTTTGAGAGATCCGTCGGCCATCCGAATCTGCATGGACGGATCCATTGTCGGCGAATATTCAAAGGATGGTAGCAGAGGACTTAAAGGCAGTAAAGGCAGTAAAGGCAGTAAAGGCAGTAAAGGCATTCCATTGATCCGTGCCTCTATCGCCTGCATCATCTTGGATCCAGCCTCCATGCCCTCATCATAATCTCGAAACACAAGACCACGAATAGGGATCTGATGATCCTCTGTATTGAGGCAGATCAAGGATCCACGGGTGCCACCGATCGGAATTGCCTTCGGATGCTCCATGGACTGAATCCATTCGCCCTCATGCAGTACATAGTGATGTGCACTCACCTGCACACCCTGTAGGTCTACCATGGGCTGGCCGGGGGTTGCAAAATGAAATTTGGCCGTCACACGGCTCCGTGTTGGCAGCAACGTATCCCCAATCTGCACATCAGCAATGGCGATTGTGCCTTTGTCAAGCACCTCTATCCGTGTCTCAGGAACGAAACAGAAGGTTGCTAAAAACTTGAAAATGGTTGTATTACTGAAGTTTATAGCGCCTTTCATGCCCGACATTCCCATAAACATGACTGAAAAGAGCAGGGCGTGCATGCGTCCAATCAGATTTTTAATGCGAATTGCACTCAGACGAAGTTGAAAAAAGAAGTTCATAATGCGATCCGTAAAATCCTGAAAGATAACTTGAATGCCGCCGCCCATGGTGGCAATGTTTTCATAGATGCTGTTCACCACGCCAAAAATCCTCCCAATGACTTCTGAGAAAATGCTGAGCACGGAGGTGAACGGGGAGGTGATCTCTTGGGCATGCCCCTGGAAAATGCTGCGCATACAGAATTGAAAATTATCAACGGTATCGTGACCATAGAAGCCTGCAATGGGCATAATCCAGGGTTTGCAGCGATTTTCTTTCCAATTCATTTTCACATCTGTAACGTGCTGTACCTGATGTTGCCCCATTGTAATGCCCACAAAGACAATGGATACCAGGATAAGGAATGCGAGGGCATTGAACATATTCCATAGGACGGGACCCTGATGAATGCGTGTAACGGCGGAGGCAAAGGCTGCAATCTCCTCGGGAGATGCTGTCGTACCTCGATCCCCAAGTGTTTCAATTGTTGGAAATAGTCCATTGACTATCTCCATGTCCCTATCTCTATTTGTGTAAAATGGAAGGGATCCTTGAACGAGGATCCCTTCCATCTTAGATAAACGGCATCTACTTCAGATCCGCCTGTCCGCGCACCCAATCCCGATCTTTCAAAAAGATAGAGGCCACGTTCGGCTGGCTCTTCTTTGCCAACTCGGCGACCGTATGGAGTCGATTGTACACGGAGGTCTTGCCATAGGCCTCGATCGCACTCAGAAGAGCTTTATGACGTTGACTATCCGCAAGTTTAAATGAATAGCCGTACTTAATGAGTGTCCCTTTCCGGAGAACCCCTTTCCCCGAATTAGACTTGTTCTTTGCACAGGAGGGAGGAACCACGATCTCGGCCTGTTTTGGCTTTGCAGTGTACATCTGATTTTTCCCGCGCTTGCGCTGCACGGTGTACCCCTGGTTTAAAATTGTTTGCGCTAGCTTGCGCGTGTAACCCTTTCGATAGGTATACCCGTCTGGACACGGCTTATTGCCACTCGTTGGCTTCACCATCTCTAGTAGAAGAAAGTCATAATTTATTCAGATCCCATGTCATATAAATAGTTATGAAACATATTTTGAATCAATCCTCTGTATAATTCTAATGATTTCGAAGTATTGTTCTGTTTTTCTTGAATGCACTGATTGTAGAGATTTTCAATAGCAACGCGTGTAGGTGCCGTAATTTCTTCAATATCAGGAATCGGTACCTGTATGCCTGTTAATACACTCATAAACAGTGGATGGAGCAGTTTAATAATCTCTTCATACGTATTTACCAATGTAATATCTTGCGCTTCAGCGGAAGTAGCCTTTTTAGCATAGATAATATCATTATAGACCCTCTGCTTGATCTCGAATACGCCCTGGCAGAAGGACGGATGAACATCCTTGCAGATGGGAATGTTGGGATTCACGGGTTCAAAGGGCATCATGGGTTCTTGATCTTGATCTTCTGACATTCTCTATTAATCGAGTTGCAACTATTTTGAACCAGTTCGCCTCATTTAGAAAAAAGGCCGTATGCTATGAAGAGCCCCCCTAGTACGAAGAGCGGGGTCACCAGATCTCGGATAGTCGGCGGGTTACAGAAGCCGAGGGGGGTTCCCCCTGGGATTTCGGCGGTGGGGCCCACTGGCTTTGGTGTCCCTTGGTAGGCATCCTGATTCTGGTCACTCTGTGCAACGGCGAGTGTCTGCTGGTTATGAAGTGCTTGAAGGGTTTGACAGGCCGGATTATGTATATCTGCACAGATAGTTGTATTAGATTGCGCATGGGCAAAGGTTGACATCTCTGTGTACACAGCCTAAAATAGATTGTTGTCACTCTTCATAGAATGAATATTCAAGGGGTGGACAAGCAGTCCATCGAGGAAGCGACGAGGGAGGCGGAGGCCAAACCCCTCGGGTTTGCACCCGGTGCCCGTGCCAACTACATCAAAGACCATGTTCGTGACATTCAGGCGCGTATGGCAGCAGGAAAGCGGGACGAAGAGATCAAGGCCGAGTTCGCACCCTTTGCCAAGGACTATCCGGAACTTATGAAGAAACTGCTTGCCAAGATGGACATCTCTCACCTCGGAATTATGCTAAATGCCCTGGAAAAGATGGAGGCGGGCACTCTGTCGCAGCACCAGGCCTCCGTTATGGTGGGGCAGCGCTTAGTAGACCAATTCGTGAAGCCTCAATTGAATGGATCCGCGCCTGATAAACAGGGGCGCTAAAGGCCTTGCACCATTTAAAACTGACTTGCTCGTGCTGCCGAAGCATAAAAAGGATTTTGCTCTCTTCCTTCTCCTTTGTCTGAATCAGGGAAAACACCTTTTCCAGATAGACGATCTGTTTCTTGACGGCCAATTCTACAATCGATTCTATGGAGGACAGAAAGGGTTCGGGGAGGGGATCGGGAAAGAGTCGCATGGGCGCATCTTGGCGGCAGGCAGCCGCACTCCAGGATCGTAGAATGGCGAGTGTACTTGGTACGGGGGGGCAAAACTGCTTTCCTACAAAATAGATCTCAGGATTGCAAGGTCTTGAGATCGCCGGTTTATAGAGCGTCCATTTTATAAAATGCTGCGACAGGAAATACACGAGATCGCGTGTCCCAGCATAGTACAGATCAAAGAATTTTAGAATGAAGAGGCCGCCCGGTCTGAGAACTTCAAACCCTGTCCGAACGGAGGCCAGTAGCAACGGAAAGATGGTCTGTTCTTGCGAATCGTAGTCCGTTGAAAAATCGAATCCGCCGTCGCCTGTAAACAGATTCGCCTTGGGCACACAGGAGGCAATATAATCGTTCTGATTCTGATAATTCAGAAGATCCCCCGTGCCATCGGAGCCATACACAATCCGAACATTTCGATGCTTCTGGAGAAATTGGCTCGCGCGCTTCCATCCAGGTACATTCGATTGACGCGGCTTCAACGTAATGGCCGTGGAGATGGCCGGCAGACGATGGCGATCGCAGGCATCCAGAAATCCTTGAATAAATCCGCCGGGTCCCTCGCAGACATGGGCGGAGGTTAACTTGGTGGTGAGTCGCGGAAGCCCTTCAAAAAAAGTGGCAACGGAGAGGAGCTCGATCATTTTAAAATAGGAACGACTCAGCGGGTTTAGAATACAGATCGAATCGGGAAAATTGGCATATTTCTTTTGTGTATAGACAAGCTCATAGGGATTCACGATTTTCTTATAGTACTCCCACTCACTTGTGCCCGAAGAACGCTCATAGTCATTAATATGTTTCCTATGTTCATGGAGCACGGCCTGCAACGGCGTAAATGAATGATGCCATATGGCCGGTAAAATAACTGTATTCTCGGATGTATCGGATACAGCCGGTTCATAGGGAGCGTCTTTTTGTCGCCCGTACCAGGCAATTCTGAGCCAAGGTTCCATAGTATTTATAGGGGGTTGCGCTTTAGATCTTAGTCTCGTTCAAAGAGTTCAACGGGCTCCTCTTCCAAGCCCGTCATGGCATGCGGCAGGTGCATATTGATCTGGAACTGATGAACGCCGCAGACATCCGCCTCGGGCTCGGCCAATAGTCCTTCCAGATCCCCCTCGGGCTCCTCTTCGTCATCCGGAACGGCATCCAGTCCCTTCGTAAGCTGCTCCAACATCACATCGTCCATCATGATCTGGGAAAACGCCGTGCCGCCTCGGAAGGGTTGTCCCATCATGATATTGGCGGATACACCCGTCACAGGATCGACTTCGCCAAATCGTGCAGCATTGAGCACAATTTTCGAGGTCTCCTCAAAGGACATCTTGCCCAAAGGCCCAATGTCATTCTTGTTGATGCCATAGCGATCAATGGATACGAGACGACCACTGCGCGTAATGTAGTCGCAGAGGATTCCCAGATGCCTGTAGTTCACGGGCGCCTGCTCAAAGATCGGCAACAGCTCATTGATCAGGATGGCGCGAACGGCCTCCAAGCCCAGAATATCCATCACATCGTGCACATTCGTCGTGTAGAGGCGATTCGCATCCACGGCTGGATGATTCATGACACGAATATAGTTGGAGCCGTCCGTGTCGAGAATATACTGGGTCAGCTCGGCATACCGCCCCTCCTCGCCCTCCAAGGACACCTTCTGCTTGTCCTGCCGAAAGGTGGCCGCCTTAATGCCAGGAACCCCGCGAATAACCAGTGTATTGAGAAGCCGATTCTGAAACTTCTTCAAATTGCCAAAGTCATCATTGTCGGAAGGGGGTACTTCAATGCGAATGCGCATAATGAGTTTGTCGGCATTATAATCGGTATAGATCGTCTTGGCACTCGAATAGAGCTGCTCAATCACGAAGACAACATCCGCCATGGAGATGTTCTTGTTGTACATCTCCTCGCGATTCAGCTCCAACCGTAAGAGCCACTTGCTCATCTTCCGAGTGTTCCTGGGATTCTCCAGCTCAATCTCCTTATAAAAGGAGATCAGATCCCTGTCCTCCGCCAGCACCGTCTCTTCGTCATCAGGATCCCAATAGATCGCCACCTTGTTCGTGATGTTGCGGAGCAGCGTAAGTTCCAGATCTTGCTTGAGTTCCCTGGCCTTCTCCTTGGACTGACGGAACTCGGGCTTCATATAGATGGTGAGCGACGAAGCCTTGGGATTCTTGGTAACCTTGAGAAGTTCTCGTAGGCGAGGAATGCCCTGGCTCACCGTATTTTTCGTGGCAACGCCCGCAAGGTGAAATGTATTTAAAGTCAGCTGTGTAGACGGCTCTCCAATACTCTGCGCCGCCACAATGCCCACCTGCTCGCCTGGCTGCACCCAGGCCTTCATGTGAGCCACCACAATGAGTTCCGTGAGTGCATCAAAGGCATCCTTTGTGAAACGCTCCTTCACAATGATGTGGTGGGGCGCCAGATAGTAGCGCAACAATGCGCACCAGACGCGTACATGGCCTGCTTTGGTACGCTCAATAAGCTTCGGCAAACGCTCCAACACATCCGTCGGTGTCAGATCCGAGCGACCCTCTGGCTTCAATCCGAAACGGGTCTTGACGTTGAGAATCAAACGTGCCAGATTCACAGGGGCATTGACGGCGCCGCCATAGACGGAGCCCTGGAACATGTCCTCGATCAGGATCCGCTGATCCTCCAGTACATCTGTAATAAACTTGTCGAGTAGCTCCGTCTCATCCGGACGACTGATACCGTCATTGAGTACAGCCGACCAGTCCACCTCCGTCATGCCGAACTGATCCCGAATCTGCTGCTGCGTAATGGACTTGGAATCCAGAGGGAGTGCCTGGCTCTCGAGCTTTGTGGCCATGATGCCGTCCTCGCCGTAATAGAACTGCACCACATTCATGTTGGCATCACGAACGGTGCCGTCGTGCTGGACGACGAGATCCTCCAATGCCTTAATGAGCTGGCGCTGAATATATCCAGTTTCTGCCGTATCCACTACATGAAGGCCGTTCGCCAAGCCAAAGTTAAGAGTGGAGGGGACTGTCAAGTCGTACATCTTGGGATACTTCTCAACACCGATCACATTGATTTCCGTAATCTTATCAAGGACAACATTGTTTTGTATTTGTTTATAGTTATATAGATCAGGAGTAACACCAATTCGTGACTGGAGCATTAGGATCATATTCTTAATTGAAGTCTCATGATAAGGAAAGTACTTTTGCTCATATGTGTGAAGAAATGCCCGAATATATGTGGAAGATCGAAGAAGAGCTTGCAAGAGCGTATCCAAGGAAGACGAGTTTGTCGCATCTTCAATTCCTTGTGATTCATCCTGTTCACATTCTGGAACACTGATAGGCGGTACTGGGAGTGTAAGAGTAACCGGCACGTACTGTCCCGTCCTCACCTCAGGTGTATTAAGTCGCTGAAACTGATTTGTCGCTTCGTCCCAGACAAGGAGTGATTTGGACTCCGTCACAATGACCTCCTTTCCGCCCTCCGTCTTAATCTCATAGAGCCTAGTTCCAGGATCGTGGCGCGTAATGGCGGTTACTTGCCCCCAGGTTACATGGCCTTGCAGATCAGACGTGGGAATGTGCACATTGGTCTGAAGCTTCAGCAGCTCAAGATTGCGCTCCTGGTGGCGCTCCACGGTGGAGCCAGGTGCATCTAGCTGCTTATCGATCCAATCACCAATTGGCACATAGAGTGGGCGGCCATTCTCCATGACAACAATGGGCGTATCGGCCGTTACAGACTTAACAGCTGTATCAATAAGACCTTCGCGCCCCGACATGGCGTGGAAGAAGAACTCCTGGGGTGTGAGCCCCCTGATAAACGAGGATTCAATGAAGCCACGGGCTTCTGCACCGTCGTCGTACTTCTTGTAATGCGGCAGCGTCCTATCCGTGAACCCATAGGCAATGCGCTTGTTCTCAATGGACTGCTGACCCAAGCAAGCAATCATCTGGGCAATGTTGATCCAGTCGCCCTTGGAGCCTGAGTTGATCATGGCGACGAGACGATTCTCAGAGCTCAAGGAGCCCTTGGCAGCATCCGAGGCCTTCTTCGTGGCCTGCTTCAAGAAGCCAAAGGCCTGATCCTCGAACTCCTGCTGGTTCGTCTTGCCCGTGTTATTCTCGAAGATATCCGAGTGCACCTGAAACTGAATCTCCTCAATCTGCTTCTTGCACTCGGCAATGACCTTGGCGATCTCCACGCCCGTCTTGTCATCGGCCACCAAATCCGAGATGCCTACGCTGAATCCGTCCAGCACTAGATAATCCTCGACCACGCGCTGAAGCGAGTCCAGAAACATGCTCGTCTCCTTGGGGCCATAGTCGTTGTACAGCACATGGACAATGCCCTTGCCAGGGGTCATGTAGACAGTGCCGTCCACGGTGCCCTGTTTGATATCGCCCTGCACAATTTTCACAATATTATCGGGATCATCGGCCTTCTTATCCTTGTCATAGCCCTTGTTGGGCATATTGATGTTGAGAGGGGGCAGCAGCTGACTGAGCACCTGCTGTCCTGTGAACCTGCCTTCTGCACGCGGCACGGGCAGCAAGCCCTCATAGCGCTTGTTTTTCATCATTAGATTCATAAATTCTCGACGCGTAAATTCATTCCCAGGACGGGTGAGGCGATAGGAGCCCACCACTGAATCCTGGAAAACACCGATCAGAGGCCGTGCGTGCCTGGGGGTTACCACATTGTGAGGGATCGCGGCGATCTCCTCGAGTTCCGTCGCCGCCTCGTAGCTCTGCGGGACGTGCATATTCATTTCTGGGGCTTAATACAATTAACGGGGTAATTATACTAAGCCGCCCTCCAAGTTTCCAAGGAGGCCGGACTATATCTTGTGCCATCTCAGGTTCGTTAGACCGTCGTAGATGACCCGCTCCCATTTAGTCTCTGAACCTTCTCCTTGCCCTACGAATTAGTGCACAGCACTTAACGGGTTTAGGAGCTTGGCTGCGGATTACCGATTTCATCTATCACATCATAGACTCATTACCAGAATTTTTACTATACCCTTGATTTTTCTCCAAGGCCAGTTCCAACTTTCATTAAGAACCTTAGTATCTGATACTTTACGGACTTCCCGAACAATTTGAGGGCGTTGCGAATGCTTCACTGATTTCTCTTAAGAACTCTCTGGCTCGTTCTTGAAGAGTTTCTAAAGTTTCATACTTTCCCACAAAGCGCGCTTTCTTACCATTCACATTCACAGTAGCAGCCAAATGGCCATCTATGTGCTTTGATGATATGTACTGGTCAAGATTCTTTGTGTCAATCGATACTCCACGAAATCGCTCCAATTTCTGTTTACTATGTTGTATCTGAGCCCGTTTCATAAGAGATTCTCGTGCATCTTCTGTCTTAAGTGCCTTTTGAATCCCTTTTGATATCAGTTCTCTGGTTGCTTCTGTTCTGCATACACAACCTCCTCTTGCCCCAGGAGGATTTGTAGTTGCAGTGTCAATCGATTTTCGTCCTGTCGCCAGATATCTTCCTGCACGACCTCCCGAAGTAAGGTTATAGCCATTTGGATAGAGTGTATTTAGTTCTGCAATATAGTGCTGTTCCCAATGATCCATCTCTTCAAGAGGACATGTCTTTAACATCACTACTGCGAATACATCTTTACCATATAAGCGTATTGCATTATTCAAATACCTAGAGCCTAGCTTGGTATTGCATTTTGCCTCACTTATATGATCTTTTAACCGTCCTTGGTATCCAAATGGTATATATTTACCCTTATTTTTACGATGACTCATAGCTTGTCCAACATAGTATTTATTATTTAGAGTATTTGTGATTTTATAGATATGTCCTATCACGCCGGAGATATCCTCAAGTATCTCGTCCATTCCTACTAGAACGTGCGAGTTGAAACTTTAAGTTCAGTTTATATTCACTAGGCAGTTATATGGACTCGTCACACTCTATGCGAAGTGTGGGAGCCGTGAAGTTTACACTGTTTACCTCAATAAGTACTTTCACAACTTATTAAGCAGCCACCTGTTGGCGACGAAATTCATCACCATCGAAATCAGCGTTATACGGACGCGTCACAAGAACGTTCAACCTGAACGTCTTGCCTGGCAACACCTTCACCCTGTGCGCCATCATCGACATCTTGTGCAGAGTCGGCTGACGATTGAAGAGCACGATATCCCCGTCCAGCAAATGGCGATTCACAACATCCCCGTTGTACAACACAATCTCCTTCGTGTTCACATGCTTCAGGGACACCATACGCCCATCGGATCGAACGACCGTCTTGGCACCAGGATAGATGTCTGCCCCGTTCTGCACAAGTCGGTAGAGCTTGTCGCGATTGTAGACTGTGACACGCTCGGGGAAGGTCAGATTCGTGGCAATCTCCAGGGGCACGCCCAGTTCGTCGATGGACAGATTGGGATCCGGCGTAATGACGGAACGAGCGCTAAACTCCACACGCTTGCCCTGGATGTTGTAGCGGATACGCCCCTCCTTGGAACCGATACGCTGCTGAATAGACTTCAGAGGCCGCCCCGATCGCTGAGCGGAGGGCGCCACACCAGGAATCGAATTGTCCACCAAGGTCGCCACATGGTACTGGACAACATTCGTGTATTCGTCAATAATTCCCTTGGCCGAGTTGCGCTCGATCTTATCCTGCAGAATCCGGTCACTCTTGATGATCTCGAAGAGTTTGTGTGTCAGATCGTCCTCGGATCGCGTATTGTTGTCTTGTACCACCGAGGGGCGCATCTGGGGCGGCGGAATCGGTAGCATGGTGCAGATCATCCAATCCGGCCGGCACCAGAACCGACTGAGTCCCATGAAGTCCACATCCTCGTCCGTGATGCGCCGAAAGAGACGATGGACATATTCAACTTCTAGCATCTGCTCGGTTACCCCTCCCCCCTCTGCCATGAAGTAAGCACTAATACTTGCGATCTGCTTCTTTTCGTACTTATAGGGTTGCGTGGCGCCACAGCCGTCCTCGATCTCCTGGCCACAGCGGCTAATCGTGCTACAGGCCTTCAAGACCTCGTGCCACCGTGCCTCCTCCTTACGATTCGTCAGATGAGATCGCAGCTGCTTGTCGATCTTGAGCTTGCCACAGCGAATGCAGACACATTTGAGGACATTCATGACGGTTGGCAAGAACTGGATGAAGTAGACCGGCCGCGTTAAACGAAAGTGCCCGAAATGTCCCGGACATCCGTGGTTCGTCTGCCCACAGGAACGGCAGATCTTGCCGTTCTCCAATACACCCATGCGCGGATCGAACAGCCCACCCGTCTTGGGCTCATTTCCTTCGAAGGTGGCACTCGTGACGATCTCCACGACGGAGCGCCTTTCAATCTCCTCACCCGAGAAGATCGAAAACTGGACGCCTATTATCGTTTCGATATCCGACCGATGTTGGTTAAATCCGGATGGCATCTGATCAATCAATAGATTAAAGTCTCTAAACTGCCGTTTGTTCAAAGATGCAATCAAATTTATAGTGGTCGTCGATTCTTTATGTGGCCTAGGCCACTAACCTAAACCCTATAACACGAAAAGGGTAGATGGATTATCAAGAACATGATCCTATTCTCCAGGTGACCTACACATGGCATAATTGTCGGCTTGTGTATCGTGAAACCACGCATCAAGGTACACTTGTAGAACTCGTGGAACGACCGATCTGGGGACTCACCTGCTACATGGATGGCGTAATCCAGAGCTGTGAACTCGATGAAGAACTGTACCACCAGACCTTTGTAAAGGCGGTATTGAAAGGGGGAGAGCGTGTCTGTCTCTTTGGCGGCGGCGAAGGGGCATTGGCGCGCGAAGTTCTCTCCTATTCAGATGTGCAACAAGTGGATATGTATGAATGGGACAAAGACGTGGTACGCATCTTTCAAGAACACGGTGCCTCGTGGTCAAAGGGTGCCTGGTCACATCCAAAACTCCGTCTGTTCCACGAGGATGCCTTTCAGATCCGAACCGACCAACATCGTCTGCAGTACGATGCCGTTCTGATCGACCTCTTTGATCTGGACGAATCGGCTCTAAAGACCTGGATTCCGTTCCTACAGAATGCCGCCGCCTGGTGCCGAAAACAGATCGGGCTCTATGTGATGACCCAAGCCCCCTTTCCAGTCGCCACCCCCCTTCTAGAACACCTGTCCGATGTTCTCCGAGCCGCGGGGTTCCTCATTCATCCCCTGACGGTCTATATACCCTCCTTTCATGGCTATGCGACCTTCCTTGTCGGTGAGCGATTCCCCGCAATCTGATCGAGAGGACTTAAAGGATTGTGGTCACCGCACTATTTAGCATCCGACAGAGAATAGCAGTTCTTGGTATCTTTTTGTTCTACAACGACTGCGTCTGCCTGTTTAAGAACGGTGGATGGCTTTGCAGAGACAATAACCGGCTGCATAGCAAAACATCCCGCATCCTGTTGTTCTCGAGACCGTCGTAACCGTTCAAAGGCCGAATCCATCTCTCTCGTGGCCGCCGTATCCACCTGCCGATAACTGCTGGATCCGTGTCCATCGAATCGTCTGAGACCGCACTTGAAGGTCGACATCTGTCTCTAAATTTGAAAAGAAACTTGTTCTCAAGAACAGCATCATGCCATTCTTACGAACGAAACACTACCAAACCTTCGAAGTGATCGATGAAGTCACGGATACCGTGGTGCACAGGTTCGAAGGGGCATCTAATGCAGCGAAAGCATTCCCAGGAGATGAAGTGGAACTCGATGCCTCGGGCACCCTCCTTCTGAAAAGTCGAGCCCCCCATCCCTGTTTAGCCGGGTATCTAGAACTCAACAGCAAGACGACCTTTGGCCACACCAAATCCGGGCTTCCTCTGTATCTCTTTGTTCCTCTGAACACATCCTATCCGTCGTTTATTGTCGGATCCAAAGAAAAGGATCGAAGCCAGAAGCGCGTCGCCTTGGTGGAGTTCCTGGAGTGGACAGAGCATCTGCCTCGGGGATCTCTCAAACAATTGCTGGGCCCCGCCGGATCCCTGGAAGCCGAAGAACAGGCTCTGTTGTGGAATGCCTGCCCCTATAAGAATCTGAAGGAGGGGCTTACCGTTCTAGAGGATGACTGTCCTTCAAGAACACGGATAGAAGGTGTCACCTTCAATATAGATCCCGAGGGATGCAGGGACATTGACGACTGCATTACAATTGCCCAGGACGCCACGGGCACCCAGCTCACCATCACCATTGCCGATGTGGCTAGCTGCATAGAAGAGATGGGAGCCGTCGATCTCATGGCGGCTCAGCAGGGACAGACGCTGTACCGCGACGGCATGGCCATTCGACCCATGTTGCCACCCTTGTTCTCCGAAGACCAGTGTTCTCTTATTGCAGGTCAGCCAAGGCGAGGGGTATCCTTGACACTCGAGTTCAATAAGGAACTTGTTCTTCAGAACTCTGTCTGGTCAGAATCGTTACTCACAAATCAGACCAGTTATAGTTATGAGAACTTTACAGCCTCTGCACATGCAGACCTGCTTGGCAAACTCGTCTCGGCTCTGGAGAATAGTTCTATAGAGGAGCCCCATCTCTGGATTCAAGTCCTCATGCTCCACTACAACAAGGAGGCCGCCAAACTCCTTCTTGAAGCCGGCGTAGGCATTCTGAGAACGCACGAAGCCCCCGATCTCAAACGGCTCGAAAAGTATATCGCCATGGACGAATCGCTCACTCGACTGGCGCATTCAGCAGCCTCCTATACGCTGATCGGAAGTAAGCCGACCTATGTCCATTGGGGCATCGGCACGGAGGCCTATTGCCATGCCTCAAGTCCTATCCGTCGCTATGCCGATCTGGCCAATCAACGCATTCTCAAACAGCTCATCCGAGGGAATCGAGAGGGTCTCTTTGTCTCGGTGCCTGTTTCGGATCTCAATCAGAGATCCAAGATAAGCAAAGGCTATGAGCGAGACAGGGTCTTGTTACAGGTGCTCCTTGGGTCTGGAGCTCGTGAGTTCGATGCACGGATTCTGGATTTGACAGAAACAGACGACCAACTGAAAATAAGCATGTGGATAGATGAATGGCAGCAGCGAATCAAGCATCGTGTCAAGAAATTCGAGAAGACGGAAAGAGGGTACAGAATCGGGTCGGTGGATGAAACAGTCTCCCAGGAGATTGCAGAAGGACACCTCCTTCGCATCCGCTGCGGCATCCATCTAGGCGCCCGTCGCTGGAAAGATCGCCTTCTAGTAGAATGGGTGCCGTGTTAGATTTCCTCTTTCAACCACTGGTGGCCTTTACAATTCTTGTACCGTTAAGAATATAATTACGCCCTCTCCGTAGGAGGGCGTAATTATATTCTTAACACTAGTGCTTAGTATAAATGTACGCCCCCCTACAATTTGTAGGGGGGCGTACATTTATACTAAGCGGTACTATTTTTAACAGGCTATATGGTATTTATAGGACTTGAGGGAGGCTTTACAGAAAAATTCCTGCATTTTGGCCCCGGTACCACCCCTGAGAACACGACCAACTTTATTGGAATTAAGATGGACAGTTGGTTAAAGGTCGGACTTCTCTATGGAATCGGGTTTATGAGTGCTCTCGTCAATTCGTACTATAACTTTGCAGTGAGTGAAAATCTGCACTCCTATGTATGGCAACGAGCTGAAAAAGTGATCCCTATGAGTAAGTTCTGGACGTATTTCATCCTGTTCTGCGAACCGTTCATATGGCAAGTTCTCACAATTCTGCAGTTCTTCACAACGCTCACGCTTCAATTGCAGTTTATTTTGCCCGAAGTATTGGGTGGACTCGTTGCCCATATACCGGGTGTTATGCGACGACTCGCGGACAAGGAGTTTGATCCCAATTTGCTATCGAAGAAAAAATAAGTTGATGTAAGTTGATTATCGCAGATACAGAGAATTTGGTTGCACTAATCCACGTACCAATCGAGGGCGGAGCGCGGTGATTTTTTCCACCTGATCCGCATGCTCACAGAAGGTTGCCAAGCTCAGCCACTCATCCAACACATTCGCCAGTTTCAGCAAACCACGCACAAAGTTCCCCTCAAAGACACCGTACTCGGCACACAATAACGCAATATGTGCATCGGGTTCCGTGAGCCACCTGTAAATCGGCTCTGTCCACTGCAGCGTAATGTTCCAGTCGTCTTCGGACTTCATAGATCCGCACGTGTATTCGAGCATTCCCAATCGGTTCGCTTCGTCGTTCAAGAACTCTAAGACAGGCACGATGTCTCCGGGAATGCTCAGACTCGACGGCTTCAGATAGAGCTCCTTGTTAAAGTCCTCCAAGAACACGGAAAGGAGTGTGGCGAGCGATTCGCCGTCCAGAGCGTGGGCGGATTTGCTCAAGAAGAGTTCCGTTAGGAGGATCGGATGCGCCTCATTGATCTCCGTGGCGAGGATTCCCCGCAGCGTCAGATCGTCGGCTGACAGCGCCTTTACGTCCTCTACGGAGCCGCCTCCGTCCTTTAAGTACCCTGTTTGGCGCAGAAAGGCCACGGGAGTTCGGAGCTGGTTCGCGTGTTTCATCAGGGAGAGCCCGCACGCATGGGCTCTCTCCAGTTCCTTTTCGTTCTGTTGGAGAGCCTGGTAGTTGTGGAGAGCCGATTGAAAACTTTGCGAATCATGGAGTGCCATCCACTTGCTGAGTTCCTGCTGCGCCCGCTTCCATCGATTGCCCTGGGCGTCTTTGACAGCCTGTTCCAATGCGATCTTCAGTTCACACTTGGCGATAAGCTCATCACTGAGCTTATCGCGAATAGTGATGCGCGTCTTCTGCAGAGCCAGCACTTCCTGGTCATTCAGTGCGATCTCGCCCAAGCGCTGCTGGTACCAGTAGCTCTGCTCCATGATTCGGAGCCAGCCGATGTTATTCGCATTGAGCGTTTTGAGCAGGAAATCGTAGGAGAAGTCCATTCGGCTGCTGACCTGTTGCCGCCGCCCCTTCATCATCTCTTTCAGTTCATAGGGGCCTATCGGCTCACGGTCGGGTAGATAGACCACGAGCCCCTTGTCATCCTTGCCGCGGCGACCCGCGCGCCCCGCCATCTGAATGTACTCATCCGTTCGAAGGGCGCGCAAACGGTTCACGTCGGAATCGAATTTCTTGAGTCCTGTGAAGACGACTGTCTTGGTCGGCATGTTAATGCCGACCGCGAAGGTCTCTGTGGCGAAGAGGACTTTGATGAGCCCCTTGCCGAACAGGATCTCCACGATCTCTTTCAGCAGAGGGATCAGGCCGGAATGGTGATAGGCAATGCCCTTCACGAGGAGAGATTTGAGATCGTGGTACTGGGGCAGGGTTTCCAGGGAAGACTTAAAGGGATGCAAGTGGCTCGCCATGATGTGATAAACTTCGGCAGCTTGGCTACCATCCAGGAACGAGTGGCTGATCTTGCCGGCATTCTCTTCGCAGCCCTTGCGGCTGAAGGTGAAGACGAGGGCGGGCAAGAGATGCTGGTGCCGGAAGAGATCCAAGCAGTGATTGAGCTGGTGCTGGAAGGATTTGGGTCTCACTTTGCCCTCCACGGCGCCCTTTTCACCGGCTAGAACCTTGTTCTGCACCTTCTCCTTGAACTTCTCATGGCCGAAACGAATGGCTTCGATCGACTCCAGATAGGTCTTGTAGGTTTTCTCGTGGAAGACCTCGTCGGGGCTGAGAATAATCTGGAACTCGTCGGTGACGGGATCCAGAACCGTATGTGTGAGAGGGACAATTCGGTGATTTGTTTGAATGAGGTGGAGCGGAATGTGCTTGAGGGATCCGAGCCAATTTGCAAAGGGCGTCGGATTTCCGATCGTGGCCGAGAGCCCAATGATCTGTACGGCGGAAGGGAGAAGAATGAAGCACTCTTCCCAGACCTTGCCGCGATCTGGGTCGTTGATGTAGTGACATTCATCGAAGACCACCAGTCCAAGGTTCTCGAGTGAGAGGGAGGCTGTGAGACCGAGAGACTGTGTCTTGGAACCGCTCTTGTAGAGCAGATTGCGAAGGATCTCCGTGGTCATAACAAGGATCTGGGCATCAGGCCGATCCTTGATATCGCCCGTCATGATGCCGACTGTTGCCTCGGGGAACTGGCGTTTCAAGTCCCCGAATTTCTGGTTGGACAGTGATTTGATGGGGGTGGTGATGAAGGCTCGCTTGCCTTCTGCAAGTGCCTTGAAGATGGCAAGCTCTCCGACAGCGCTCTTGCCCGTCCCCGTGGGGGCGCAGGCAAGAACATTGTGATTCAGATGGATGGCTTTCTGGGCATACTGCTGGAAGGGATCGAGAGGATGCTTCAGAGGATTGGCTGGAAGGTCGGTGACAGGGAGAGAGAGGTCAGGTTGAATGAGATAGGACATAGTTGGCAACAGAGGGAGGGAGAAATCATTCAAATTTTTAATTGGAAAATAGAGTAGAGTGGATGCCGGTGATTGATCTGCCGCCACCAAGTCATCAATATCCAACAAGAGGTAGTAGGGCATTGCTTAGTCCAGCCGCTGCAGCTACAGCACAATCCGTCACAAGGCAGCCCACTGCAGCTGCAGCACGATTCGCGACAAGGCGATCTAGCAGTGCTCCTGCTCCTGCTCCTGCTCCTGCTCCTGCTCCTGCAAGAGCCACAACAAAGCGTAGTAGAACAGCTATCCCTAGACGACGGGCGGGGCGTAAACGTGGGCGCTTGAATCAAGAAGCCCAAGCTCCAGTTGCTGCAATGGTAGCAGCTCCTCCAAATCCAGATGCAGTTGCCATAATTAAGGCGGTTGCAAAAGATCCCGATGTAGTAAAAGCGGCACTGGCAGATACAGTTCGGGCGACGGGTATTGTAAACGTACAGCAAGAGATAAAACAAAAGAACAAGAGTGTAGACTTACAAACCGTACGAGCTAATTGGCAACGAATCGGCGACAAATATTCGGGCGCCGCAGTTACGAATGGGATTCAGGAACTATATCTAGAGTTAGACTATAAATCAATATCTGCCCCCCCCAACCCTATTAAATTACTGATGCAGAAAAACGTAATAGAAACAAAAATCAAAGAGGCAGGCATTAATACGATCGCAGGACTAAAGACATTTTTTAGGAATCTGAAGGCGTCTGTTGTTCCCAAGCTTGCCGAACTCAAAAAGGAACGTGATATTAAAATGGCAAACAAACGGGCACTTGAGGAGAAGAAAGCGGCAAAAGACGCCGCAAAGAAACTTCAAGAGTTTAATATGTCACCCGAGGGTGCCATAAAAGCCATTGAAATGACCGGCAAAGAAGTTGAGATCATGGAGATTGATGGTCAACCCTATCTGCCAGAAGGAAATTATGTAAACCTGGAAACACGTGAAGTTATACGTTCCAGTCCACTCAAATATGACACAGCAAATAATATACGAAATGCGCCGTGTGTCTATCGAGATGGCACAGTCATTAATCCATTTACTACAAATAAGCCGTTTTTTTGCAATAAGGTACAGCAAAACATCAGCGATGTTATTCCAGTAAGCAGTATTCTAAAGGATATTGATAAAATGCGACTTGTTCCCCATACAGGTAAAAAATCCATGCTAGACCAGTTTATTATATTACTACGAGGCGTTATGTCCAAGCCGCCGATCTCTGAGCAGCGCCCCAATCTGCCGGCGGCGTTTGATTATACCGTGGGGCCCTGGTGGCCAGATCCTGCACGACCCGGTGATACTATATGGACAAATCGTGAGCAGATACAGGTGAGCATTCAGAATATATACTCACAATTAGAAACATTTAAACAGAGTGCGGCATATAAAGAGCTTACACCTGTCCAGAGAAAAGATGAAACAGATGCATTTCAAGTACAGATACAGATACTCGAGCTTGGATTGACCTATCCCGAAGATATAATCCTGTTTTCGGAAACACTCGTCTATTTTGCTAAGCTTCCAGAAGTGTTGTTACAAGAAGATATAAAAGCGAATACATCTTCGGCAAGTTCTGAGCAGGCCGATGAATTACTAAAAGGTGCACAAATTAAGAGGAAAATTTATAGTATATGCAATAAGCTTTACGATCTACAAGACCTGCTTTTAAATATGGAACCTGCGGCAGACTATGCCGCATATGTGCAAGAAATCATAAATTTACAGGGATCTTATAAGGTAATCGATCATTTATGTAAATTATGCGATCGTCTTCATGACATGCCAACTGAAAGAGCTATGAATATGCGCGATTCCACAAAACAGCATTTTTTAGATGCAAATGAGAATTGGTGCGTAGGTGATTTTAAAACACTACTTGAGAATGGGTATAATACAATAAAGGGTAGACTTGGTAAAGTGGGGGATCAAACGAAATTACGTGACCTCTTTGCAGAATTTGCAGATGCTCTTCATGCTAGGTTAGCTAGTTCGATTATTAATAATTTGTGGGATGGCACAACGGAGAGGCAGGTTAAGAATGAAAAAACAAAAATAATTCTTAAAAAAGAAAACAAGCCGTTTCAGAATCTAGATGGAACGTCCATCTATCCGCCCTTCAAGGATACTCTTCTATTAGTAGGGGATGCACGGAGTCCCAGTGATATGGAAAAAATGGCAAATGAGATATGTCGCTTAGGTATAAGTCACTGGTATACAGAATCAACGGATGGTATGCAAAAGCATCTTGCCGCCCCCGCCTATATATCGTGTGCGATTACGCCAGTTCGAGATATAGGAGCTGCCGGCGCTCTTGATGCTGGAAGTGGATGGGGGGCTAGTGTCCATACAGCCTATGTGGAAGCGGCTGCGAAAGCCAAAGGGGTCAATGCAAAAACAAAAGCCGCTGCCGGCTTTTCTCCCCCCATCTCCTTAGAATGGCAGTATTTATGTACATCCGCAACACCTGCAACGGTTACTCCTATAGAACCCTTTTATAGAGGAATACGGCAGAGGGTTCCATCCTGTGTTAAAACAGCAGCGCCCTTTGAAGTAGGCGAATACGCCTGTGATGGTGGTACATTTGGACGCTGGGTAGGAATCGATACTGGATATGGACGCAAATGTATAGTTACCACTGTTCCCATATGGACAAAAGGAGAGGATGGGCGCCCTATTCAAATTTATGAGGAGCTATTTAGAACCTATGCAGATAATGATGGGAAATGGGGCACAGGATCTGTAAATAAGCTTGCTGAAATGGTAGGATGGCCTTATCTGCGGGGTGCGGCCGACGCTGTTTCCAATTCATCATTGGAATTTTGCCGACCAGGGACAAATATACCCTATAGCCTCGATGAATTAAAAGCGACTGCCAGTGAAGCTGACCGGTTAATGAAAAAGAAGGAATCAGGGACGCTTAGTGCCCAAGAAAAGCAGGTCTTAAAAGTTACAAATTTAATGTTAGAGGCAATTCTTTCATGGAAAACTGCAACAGACGCTTGGCAATTTAATACACTTCGTGTTGCAAATGACAATTTTCGATTGTTAGATAAGTCTGAACGAATTGTCGTATCCGTCAGTGATCTCATCGGAGCTCAGCAGAATCATATGATGGGCACAGGCGTATATGTAGTCGGCGGAAGTACTCTTAAACTCTATACACCCACCACAATTAATGAATCAGCTGTTAAAAAGGGAGATTTACTGCCAAGGATTCAACTTGCCATGGCTGCAAAGAACTGGTTGAATGGCGCTGCCACTGTATTGCCAAATCGGGATGGCTCTCCTCGCCCAAACTGCCAGTTATATTGTACAAAACTGGTTGAATTTGTAAGCGATTTTTTAGCATTTGTAATAGAAGATACAACAGATGCCCCGCTCTATATAGCGGCAAGGACTGCTCTTACTGCGCTAGAAGGTCATGTGCCTGTAGATACCCTAGAGGGACTGATTAATGCCATGGATTACAGTACCACATTAAATACACTGCAAATTTCTCCCTCCTTCACGACCTATTTGGACAAAGCCACGGGTGTGTTTTCTGCAATTATTGAGTTTCAATCGAATCGTATGACGTTACAGAAACTGTATGATAAATTTGCTAAATTGCCCTATGATGCAGATGGATTTGATGTCGATTTGGGGGGGGGATCTCGCAAGAAGATAAAGGGAGGCGCCCCTACAAGGAAAACGGGGAGCAACAGCAATGAGAGCAACAGCAATGAGAGCAACAGCAATGAGAGCAACAGCAACAACAATAACAATGATGATGAGAATAATGCTGCTCCTGCAAGAGCAAACCAAAAGAAACGTGCTAAAGTAATTATTAAACCAGTGAAACCCGTTGCTGCTAAAAAAGCAAGGCAGACAAAACAACCTGTTAAAAAGGAGTTTATGATTGAATATGCAAAACTCTTTAAAGAAGCTATTTATACCTATTATAACATAACAACTGAATCAGATAAAGCTACTACAGGACTCTTTTTAGCATCTGGTGTATTTAAGTCCTCGAATGCTAAAATAATTAAAGAGGCGGCGCCCCTTGCAAAAATAGTGGGCAAAGTCAAAACATATCTACAGGATAACGTGGGAACGTCTTCCGATGAATTAAAAGCAGCACTGCCGTTTATAGTAGATCGGTTTGAAGTCGATAAGATATGTGAGATATTGGATAATACTATACTTGCAATAAAGTATATTCATACAATATCGATAGAGCCACCCACTGGAAATACATCAGCCTTCGATTTATGTACATATGATCGTTTGTATACACATTTTTCTCGGATGAGTGTAAGCGTTATTGCAGGATCGCAGCAGAGATCTTCTATGGAAGACTCGGTAAATGCGGAAGGCGCAGCCGC